TATGGGTACACAAGGCAAAAGATATATTGGTAAAAATACAGGAATTATGAATCACCAACATAGTGATGCAGTTGATGCCAAAATGCATGATATGAAAGCTCAGATGAAAGAGAATTCTAATTGTGAACTAAGATGTCTTACATTATTACGTGAAGCATCAGGAATGACTTTACAAGAAACACGCAAAAAATTAAATACACCTTCAGATCAATACTTTACTGCCAAAAACTTGGTAGATCTTAAACTAGCAGACCACATTTTATAACCTTTTTCGGTTGACAAACCGTTTTATTGATGTTATTATAGTAATATAATAATTAGGCACAGAGGCATTAACTTATGGCAAGAATTAAAAAAGAACAACCAATCGAACTACCAGCAATAGAAGTTATTGCAACCGCATTCGCGGCACACCGAACTAATGGTGGGTACTTTAAAGAAACAAGAAGATTTACCGAGCCCACTCCTACTACATTTGCAAACAAAGAATTAATAAATTATAAATTACATCGCGACGAACATACTCCTAAAGATTTTATCAATTTTAAAATATACAATAAAGATCGTAAAATGGCTAAAGAGGCCGTTGATTGGTTGCAACGTGATAATACCCTTAATGTTATTGCAGGAACTTTATCAGATTTTATGAGATCAGTTATGCAATTTATTTCAAGTGAAAAATTAGGCTCACACGCATATGGCGTTGTTGCTGTAATACCAAAAGTTTATTTTGAAGGTTCAAAAAAGAAGAAGATCAAAAAAGAATTAAAAGATTCGTTTCGTGAAAGCAAACACGTAGGTACTTTGGGTGTACCTATTACAGGATTATTTACATTAAACGAAACTAAATTTATTGACAGATTTTCTTGTAACGTTTTTAACGGAAGTATTGACGGAAATCTTGTAAGTTTCTTTAAAAATATTGACCAAACTCAAATAGTTCCAAAAGAAGGCACAACTTTTAAAATTAAAGGTAAAGTTAAACGTCATGGTGAAAACTTTATCACAAAATTTCCAGAAACTCAGTTAAATTACGTTAGATTCAAGGTTGACAATAAATAAAAATGATAGTATTATAATTAAATGTTCGATATAAAAGATATATGCAGTACTGATAAGCACACAGGAGCGGTGAGATGGCAGAAAACGGCAAACAGTACAAGTTACCTGAGTATATTACAATGGACGAGGCTCTTGAAGATGACGATTGGGGACTCATCATTACTTCCACTGGCGAACTTAAAGGTTTATACATACCAAAAGGATCAGAGGAGAAAGAAGTACCTGAAGCGATTATGCAATTATGCGAAGCGTACTTTGGCGTTGACTGGAATGACGCAGACACATTCCAAACAGTACATTAACTAATAGGAGAAATATGGAAGTTATCGTTAGAAACAATAATGTAGAAAAGGCATTACGTATTTTAAAAAAGAAGATCAAAAAAGAAGGTCTTATGACAGAATTACGTGAACGTCAATACTACATTAAGCCAAGCGAAAGACGAAGACTTGCTAAAAAACGTGGTATCAAACGTGTCGCTAAAGAACAAGCGAAACGTGACGCTTTGATGTAATAACATTAACTATGGATAAGTAGAGTGAGGATCCATGAGTTACGAGTTTGAAGATTACAGAAAAAGGAAAGAAGAACCAAACATAGGTTCTTGGCCGTTCTGGATTCTACCGCCTAAAGATGTAAGAGGATATATATTTAGGATGATACTGTTATTATTTGCAATACCTTTAGTATTTTTAGGATATCTATTTACGCCAGCAACAACATTTATTTATTGGGTTATATTTGATCTAGTAGAGTACATTAAAATTAAACGTGGAGGAGGATTTTTACCGTGAACCAATTTGGTGATCCATATTTTGATACACATTGTGATGTTACTAATACCGATACCGGGCACACAGTTACAGGTGAAGTACATAACTTTAAAAATGAAAAGTTTTTAAGTGTAGTACTAAACAGATCGGTTGAAATTAAGTTAACATACAATCCTCGGTCTAAAGTTTATTATGGAAGTAAAGGCGGAATGGAGTTTACATCTCCAGGCCCTGTAGAGCATACACCTCATGCATCTAGTAGATAAAATACAAGTCATAGATGACTTTATATCGCTTGAACAACTAAAACATATTCGTAAAACAATTAACACGGGTTCTTGGGAAAACCATAGTAGCATAAAAGGTGGCAAAGAATTTCTAACTATGGATGTTAGTGGTGACCCATATTATAATACCGAACTTTTAAAACATATCAATTCAAAACTAAACACAAATTACAAATTAGGAAGAGTATATTTTAACGGACAATGGTTTGGACGCGAAGGTGATTTTCATACAGATCACGATGATCCTAAAAGCCATACTGTAATAATATACACCAATCAAACTTATACGTGGGGATGGGGTGGATTTACAGAATTTATAGATCCTGAAGTACACAATTGTCATAAGATTGTTGCACCTGTTCTTTACAGAGCAGTACATTTTCCTGCTAATATATTACATAAAGCATACGCATTTACACATCAAGATTGTCCTATGCGTACATCATTAAACTTTAAACTTGAAGGTGCTGATGCGTAGAATTATTACTTTTGGTTGTTCATTTACTTATGGGTCGGAACTTCCTGACTGTTTGGGCAAACCGAAACTTAATAGTTTAGGACAAATATGGGAAACAAATCCTAGCAAGTATGCCTGGCCAGCCGTCCTTGGTAAACTTATGGATATGGAAGTATGTAATAAATCAACTCCGGCCGCAAGTAATTTAGAAATACTTTGTGAAATTTTAGATTTTAAATTTCGCCCTAGTGACATAGTTATTGTAATGTGGTCGATGCCATTTAGAGAATTAGTTTTTGAAGATGTTGAATCAAAAGATAGTAAACGTAAATTTGGTGAAAAAGGTTTGAGACCTTGGAGACAATTAACAGTTTGGTCTAAAGGTGTTTTAGCTGAAGACTTTCAAAAAGCAAAAGAAATAGATTATATAAAACGAACTTGGATTTATATACATCATGCGAACTTATATTTAAAAAGTAAAAAATTAACATTTATACACTATCCTGCGGCGCCGTGGGAAATAGAACAATTAAGACCAAAATTTATTGAAGCCCCTGAAAATCTTTACTGGACTAGAACAGCAAAAATTGATTCGGCGGCTGATGGTAAACACCCAGGCATTAAATCACATAAAAAACAGGCTAAAGAACTAAAAAGAATTTTAGATAATATGGGGATCATATCAGATGAATATTAAAGAAACAATTGCAGACATGAAAGGCATTCCTACACAGGATGTCTTAATTAAAACTTTACAAGAAAAAACAGCCATAGTTACTTTCTTAAAATTAGATGGTGACGAACGAATAATGACTTGTACTAAAAGTCTTAATATTATTCCTAAAGAAAATCAACCAAAGACAGACAAACAAGCTAAAGAAGGTAATGTTAATGTTTGGGATTTAAACGCAAAAGGTTGGAGATCGTTTAAATACGATAGAGTAAAGAAAGTCGAAATTAATGAAGCCTAAATTTATTGATGCATATATGGATGTTGCTGAAAGGTTCGGGCAACTATCAACTGCTAGAAGATTAAACGTTGGTGCTATTATTGTAAAGGATAATAGAATTATAAGCATTGGTTATAATGGTATGCCAAGTGGTTGGGATAATAACTGTGAAGATTCAGTTCTGTGGAAAGATGGTAAGCAATTAAGCCAACCAGTACTAAAATCTAAACCAGAAGTACTTCATGCAGAAAGTAATGCCATTTCAAAATTAGCAAGGTCTAACGAAAGTGGAGAAAACTCTACATTGTTCTTAACACACAGTCCTTGTTTAGAATGTTCCAAATTAATTTATCAAAGCGGTATCACAACCGTTTACTACAAACACAAATACAGATCACAAGACGGTATAGACTTTCTTGAGAAATGTGACGGGCTTACGGTGTATTGCGTTGGATGAGTTTTTTGCAGTAAAAGATATATTAGATAAACACCCGTCTGTCAACAAATACTCGTTAGTCTTCGTATTACGAGAAATGATCAAACAAAAACTAGCAAAGTCACCAGTAGACGCTTTACGTAAATTGGATAATGAATCGGTTGATATCACAAAACTGTTCACCCAGGAGGAAGAAGAAATAAGTAATACTGATGACGAAGAAATTAAAGAAACCCCGTAAAGATTTTTCTGGTGATTTAATCAGAGTTAATATTTTAAAACAGGAAATTGCCTTGTATAAAACAATGCTCCTGCCACATGATACAGGACATATTCATACAACTATAAGTTTTCTTCAAGAACGTGTTGACCATTTAGAAGGGAAATGCAAGGAAATGTATGTCCCTGAATTTCAGGAGTAGTATGCATTGGTATATAATTTTTATATTTTATTTAGGAAATACTCCAAATATGGCACCGCCAGCTTATATTGAATACAAAAAAGAAGTTTTTACAAATAGATGGGATTGTGCAACGTACTTAGAAGAACATAGAAATGAATTACTTAAAGGAATATTACAAGCCCAACCAAATATTGATAGAGTTCGTTCTAACTTATTATGTGTAGATGAAAGAAAATTAAAAGAATTGGAAGAATCAAATGACAGAGTTAAGTACAGAAAGTATATTAGATATGCCCCTGTAGCTGAGTGGTTTAGCAAGGTCTTTGTAAGTCCTAGACGGGGGTTCGATTCCCTCCGGGGGCTCCAAGCACCTATTATTAGCCTTAGAGGATAGGAGACAACAATGCAACGATTATTTAGAATCTTAGATACTAAAACACAAAAATTCGAACAAGATCGCTTCGAAAATAAAATGGAAGCTAAAAAGGTTCGTAACGACTTAAATGGTAAAGCTAAATCAGAAAGTCGTTTTATAATCAATAGAGCCGAAGATCATATTTATGGTGTATCTCAAAAATGAATAAAGAATTTTATTTAAAGCATAAAGACATAGAATGGAAAATGCCTTTAATGCCTAATGACGGCTCAATACATGAAACAGACGGCCAGGCAGTTACAGGTTGGATGTTAAATGAAATGCAACAAGGCAGAATAGGGTGGATACAATTTAATTTAATGACAATTAAACCATCTACCTATACACCAATGCCTTGGACCCATCAATCTAGAGTTGAAACAGAAACCCTTTGGGCGAACCATAAAGAGCTTTTTAAAGAAACAACAAAAGGTGTATACGAGTATAAAGTTAAAGATAAAGAAGGATGGAAACCATGGGAAGACTTTCCTGCTCCACAAATGTCAGCTTATTGGGTAGGCGATGACTTTCCTTGTACTCGTCTTAGTACTGGACGATACGAAAGAACAGAACCGAACAGTTCGACCGAAGTATACGATCTAAATATTAACGAAAATCCAGATATAGCAAATATGGCAACTTACCAGTTTCCTCTTTTAATGCCATTAATTACTCCTGGAAACAAATGTCACGCAATAATTGAAGACTTTGGAACACTAAAACTTCACGAAGGATATACTTATCTATTAAACCCGTGGCGTAAAATGATGTTAGTAAACACTTCCGAAAACGAATCAGCTGTACAATTTTATGCTCAAGTGTTACTAGGTAACGAAGCAGTACCATTTAGTGATGTTATTACACGAAGTTACTTCCAAGCTATAGGTCATATGCACAAATGAGTTTTTGGATAGATTCTACTGCTGGTCATCAAACTTTTTTCTATGGTGTAAATGATGCTTTGACAGATGATTTAATAAAACAATTAGATCATTGGGTAGAAAGCGAAAATCTTTTACAGCCAGCCGCTGTCAAAACATACGAAAAAGACGCTGATCCAAAAGATGCAAAAAATAGAATAACTGAAATAGCCTGGATTGATACTGGAACAAACCACGAAGTCTTTAACAAATTAACAGAAGTAGTTCATTTTGCAAACAATACTTATTTTAAATTTAATATATCATATATAGAAACTCTCCAATATAGTGTATATCCAATTGGTGGACATTATCGATGTCATACAGATACAGGACTTAAAGGACAAAACGGAACAAATAGAAAACTTTCGTTTTCAGTTGGTTTAAACGATCCAGAAGAATATGAAGGTGGTGACTTAGAAATATGGACAGGTGGTGACAACTATCTTTGCAAATTAAATAAAGGTGAAGCACTATTCTTTCCATCATGGATACCCCACAAAGTTCATCCTGTTACAAAAGGTACTCGAAAGTCATTAGTTGGTTGGGTACATGGTCCTGATTTCACATAATTGGTGGCCAAGAGGTTGACAAAGCTAAATTAATATAGTATTATAGTTAAACTTGAATGAGAGATTAGTCTCTCACTTATTAATAAGAGGAGGTTTCAAATGAAACAAACAATTCAAGACTCAGTTCTAACTGCCCTTAAAAGCGGTCAAGAACTAACAAGCACTCAAATTGCTAAGAAATTTGGTGCAGGCAATCCGCAATCGGTAATCCAGAGCCTACGTTTTTCTGGCCATGCTGTCTATCTTAATACCAAAAAGAACGGTACTAGGAAGTACAGACTTGGAACGCCGAGCAGAGCTGTTGTAGCCGCTGGTTACAAGGCACTTGCCACAGCAATTAACTAATTTCTAGTTAATTCAATCCTAAAAATGGGCGTCACCTTATTGGTGTCGCTCATTTTTTTTGAAGTAAATAGGTAGTAATGAAATTAGCCGTAGCTATATTGTTATTCGTAATTGTAGCTAGTTGTAGCCCAATTAGATACTTAAAAACGTGTGACCTTAGTACAGATGTAACATTACACGGCACAAGAGCAAAAGATTTAGTAGAGAATGCAGTACCACGAGCAGACGTTAAATGTCCATTTTAAAAAATTTTGGTATAAGAAGAAATCCAAAGTACACGGGACCGGTCTCTTTGCTAGTAAGCCTATTCCAAAAGGCACAACAATTATAGAATACACAGGCGAAAAAGTTAAAAAGAAAATAGGATACAAACGAGCTGATAAACATCTTCCTAAAGTATGGGTATTCGAATTAAGTCATCATTATCTTATTGATGGCTACTTCAAAAGAAACACCGCAAGATTAATTAATCATTCCTGTGATCCAAATTGTGATATAAAAATTAAAAAAGATCATATTTGGGTATATGCAAAAAAAGATATTAACAAAAATAAAGAACTACATTACAATTATGGCTATGACTATGACCGTGATGATGTTCTTGATCATCCTTGTAAGTGTGGTTCACCAAAATGTGTTGGCTATATTGTAGATAGAAGTGAGTGGCCAAAACTTAAAAAGTATTTGACAAAACACAAAAAAGAGTATACAGTATAAAGACGGACCCGTAGCTCAGTTGGATAGAGCGTTGGTTTGCGGAACCAAAGGCCAGGAGTTCGAATCTCTTCGGGTCCGCCATAATGTAACACTATATAAGACTAGTAAGGAGTTATATGGATGATGCATTAGACAAAGAACACGCCGAAAATTTAAGTTATGAAAATGAAGTAACTTCAAGGCGAACTGTAACTATTCCGCTAAAGGAGTACGATCAGTTAAAAGAAGAACAACACTATATTAAAGACAAAACATTGATAGATATTATAGACAATATTGAACGATTAGTTAGAGCTTTAAGAAAACATATAATTAGAAAGGATGTAACATAATGTTAAAATGGATAATGATACCACTGATGACTATAGCAATAGTCGGATGTTCTCAAATTCCAAAAGAACCAGCACTTGCTTTTGGTAAGAAGTGTGAGGTTACAGAAAATGGTACTGTAGTATCAAGTTCTGTATGGATTTACAGTAAAGAAGATGGTTTAAAAGCTACTGAAGAAGCCTGTCCAAAAATGGAATAAAAAGGTTGACTTATTTGGATAACGATTGTATAATAGTATTATAACAATTAGGCACTGAGAGGCAAACAAATGAGAACACAACCACAAGCAATAATAGAAAAGCTAGAAGCAGACAATTCACGTCTAGCTAAAGAATCCATTTTAAAAGACGCAATGAGTGAAGGACTAGATGAGTTCTTCGAAGGCGTAAAAATGTGTTTAGATCCTCTATACACATTCGGCGTTAAAAAAGTCCCCACAAAAGATACTGTTATCTCAGCTCAAGGCTGTGATTGGAAAGTATTCAAAGATTTAGCAGAAAAACTTAATAAGCGAGAACTTACAGGTCATGCGGCACGTGATGCCATTGAACTAGTAATGAGTTCTGCAACCGCAGAACAATGGAATGGTTTTTATCGTAGAATCCTAATCAAAGATTTACGTTGTGGTGTAAGTGAAAAAACTGTAAACAATGTTGCTAAGAAAAACGGATTTGACAAATACGAAGTTCCAAGATTTACTTGCCAACTAGCACAAGACTCTGCAAAACACGAAAAGAAACTTACTGGTAGAAAAATGCTAGAAGTTAAATTGGACGGTGTAAGAGTTTTAACAATCGTTCGTAAAGATGGTAAGATAGAACAGTTTAGCAGAAATGGAAAACAGTTTATAAACTTTCAACATATTATTGACGAAATTCAAACTGTCGTTAAAAAATCTCCTCCACCATATGATTTAGTTTTGGATGGAGAAGTAATGAGCGACAACTTCCAAGACTTAATGAAACAAGTTCATCGTAAAAGTAATGTTACGGCTAAAGACGCCATTTTACATCTTTTTGATTTTATTCCATTAAAAGATTTCTTGGAAGGTGGTTGGGATAAACCACAAGAACAACGAACACTAATGTTAAAGCATTGGTACGAAACACATAAAGACGCCTTAGAGCACGTACAAGTGCTGGATCATGAGATAGTAGACCTAGAGACCCAGGCAGGACAAAAAACGTACACAGACGTAAACAAAGCGGCTGTAGACGGTGGATACGAGGGTATCATGATTAAAGATCTAGATGCACCGTATGAATGTAAACGTTCTGCGTATTGGTTAAAGCTAAAACCATTTATCGAAGTAACCTTAAAAGTAATTGCAGTTGAAGAAGGTACCGGACGTAATGAAGGACGTTTAGGTGCTGTCATTGTAGAAGGAGAAGACGATGGACACAATTATCACCTTAACTGTGGAAGCGGTTTCACTGACGCTGAACGTGATAGCTTCTGGGCTAGCCGTGATAAACTCATTAATGTTTTAATTGAAATTAGAGCAGATGCCCGTACTAAATCACAAGATTCCAACACTTATAGTTTACGATTTCCAAGATTCAAATGCTTTAGAGGATTTGAATTGGGCGAAAAACTCTAAGAAAACACTCACTTTTCCTTGCTTTTTATTTTCCTTGCTATATAATAGCTAGTGATGAAACTATTTTCAAAGGAGATAATGGGTGGCTCGACGACTTAATCTTAGAGGAACTCCACGTAAGAAAAAAAGAGTATCCCGTACAAGAGTTAAAGGGAACGAACCAGATCTCTCAAACGGTCTGAGCCTTTCAGCCGAAAAATTTCATCTAGCAAAATCTGCCGCAATGGATTTTTATCGTTACGACTATAAAAGTTCACATTACAAAACTTGGATATTAGAATACTGCAAGTCAAAAAAGGAGTGGGCCGACAAGGCTAAAGTTATAAGTAAAAATCCAGACTGGCGTTTTAATTGCACTACAGGTTCTTTATGCAGATTGTTAAATAGAGGTATGCCGGACATTCATCCAGACGGACAGGCATATATAGATAGTATGCCGGGATTGATGGGGAAAAATAAAGCATCAACAGAATGGATACATAAACAATTAAATCAATTGTTCACTGACGGGGAAAAAGTGATAGAAGAAAAGAAAGCTGAAGATAAAGTAAAACTAGTAGGAGGTCCTAAGCCTACTATTCAAGAACGCATTCAAGCACAAACATATTTACAATTAGATGCGATTGATACCTGGCTTGAAACTTGGGTTGATGATCCACATAAATTTAATCCTAAAGGTTTTAATTTTGCAAGACATTTTCTAGATGTTAAAACAACACAAGCTCATGCTAGAAAAATGAAGGAATTTTATGTAGACGAAATAGCTGAATTGCACGAATTGTTAAATCCTATAAGTAAAAAAGAATTAGCCAAGCTACCTGAAAAAGAACAAGATTGGGCTGAACAGCTAATAGAGGCTTATTCTTGTTATGATAAAAAAGGACTACAACGTCGCTTTGAAGGATTTCAAAATTTTATGGGTGCGTTAGAAGTAGTTATTGATACAGCTAGAGCTAATCGTAAAACACGCAAACGAGCACCACGTAGCAAAGAGAAATTAGTATCTAAACTAAAATTTGCACGTCAGGACAATAAGTTTCAATTAGCTAGTATTAATCCTATAGATATTATAGGATGTGAAGAATTATGGGTGTTTAATGTTAAAACACGCAAAATAGGAAGATATATAGCAAGTAGCATTGATCCGATGCATTTAGAACGTGAAGGAACAGGATTAAGTGTTAAAGGAACAACTATTACAGGATTTGCTATAGATACGTCTATTCAAAAGACGCTTAGAAAGCCAGAAGAAAAACTTAAAGAATTTAAAGATTCTGGTAAGATTAAACTGCGTACATATCTAGATAATATCAATGCTGTTGACATTAAGTTGAACGGTAGGATTAATACCGATACTATTATTCTTAGAGCAGTAAGATAAATACTAGTATGAGCACAAATGATATTAACGATTCAGAAATTCTAGCAGTAAAAAATGGACTTTTACAACTAGGTGAAGCAATTGAAACTATTGCTAACAGAGAATTACCAGCCCCTAAGATTGAAAATGATAGTCTTAGTGGCGATCAAATTCATGGCGGCAAGATATCGGCTTTTTCAAGTTCAGGAATACGTGACCAAGCAACTAGACAAATTCTTGTAGTACAAAACGACGGAATAGTAGCAGACTATCTTACTGTTGCTACAATACGTGGCGATACTATTGTAGAAAATGATCTTAACGTAGGTGGTACAATTAAGGCTACTAAACTTGAAGTTGATGAAATTAAAGCCGATGTTAGAAATGCAAGAACAACACCTTTAATATTTGAATGTTCCGTAGAAAATACACCATACGGTAAAGGACTATTATGGACAGGATATGATCATACAAAACAATTGACAATGTCCGGCAATCCAGATCGTCTTTGGTCTAGTGAAGATTTCGATCTTCATACTGGCCACGAATATAAGATCGGAAACGTATCAGTTTTAAGTGCAAATGAATTAGGCGCAGATATATCAAAATCAAGTTTAACAACTGTAGGCACATTAAGAAATCTACAAACAGAAGGCAGTCTTATTATAGATCAGTTCGTCTTTTATAACGGAGACGAAATGCGTTTCAGTATAGGCAGTGACGCAGGTAACGGACAATTAAGTGTGGCTGGAAATGAAGTTGAGTTTATTGTTGACCCAGAATACGATGCAGTCAAGGTAGGAGCATATACTACAAGTGACCTTAAATTAATTACCGACAACGAATGCCGTATTGAATTAAAAGCCAATAACAGAATTAATATTGGCTCCGACAGTGATACTATCACCACAGTTAAAGGAAAATTAGGAGTAGGGGTTAACAATCCTGATGTATGTTTCAGCACCTCCGGTCCAGTTAAATTTGAAAATAAAAAATTCGAAGTAGGACGTGACGCACCACAGAATGGAATATACACAAAGGGAGATATCGTTTGGAACTCTGAACCCGCACCAACAGGTTATATTGGATGGGTTTGTGTTAAAAACGGAACACCCGGAGATTGGAAACCATTTGGTGTTATAGGAGGATAACATCATGTTTAAAGTTGACATCGATGCCAAGGTATGGACTTGGTTAGGCCGTATACTGCCATTAACTGCTTTATTATCGATTATATTAATCTTAAAAATAGATATTCAAGGATGGCTAGATTATCTATTAGTCACAATAGCAATAACTTTTGGAACCGTCGCATTCTTTTGGTGGTGGTGGGTTATTGATGCAATCAAGAATCTAAATAATTTTTTTACAGACAGTTATGATCGCTTTGCAGATATGCAACAGAATTTACGTGATATTAAAAAAGACGTATCTAAAGTAAAAATAGGTCATGCCAAAGAACTAAAACTTATCCGAGAATCTAAAACCAAAGCAAAAATTCTTAGAAAAGGCCGGTAATAGTTATGAAAAAACTATTGATAGGGTTATTCTGCCTTATGCTTTCAACTTCAGTTAGTGCTGAGGAAGTTGACCCAACAACATTATTTGATAGTAAAAATTCATTTTTTAAAAGTATGGCCTTTTGGTCTTGGAGTGATGTACCAGGAAGTATTACAACTTTTATGGATACAGATAACGATGGACGACTTGATGTTGTATGGGCATTCCCTATAATTAAAGATTATTTACTTCCTGATTGTAGTATATCATCTGAACCAGAAGAACAAGAAGGCACAATTACATTTTCAACGTGCCATATTACTGAATCTGCTGAGAGAGAACCTCATCTTTACATAGTAGAAAGTAAGGGTTGGGTATGTCAAACTTGCCCGTATTTACGTATACCGGAATTTAGAAAAGAAATTAGAATAATTTAAGTCTTTGGATTATCTGATTTAACTTTGGCTATTCTTGCTTTCCAAGAATCTATATCATGATAAATTTCGTCTAACTGGTCGCCTATACTTCCGTAGCTAGACACTCTAGAAACTCTCCAAGCATCTGCATCAATCTTAGCTTGTATTTTTGCACGTGAAGTATTTAGAGTAGCTTGTTCTTCGTCAGTTAACTCACTTACTACACCATCAACCATTTTCTTTTCATTTGCCATATCTTTTTCCTTATGCCATACCTAATAATTTAAAAGTTCCAGATTCAAACGTGCCGCTAAATTTTTCTATTTTTAAATCAGTGAAAGTTGTAACATCACAAATTCCAGACCACAGAATTGCTCCCTCACCGTCATCCCTTGAAACTCCTTGTCCGTTACAAATCACATTGGACGTTGTTAAATCAAAATCTAGCCAGCCGCTCATTATTATCGGGTCAAACCATACAACATGAGAAGTCAAAATAAGATATTCTCCAGTGCTAAACGTTGTACTGTTTGCGTGTCTATCATAAGATGTTGTAGTATTGTCAAACATCGCTATTACGTTTTGGGACCATGTATCATCACTTGTGAACCCGTCATTACTTAACTTTAAGAAAGTATATTGAGCGTTACTATGAACAAGATCGCTTATTACTAATCGCACGGTGCTATAAGCAGAAAGATCTAAACTTCCAAATGTTACTGATGTCACGGATGAAGATACAGTTTGAGTTGAAATTGCTGTCCAACCGCCACCGCCGCCACCGCCAGGAATAGTAATTGTTTTTGTTGTACCTGTACCACTAGCAGTAACACCTGTACCAACAAAATCTAATTTTGTTGCACCTGTTGTTAAATCACTACCTTCTTCAGCTACAGTTAAACTACCACCAACTTTAGTATCAACGTATGTTTTAACTGCTTTTTCTGTTGGAATTGCCGTGTCACTATCACCTGACATATCAGTATCTGTACTAATCTCGTTAACTGAAGCGCCTGACGCCAATTCAATTTCACCTTCAATTTTTACGCCTTTACCTAGACCTTTAAATCTTAATTGTGGATCTATTGAATCAGTTATATTATATTGTTGAATTCCACCTGCACCTACAGTTGGATGATTATCGTAATAACCAGCTACATACAGTTTCTTTCCGTCATCAGCAAAAAATATTGATCGTGTCCAATCACCCCATTCGTCTGACATACCTGTTTGTTGTCCGTTGTTGCCATTAGGATGATTACTACCAGCAATCATTATAGAATTTTGATATGGTGGATCTTGTTGTGTTATGTGTTCGTTTATAAGTCCTATTGGTACTGAAGTTGTAATATCATATTTGGTAGTCATTGTATAACCATAAATCATACCATCATTAGATAGACCATGATTGAATAAGCCAAACCATCTCCATCCATCTTTACTAATCCACATATCAGTTAAATTATCATAACTGCCTGTTGAGTGTTCTCTAACAGTTAGGTAAGATTTTAAATATGTCTGTTCAAGGTTAAAATCTTCGTATTGTGTTAATGTAGAAATATCAAACGGTGTTGTCATTTCCCATTGTTTTATTGTTCGGGTTGACCGCATATAAAGAAATCTGCCGTCTTCACTTATCTTAAACTGTGATGCTGAATAACCATATAATGCTTCAGACCATTTATTATTAAATGTTGCTGAAGTAATATCCCAGGCTGAACTTAAATCATATTCAACAAGTTTATTTGCTGAATGATAAGTAGGTCCTGTACCACCACTATAAGATATACTTGCACCTGTCATCATCCATAGTTTAGTACCATCAGGTTTAAAATGTATTCCACCTATACTAGTATCAGTATTAGCAAACGCTCCACCGGCTCCAAGTGCATTAACTTGTCCTGAAACATCTAAAGAATTCGCAGGGGCTACAGTATTAGTAATTGTTGAAAGGTCAAATGGTGTGCCTAAAGTATACTGAACAATACGCATATAGTCAGGTAAAGGACTATTACGATCAGCTTGAGGAGTATATAGTTTAGTACCATCAGGACTTATAACTATTCCACATAAGCGTGGAGAATAACTGTCATCTGGTTCATCAGCTACTCCTGTTAATTCTACAAAATGACCAAAACTTGCATCTTGAAACTTATAAGGTGCAATTTGCATTTTTGTAGTATCACCAATCCAGAAAGAACCTCCACCGTCAACATATAAATCTCTAATTTTCTTTTCAGCTGATCCTATGTCATACGTAGCATCTAGTGCCGGTATCATATGAGTCTTCATAGTACCATCTAAATTAATAGCACTATTAACACCATCAACTAGTACTGTTGAGTCATCACCAAATACAGACCCTGTAATATCTGTTTCAACATCTGTTACTGGTTCCCATCTTGAATTTGCATTAACCCAAGTAAGTACTTGACCATCTGTTGGTACCGCATTATGTACATCAGTTAATTCACTTAATGTTCCTACTCCAGTAATTGTAAGATTACCTTCTGCGTCAGTTGCCGTTGTAACACCTCCTGCTCCACTAAACTTAATTGATTCGCCACTATCAATTGTGCGTACAGTTGAATCATCTGCGGCAACTTGTAATACGTTAACAAGATTTACTTGTAAACTACCTGAACCGTTATCTCTTAAAATTGTGCTACCTAAATGAAGACTTGTACCATCTAAGTATAAATCTCTAAATTTGTGTGTTGAACTTCCTAAATCGTAAGCAATATTTGTATCTGGAATTATATGTCCTGTTACAGTACCGCTAATACTATTTGAAGTTACTATAGAATTACCATTAATTTCACCACCAGTTGAATCAACTGTAATTTTACCTGTACCTGTAATAGTAACTCTTTCCTTAGGTGGGCCACCAGTAGGATGTGTATAAATTGCAAGAGTATCTGTTAGTCCATTTGTACCTGTATACCTACCTATAATAACATTACCGTCTCCAGTATGTACAACACCACCAGCGTCGGTTCCTATGAATGTATTGTAATCACCTGTAGTAAGTTGAACACCTGCTTTTTCACCAACAAAGACGTTGCGTTCACCATCTAGAATTACTTTACCTGCTTCAGATCCTATTGCAACGTTACCAATTTGTGATGCATCGCTGGCACCTCTCAAAGCAAAATATCCTACTGCAACGTTATTACTTTGTTGAACTGAAGGATCGTTTTTGGTCTGGCTCATAGCGTCAGAGCCGATAGCCACGTTCTTATTGGCGTCATCCCTCAAATTCGATCCAGCAAAATATCCTATCGCAACATTATTATCATGATTGTGTCCTGTACCTGCGAATGAACCTATGAATACAGCTTTCTCTGGTGTTTCAGTTCCAATGATAGGATTACCTGAACCTAAACCTGCTTTAAATCCTACAGCAACACTATCAGTCCAATCACCATCACTGTTGGAGTTATTTGCTACATCTTTACCTATTAAGACATTGTCCCGACCAGCTGTAATACCAGGGCCTGCCGCAAGACCAATTATAACATTGTTATCTCCCTCTGTAATAGCATTACCGGCACCTACGCCCATAATAACATTACCAGCGGCGGCATTTAAAGTTCCTGTTGTAGTGTCACCTATTTTAATACTATTTGAAAAATTAGTAACATTGAATAATACATCATCTAATTCGTTTAATTTACTTGCACCTGAATATTCACCAGTGGCAACACCAGCTGATGTATAAGCACCAAAGCCTGTACTGTCAATTGCTGTTGTTAAATCTGGATCTTCATATAATGCAAGTGTAGTACCAGTTAAAATATCAGCATAGTATTCATTACCATTAAGCTGAGTCATTCCAGCTACATCTGTAATAGTAACTGCGGTACCTTCTGTAAAATTGTGAACGTTTGTTGTTTGAACAACGCATGGGCTGGCTTGTGTAATACTAGTAATAGCTCTACTAATACCACCTATTAATGCTGAAATTGTTAATTGATTAGCACTATCACGTATAATATTCATATTAGCACCGGCAACAAGAGCTATATCCTGGTCGTTAGCATTAACATCAGTTAATCTAATAGTAGTAGTTGTTACAGGTACTTCTAACGTATAATCGACATCTATTTTAAATGAATCTGTACCCTCTGAAGCACCAGTCCAAGCTACGCCTGTACCCCGGCTTATATTAACCGTATCAGTTACTGAATCAGCTTGTAACGTAAACTCAAGTGTTACACCGTCTGTAGAGTATAATTTAATATACCTAAAAAAATCATAAAATGCTGTCATTCGTATTTGTCCCTATCGTTATACATATTTATTAAATATTGTCATGCTTGTGATCGGCAACGGAGAGAGTAGAAAAGATATTGACATCAGCAAATGTGATGACATAAAGGTTGGTTGTAACGCGATTTTCCGAGATTTTTATGTAACTCATTTGATCTGTTGTGATCGCCGTATGGTTGAAGAAGCACAAAAAGACCGTAACTACGGTTCTATCTATACTAGGGCTGATTGGATAGACCAATTTAAACTATGTGGGCTAGTTCCACCACTTCCATATAAAGGCAATACAAGACTTGACGATCCATGGCATTGGGGTAGTGGACCTTATGCAGTATTATTAGGAGCCAGCATATCTACTAAATGGAGTGGCGCCCCTGAAGTACATATGATTGGGTTTGATTTAGATACTGGACTTTATAACAACATATATAAAGGCACAGATAACTATAACGATGCAGATTCAAGTCCAGTAGATCCTAGCTATTGGATTTACCAAATTGACAAAGTATTTGAATATTTTCCTATGGTGCAATTTTACTATTATAATAATAAAGAATGGCCAACAAAACAAGAAAATGTTTGTAACAAAATGTTAGTTGAATTTGAGATAGATAATGAGAGTTGAACCTAAACACTTTGCCGCATTTCCAACACTAGTATCTTCATGGGATATTATAGGCCATTCATGTGAAAAAGTTGCCGTGCAAATGATAGACGAGAACGAAAATGTTGCTCAACATAGATTAGTTAAAGGAGGTGTTAGTAGTTATATTACTGGTGACGAACAATTCTTAAGTGACGAACGATTACGAGACTTATGGAAAACAATACAATCATGTTGTGACGAATACTGTGAAGAAGCTGGAATTGATTATACGTTAATTTCAACAAGCTGGTTTAATACAATGTCTGAAGGTAATTCAGTAACTGCCCATAGACACGAACGAAGTGTAATTAGTGGAGCATACTATCCTTATTGTGATGAAGAAAGTGCACCATTAGTTTTAGAAAGTCCTTTACAACCATTACGAATGAATGACTGTATTATAAAACCTACATACTATAATAGATACGATTTAGACATACCAACACGTACTGGATTATTAGTAATATTTCCTAGTTGGTTACGACATTATGTAGAACCAAATCCTGGTAAAAAAAGATATGTAATAAGTTTTAATACAATACGCTCTATGGATAGAGTTTACTTAAAAACTATTAAAGACTATCGAATGGAGAAACCGCGTGAAAGCTAATATACCCGAAGGTTCTTTTGATAAGGCAGAATTCAATTTATTTCCAACGTTAGTTCAAGTATTTTCTTTTGAGAATCATCCAGACAACAAAATCATTTCTGAACTTATGACAAACTTCGAAGAAACATCTAACTGGCCTAAAGACGTAGGCAAAGGTAGAACTAGTAGTTTATCTTTTGATCCAGTAAGTAAAGTCCACAAAACTACAAACTGTTTAGATATGCCCGAATTTAAAAAAATAAGACGGGATATTGAAAACTGTTTAAATGATTATACTAGAACTGTTGGATTAGAAAATGTTGAACTTACAAAAAGCTGGTTTAATATACAAGAAGATGAAGGTCATGTAAATGAGCATAGACACGAATTAAGTATTGTTAGTGGAGCATATTATCCTTATGTAGAAGAAGGTAGTGCTCCAATTGTTTTTAAAAGTCCAATATTACTAGCAAAGATGGCTGAGGTGCATGATAGAGCAACAGAGTTTACTGCGGACATAATGGAATTTCATCCTAGAACAGGAATGCTCGTTTTATTTCCTAGTTGGTTATATCATAGAAGTTATTTTAATAAAACCAATAAACGATTAACGGTTAGTTTTAATACAAGACATCTCCAAGTATGCTATAACGAAATTGACAACCCACACCAGTTTAAGTAGTTGACAAGGGATGGTAAAGACTATATACTATAACAAATGAGGACTTAACGTCGATCCCTCTTTAAATACTCCGCCGTTTAAAAGGAGAATAAAATGAAATACAAAAGCACAAAAACATACGGTAACGAAAGAGGGTTAAGTTGTACCTTCCGACAAGCAAAAGCAACCCACAGTCATTGTTCATTAATACACGGATATAGTTTAGGATTTCGATTTGAATTCGAAGCTATTGAACTTGATGATAAAAATTGGGTTTATGACTTTGGCAATTGTAAATGGATCAAACAATATTTAGAAGACACTTTTGATCATAAATTTGCAGTTGACAAAAATGATCCTTATGTAGACGACTTTATGGCATTAGATAAAAAAGGTGTAGCAAAAGTAGTTTTATTGGATGGTGTTGGTTGTGAAAAATTTGCTGAACACGTTTATAATTATGTAGCACCATTAATTGACGAAGATACTGGCGGTCGTGTAAGACTTTCTAGTGTTGAAGTTTTTGAACACGGCAGTAATAGTGCAATAGTGGAAAAATAAATGCGTGAAAAATTTTGGGAAGAACTAAACGAAGCTCGTACAAATAACCAGGTCAAACATTGGCCTGGCATATTTCCTGAAGCAAAAAATATTAACTTTGATACATTATTAACTATCAATCAATATATTTCTAGGGTTACTAATCATGATATGGTTATGGATGGTTATAGTAGCCACTTACCTTCAGTTGAAACTCATAAACAAATAAAACCTTTTTATACAGAATTCATAACAAACTACAAACCTTTTCAGACTGAAACTGTATATAATTGTTCTTTATTTTGGAGTTTATCAGACAAGCATCATTCAATCTTTATGCATCGTGATGCCGAAAGTGTTTTATTAATACAAGGATATGGAGAAGTTGCTTATGCTTTATCAAATGAAGAAGCAAATGAGAACAGACTAATTCATGTCAAAACAGGCGATGCATTCTTAATTCCTAGATTAACACCGCATAAGTCTATTCCATTAGAACCTAGAGTTACATTAAGCATTGGAGCAACACCGTCTAAACCAGCATTAACACAACCGCCTCCAAGCCCAATGAATGGATAGGAGAAGTACGTGGCAAATTATGTTGTATGCCTAAAGCACGGCGACAAATATAGTGCAGAGTATGTTAATACTTTGTACAGTATGGTTTCAAGAAACCTAACAATTCCGTTTAACTTTGTTTGTTTTACTGAAAACGGTGCTGGTATAAAATCCGGAATTGAAATTCATCCGTTGCCAGCTATTCCTGATATTAACGGATGGTGGTACAAACCAATGTTCTTTAATCCTGGGTTAGCTGTTAAAGGCACAATTCTTTATATTGATTTAGATGTAATAGTTTTTAAAAATATGGATAAACTGTTTACATACAAGCCTGGCGAGTTTTGTGTTATAAGAGATTTTAATAGATGTGTACAATCAAATTGGGATAGAATGAATTCTAGTATTGTTCGATTTAATACAGGACAACATAGTCAAGTATATGAACGTTTTATGGAAAATCCAAAATACCATGCGGCAAGGTATCATGGAGACCAAGATTGGTTATATGCAAATGTTAAAACGGATTTTAACTTTTGGCCCGATGAATGGATCCAAAGTTATAAATGGGAAATGCGTGGTAAACCCGAAATGTCAAGAGTCACTGGAAAACGAAACTTTAAAGAGCCAGGGACACCAAATATAAAACGTGAAACGTGTATTGCTGTATTTCATGGAGATCCAAATCCAAAAGATTCAATAGATCCTTGGTGTAAAGATAATTGGCATTAATTTTGATTGACAACTGATCCAAAAAGTGCTATAGTAATATAGTATGAAAAGGATGAATTTAGAAACTAAGAAAAAATTTAGAATATTTCTTTGGATAGTAATAGCAATATTACTGAGCGTCGGAGCCTTTTGCTTTGGAACGTTTAAACCAAATAATTTTGTTATTGATAAAATAACAGAACGTGTTGAAGTTGAACAATCTAAAATAGCAGTTAAACTCGGATTACATGAACCTGAATTTGTGTATACTGATCAAAGCAGTTTTGTTTTAGCTGTACGAAAATGCGTTAATTATATTAACTTTACAACACCACATAGTTTACGAGTTCCGTCTTTACTTGTAGAAGCCCAAGCAGGATTAGAATCAGGTTGGGGTACAAGCAGATTTGCAATTGAAGGAAATGCTTTATTTGGTGTTAGAACTTGGGATCCCAAACTTCCGCAAATAAAACCTAAAGACAATCCAAAAGCAGTATGGGGCGTTAAAGTATATAAAACAAAATGTCAATCAATCCAAGACTATGTTGACTTATTAAATAATCATCCTGCATACAAAGATTTTAGAGAATTAAGAGAAGAAATGGTTATAGCAGGGATATATAATTATGACAAGTTAATTGATACATTAACTTTATTTTCGACAAACCCGAATTACACTACATTGTTAAAAGCAACTGTAAACAAGCTAAAGGTGATAACAGCAAATTAATATATGAAAAAGAATATACTAATTTTTATATTATTATTAATAGTACTAGGACAATGCACAAGTAATGACACACGAGCAAATCCTACATTAGGCGGAATTGGAAAAGTTCTTGATTGTATGTTTAATCCAGATGATGAATGGTGCATAGCAGAACGAGAAAGACAAAAAGGTCATTTAAAATGAAAATTGATCGTTCATATGGCATAGGAAGAACACTAGCTAATATTCTAAGACTTTCGGGGACGTTATCCACAGAAGATCACTCAAAAGTTGAGCCAGTAGCAAAAACGGGCCTTAAACAGAGTAGATTAAAGCAAAAAACTCTTATACCGCCATTTTGTGACTCTAAGAGCAAGGGCAAAAACGTCAATATTATAACCTAATACTTAAAAACAGCTAAATATAGTACGACTTTCATTTCGAGGAGAATCAACTAATGTTTAAATGGATTAAAGAAGTCTTTTTTGGAGGAATCCACAAAGAGCCTGAATGTTGCAATACTGAACTTTCAGACCACGTTACACATTGGTCTAATAAGACTATGGCTCCAAAGAAAGCCTTCGGCAAGAAGACAACGAAAGTTAAATCACATACCAAAGCACAACTTTCTAAAATGACTAAAAAAGATTTAGAAAAGTTAGGGAGGAAGCAAGGTATTGAGTTAGACCGTAGACTGCTCAAATCGAAGTTAGTCGATCAACTACACAAAGCATTATAAGGAGTAATTATTATGTTTGATTGGATCAAAGGAAGAATAGAAGAACGCACATCGTGGAACGGAATTATAATCGGTGGTGCGGCGTTAATAGTTATCTTAGGCATTATGCCCCTGACTAAAGTTTTAATCTGGGGAGCACTTGCTTGGGGTGTTTATAATATTTGGAAATCTGAATAATAAGGTTACAATTTAATAATAGATTAGTGTGGATCGGCATCATAGTTTAGTGATGTCGATCATGCTATCTACTCGTAAGTTTAATCTTTTACGTTGTTCAACTCCACGCTTTTGGGCAAATCTTTTAGGATCGCAGTTGGGGCAAACGTGCGAATAATCATCACATAATCTTTTAGGGTCTATACGCCCTTTATCACGTATAAATTCTTCACTGCAACTATCACATTTAAACACTACCAGCGTTTTTTTACGTTTATAAGGGTGGTGTTCACCTTTTATACCCTTACGCATAAAGTATTGAATAGTTTGTTCAGTTCTTAAAAACATTACAGCTATTTATAAGATTACATTAGGATCCTAGACTAATTGATAAATACATAGGACAAGGAAAAATTATGGCAATTGTAACATTAACAGATTCAGCAATAGACCAGATGAATTATATGCTGACCGCTAAGAATAAACCAGTTGTACGCCTATCTATGAAGGGTGGCGGATGTGCAGGAATGCAATATGACTGGACTATGTCTGACGCTGTAGAAGATAAAGACGAAGTAATTAACTTGGAAAAAGGTAAATTTGCAATTGATTCATTAAGTCAAATGTACTTAATGGGATCAACGATTAATTATAAAGAAGAATTATTTGGATCATTCTTCGATATTTCAAACCCAGCAACTAAGAATAGTTGCGGGTGTGGTGAATCAGTAGGATTTTAGTAAATGTCTAAACAAGCTATTAACATAGGTGTAGAAGGTAACGACGGTACTGGTGATAGTATACGTGAATCGTTTCGTAAAGCAAATGAAAACTTTACGGAACTATATGCAGTATTCGGCCAGGGCGGACAAATATCTTTTAGAGCATTAAGTGATGTTCCAGATCAATTAGGAGCATACAAAATACCTCAATCAAATGCTGGTGGCGATGTAATATTAATGAAGGAGCTCGCTGGCGGGCAAGGTATTACAGTTGATTCATTAGCAGATGATAAAATTACAATTAGTAATACAGGAACAGTTATTAGTAATGATACTCTTCCAGCTCTTGGAGGGCCATTAAATGCTTCAAACCAAGGTATTGCTAACCCAAATATTTCTTCAGCGGCTGTAACTGCTCTAAACGTAGCACACGGTACATCATTTACACTTGATGATTTAGTTATTACTAAAGGTTATAGTGATTCACGTTATTTAAGATCAGCAGGTGGCCCAGGAAGTTCAGGACAAATTAGAGCAAGAACAGAACCTGGAAATTCTACTGCTTACACATTTACAATTGAGAGTTTTTCCGCTGGCGATATTATATCAACTGGACACGGATTTGAAACAAGTGCAAACGGTATCGCATACAGATACAATTCAACAGGAACTGACGCTACTGGATTATCGTCAGGAACAATTTATTACTTAAGATATGTTAGTGCAAATCAATTAAGTCTTCATACAAGTGAAGCTGAAGCACAAAATAATGATGATGGTACCAGAGTAAAAATTAGTGTACCAGTCGGTAGTGGTAGTGGCGTACAAACAATGTTTGATGCCGCATACGATAGTATATTAGCTGGTAACTGGATTTCTACAGAATCACTACCAAGAAAGTCTGTTGTAAGACGCCAAGGCGACTCAATGGACGGACTATTATACCTAAGTGATCACCCAGGTGCTCACGCAGGTGCTACTCCACAATCACCTTATGCAAAAGCATTAATAGATTCAAACAAAGAATGGTTAGCTGATGAAGTAATGGCTTGGTTTGATATAACCAACCCAGGTGCTCATACTACAGTAACTTATACTACAACCAATGCAGTATATACACCGACAACAGGAGAACTAGTATTAACAATTGGTTCACATCCTTTAACAGTTAGTAATCTTGTTAAAATTGCTACAGACAGTTTAACATTTACTTGTGCTTTAGACGGTGGTGCTACTACACATACCTATCCAAGAGCAACTGGGTCAAGTGCACCTGGCGGGGAAGATCCTGCTAACAATGTAGCACTTACAATCACGGCCGCTGACGCAACAACAATTACAGTAAACGTTGGTATATCAAGTAATACAACAGCACATACATTTGTAAGTGCTACTGGTAGTAATATATTAAGTAACCAACGACATGATAAGTGTGAACGAGATACAAAATATAACATTGATGCAATTGCACATGATATTAAATTTGGTGGTAACTCAGAAAGTATTAGAATATCTAAACTTTATTGGGAAGGTGCTAGTTCACAATTAGGTGCAGGTGAAATAGCTTATGCTGTATCAATTAACGAAAAAATAAGAGATATTCTTAAAGACTTTATCTTTACAAATACAGCATATACAACACAACAATCACCAATTGTTACTACACAAACAACACAGGCAAATGATGCAGAAACAGGTGCTGGTGATAGGGTAGTAGAATTAGTTACAATTATAAATGCTGTTACGCAAACAGGACCAAGTGCCGCACCGGCAGTTGTGCCTGCTACAAATCCAGATGTATTACAAGCGGCAACAAAATATTATGTTGATAATTCTGCACACGCATCACAAACAAATTTATATGTAAGTACGTTTGGCGACGATACTATGAAAGGTGTGCCAGTTGGTGACGAAGGTCGTTCATTAAATTACGCATACAAAACAATAGCTTCAGCGGCACTCAAAGCTGAAGAAATAATTAATACTGCACCACTAGGTATTGGACCTTATGTACAAGACATTACTTACAATGCTGGAAATAATAAATCAACTGTTACTACAACTGGTGTAAAAAATAGTAGTGGTTACGAAGAAGTAAAAATACTAACAGATGCAAATAGAAACTTTCTTATTTCAGAAACTGTAGCTTATATTAATCTAACGTATCCTGCACACGTATATTCAAGAGATTTATGTGAGAGAGATTTAGGTTATACATTAGATGGTATTGTATTAGATATGTTAGATGGCATAACAGCCAACTACCATTCTAGAAACACAGGATTTAGATATTACAGTTCTACAAGTGGACAAAAAGCAAGACAATCACAAAGTGTACAAACTCTAGCGGCACAGACTTTTGCTAAAGGCTTACACGCTAAAGTTCTTGCTAATATTACAGAAACAAATTTATACCAAAGTACATATACACAAGTTATTAACTCAAGTCAAGTAGTTGATAGTCCAGGACAAACTGCCGTTGCGGCAAAATGGGATATCGTAATAGATCTTATTACCGGACCTAGTTATAAATCAGCACCACAACTTGTTGAAGGTAGTACTTGGGAAATTACAATTTATAATGGTAACAATGGTTATGTTGATCAAGCTAATCCAGTAAACAATGATCTTATTCCAGGAAAAATTATAAGAGGAAAAACTTCTCATGCTGTTGGACGAATTGTAAAACATACACAAGGTGCTACTAACGATGCAATTGAATTAGAATTATTAGAACCTATAGAATTTGAAATAGGTGAGGGATTAGAATTTGGTTATAAAGTTCCTGACCCACAAATTACAATTCATTTAGAAAGTGGAACATATCACGAACATTATCCAATTAAATTAAGTAATAATGTTTCAATTAAGGGTGATGAATTTAGACGTGTAATTATTAAACCTAAACCAGGCATATCTGAAAGTGAATGGAGAAAATTACATTTTTATAGAGATCCTGAATTTGATGGTATTGCACTAACATCTGAACTTAATCCTAATGCGATAACACTACTTGAATTAAACAAAGAATATATTAAAGACGAAGTTCTTGCGTATATTAATGCAACATATCCTGACTTCCTTAATGTAAGTGACAGTCAAAAATGTGAAAGAGATATGGGTTATGTTGTTGACGGACTTATATTTGATTTAAAATGGGGTGGTAATTCTAAAACTCATTTCAATGCTGACAAGTATTGGGAAGGTGCAACATCACAAGTACCAGGAGCACAAACTGAAACAGGTGCCGCAATAGGGCACATGAAAACGCTTATTAATAGCTTTATTTTTACTAACACAGTAAATTCTTCATTACAAGCAGTTACTACACAAGTTTTAGATTCTACAGTCGCTGAAGCGGTTGCTGTTACTAAAAATGGTGTATTATTAGACTTCTTAAAATCAGTTATTGAAAGTGGACTTGGTGGATTACCAGACTTTGATAGTCCAAGTTACGGATATCATTACTTAACTGATAAAACAAACATAGCCAGTACTGCAAAAGATAACGAAGATTTAGATGTATTCTTATTAAACGATGCTACTATATTAAGAAATATAACTTGTGAAGGACACGGTGGATTTATGGGTGTTCTTGATCCAGATGGTGCGATTTTAACTAAATCACCATATGGACAAACCAATGCAAGTTTTTCAAGAAGCAAAAGCGGCTTCACCAAACTATTTAGAGGCGGATTATACATTGATGGTTTTGCTGGAAACATTACTACAGTAGTTAACAGTAAAGCTAATAACTTTGAATTAAACGTACAAAGTTTAGTTGGACAAGGTTTACGATTAAAGAAACCACAAGTACCAAGTCCATTTTATATTGACGGTATTAGATATCAAGTAGATGCTGTTACAAATTATGATAAAGAGGCAGGTACAGCAACACTTCTTTTAAATCCAACATCGGGTATTAGCAACGGCGGGTTTACACAACCTATGCCAACTGATATTACTTTACAAACTTCTGGTAACAGAAGTATGTTGGCTAATGACTTCGTACAACTTAACGATTTAGGATATGGTACTGTTACTAACAACGGCGGACTTGCAGAAGTTGTTTCACAATTTACATATTATTGTGAAGCTGGCTTTTATGCAAACAACGGTGGTGACATTAGATCATTAAACGGTTCTAACTCTTATGGTTCATACGGACTTGTAGCATCAGGATCAGATCCAAATGAAGAACCAGATTTAGTAGAAACTCAAGAAAATTTTGTACAAACTGCTAGAATTTATGATGACGGCGCAACATATGATCACCCAGTTGACTCATTAAAAATATATGTTACAAACTGTGAATACTTACCACACGCAAAAAGTGAAATAGAAATTGACCACGGAGCAAATGGTAGAGCTAGATATGAAGTTTCAACAGTACAAGCAACAGCAATTACTGATACAGCAACTAGTATTACAGCAGTAGGTCACGGAAGAGCAACAGATGATTTAATTGAAATTCGTTCTATGCTTATTAGTTGTTCTTTAGGAAACAAAACATATCCTACAACAACACCAACAACAACACAAACAGTTTTAGCATCAGGATTAACAGCAGACACATTTGAAGTTCAATTAGGTACAAGTTCAATTGCTCACACTTATGTTAGCGGCGGTGTTGTTAGTGGCCCAACTAGAGTAAACATTACATCGGCAACGTATACACACGGCACAGGTATTTTATCAATTACTACAGCTACAGCACACGGACTTGTAGCGGCTAATACTTGTGATTTGTATAGCATGAAATTTAGTTGTGTTCATGGTGTTCATGTTTATCCAGCACCAACACAACAAGGTATCTATGCTGTAACAGGTGTACCTGATGTTGATACAATGGAATTTTTCCTACCACCTAGTGCTATTGAGCATACTTACGTTAGTGGTGGTACAGCAAAATTTGTAACTCCTGCATCAGCAAGTGCTTCGTTTAATATTACTGGTTTTGTTTATGATAACACAACTGGATTATGTACAGTTACTACCGCATCAGCACACGGTTGGGGTAAACTTGATACTGTTAAACTTGGAGATGTAATATTAAGTTGTAAGTACGGACAAAAAACTTATCCAACAGCAGACCGTGGAGGGTTCTTCCAAATTTATGATGTTCCTTCTACAGATACATTTGTATTTGATGCTGGTAAAAATGGAATAGTACATACTTACGTTAGTGGCGGTTCAGCAGAAAAATACACATATACTACAAGTGCTTCTACTAACATAACAGGATTTAACTTTGCAAACGAAAGCAGAAGTGAAGCTGTTTACCAATTGAATATTGCTACAACAGGACAAGATAATACAAGTAAATCAGGATTAATTGCTACACTGGCACACGATGACAAAGTTATTATTAGAAATAACTTAAACTTTAGATTCATTGGTGTTGAAACATCAACTACAAAACCTAGTACAGCTATTACTTTTGATGAAAATGTAGATATAACATATAGATCAATTAACTACGGATTAACAGATGCACTTGGTGGCGCTTTGGCGGCTACTGAAAGAGTTATTACTTTTGATAGTACATACAGATATATTAAACTAATTATTGACAATACTGAATCACAAAATAATACTCACGCAGGCTCAGGTACTACAATGGGTGATACTGCTGGTGACGTTGTTATTGCTATTGGACTAGTTTCTAGTCAATCAGATATAAATCGTTTAAATGCAGGTGATATGATTTTTGCTTGGGATGGTAAAACTCATATTATTAACAATTATGTTGATAGAGGGCTATATGCTACTATTGGTATTTCAGATCTTATACATTCAGATATTAACTTTCCGTTAACAAGCGTTGGACTTGTTAGTACCGTAAGAAATACTGTTAGTGTTGTTACACTTAGAGTAGGACTACAGAAACAAGAAGGCGGTGCTATTACAATTAATATTTCTACTGCTAGAGCAACAGGACATGATTTCTTAGATATTGGTACAGGTGGATTTAATACTACAAACTATCCTAATGTTACATTAGGAGTACCAGCACAACTTCCAGATCAAGAAAAAGAAGTTGATGAACGAGGAAAAGGTAGAGTATTCTATGTAAGTACAGACCAAGATGGATTCTTTAGAGTAGGTAAATTCTTTACAGTTGATCAAGGTACTGGTACAGTTACATTCTCGGCAAGTATTGCTTTAAGTAACTTAGACGGATTAGGATTTAAACGTGGTGTTGTAGCTAGTGAATTTAGTGCAGATGACGCCATGACAGACAATGCTAGTGATTCAGTACCAACTGAGTCAGCAGTAAGAGGTTATGTAAACAGACGTTTAGGATTTAACCACGGTGGCGCGGCTGTAAGTAATCAAATAGGCCCAGGTGCATTAGCCAGAAGTGGTGTACTATCATTTACTGGTGATCAAAATGCAGGCGGAACATTTACAGTTACTAACTTAAGAGATCCTTCAGGTAATCAAGATGCGGCGACTAAGAGTTATGTCGACAGTTTAATTCAAGCTGGTGATACAATTCCAGAAAAAATTGATGTTGAAATTAACAATCTTGCTGGAGAACAATTACTTGTAACAACAGGTAAATTTAGAATTTATACAAACCCAGCTAGTGGCGGTAACTTCCAAGTTAACGATACTATTACTGGTAATGCCACAAGTGCAACAGGTACAATTGTTGACATACAAAATGTTAATTTAAATTCCGTTGCACATAATTTAATAACATATACTTGGACATCAGACCCAACACAATTTTCCACAGCAGATATTATTGATACTGGTGGCGGTGTTACTGCACAAGCAAAATCAGGTCCATACGAAGAATTTGCAAATGGCGTAGAACAAGCGGCTTCAGATGTTACACTTCATGTTGAAAGAGACGCCACTGGAGCAACTGTTGAACTTAGATTAGTTGCTGATAGAATTATAAATGCTGATGTAAAATCAGATGCTGGAATAGTACAAAGTAAATTAAACTTAAATGCGGCAACTACACGAGCAAACGCTACAGCAATTACACAAGCAGATTTAGGTGTTGCTAGTTTTGATAGTGCTACCTTTACAGCAACTAACGGTTGGCTGGAACTAACAACTGGTTCACTTAATTATGATAAAATAATTAATATTGCTGACGAAACAGCATTAGCTAATGATTCAGGTGGTTCAGGACCAGTTACAGAAGTTACATTTAATGCCATTGTTACAGGTGGTGGCGGTGTTGCTGTTACTACTGCTTTCGGTAGTACCATTGACGGAGTTTCACAAACAGGTGCCGCAAACTCACTTGTTATGACAGACGCACTAGGTGTTATGAGTGCTCAAGGATTAAAAATTGATAGTTATCTAATTGTAGATACAACAGGAACTACTGTCGAATTAAGCACACCAGGTGGTGCAGTATTCATGAGTGCGGTTGGGGCAAGTAACCCTGCTGTTAGTATTGCAGGAAGTGTTAACATTGGGGCAACTGGTATAACAGAAGGTAACTTCCAAGCTAACTCGGCACTTGCTGGTGAATCAAGATTAGCAGTTGACTGGATACACAGTTCATTTGTTGAAGCACCAAGCGAACTTGATGCGGCAAGTACAGGTGTTAGTATAGGTGCAAATACAGGATTTACTGCCGCAGGACAAATTGGTCTTGTATCAGATGGTGCAACAGTACTTAAAACAACATCAACAGGATTTGAACCTGGACTTGATAATGTATATAACATTGGTACTGCAACTAAAAAATACAATACAGTTTATTCAACAGTCTTTAGTGGAACTGCAACAGAGGCACGTTATGCTGACTTGGCAGAGAACTATGTAGCTGACAACGAATATGAACCAGGTACCGTTGTAATATTTGGTGGTGGTGAAGAAATAACACTTACACATATACGTGAAGATAATAGAGTTGCTGGAGTTGTTTCAGAAAATCCTGCATACTTAATGAATTCAGATCAAGAAGGCGCCAATGTAATTCCAATTGCATTACAGGGTAGAACTAAAGTTAAAGTTGTTGGCATGATTAAAAAAGGTGCTATGCTTGTAACAAGTTCAGAAGAAGGTTATGCTTGTTCGGCTAGTGATCCAAAAATTGGTACAGTATTAGGTAAAGCATTAGAAGATAAAACTACTCCTGAAAAAGGCGTTATTAACGTTGTCGTAGGAAGAGTATAAGATGGCACAACAAAATATTAACATTGGAACAAGTGCAAACAAGGGTGACGGAGATCCAATCCGTACAGCCTTTACTAAAGTTAATGCTAACTTTACAGAACTATTTGCAAGACATGACGGCTCAATAGCTCATGTTCAAGATATTAAAGGTTCTGTATTTGGTGAAGACTCTACTACATTAGTTGATGGATTAAACAGTAAAATTAATTTAGATGGAACTGTTAAAGGAAATATTATTCCTGACACTGATGTTACTTACGATATCGGTTCTAGTACACATCGTTTTAAAGATTTATATTTAAGTGGAAATACTATTCATTTAGGCACTTCTACATTAAAAGTAGATGCTTCAGGTAATTTTCAATTAAGTGGTGGACTTCAATCAAACAATCCAATAGTAGGTGATGATTCAACATTACTAGTTGATACTGCTAATAGCACTATTCCATATTCAGTTTTAAGCGGTACACCAACAATTCCATCTACTACAACAAATTTAAGTGAAGGCACTAATTTATATTACACAGATGCAAGAGCTGATGCACGTATAACAGCCGCTACTACAACAGATTTAAGTGAAGGAACAAATTTATATTACACAGATGCTAGGGTAACAACAAAACTTGGAAGTGTATCTTCGCATATTGTTCCTGACACTAATATTACTTACGACTTAGGTTCTACTACAAACCGATTTAGAGATTTATATCTAAGCGGAACTACTATTCACTTAGGTAGTTCGCAGTTAAGCGTAGACAATGATGGTAACTTTGCTTTTAGTGGTGGTGTTAAATCACAACCAGTATTAGGTGATGATTCAACAGTACTAGTTGATACTGCTAATAGCCAAATTCCTTATGCTGTAATTAATTTTGATGGTCTTCCAACTTCAGACCCTGGGACTCCAGGACAACTTTGGCGGAATGGAAACGACGTGAAGATAAGCGTATAATGGATACGGTAAATATGTATAAAATAGGAAACAACAATGGCAAATAGAATACCACTAATAGTTGATCAGTTAGATAGCAACAAATTAAAGGAATTACCAGTAGGTGATAACCTTGATTTGGGTGGTTCTGGTATTACTAATGCTGGAACTATTAATGCTGGTGATGTTAAAATTAACGGTGTTTCGTTTAATAATCCATTTAGTGGCGACTATAACGATTTATCAAATAAACCTACTATTCCTACAGTACCAACAGCAATAAGTTCATTTGCAAATGACATCGGCTATTTGGCAACAGGAATTACTACAGATTCCATTCCTGATATTGTAACAGAAACGCCACTTGTTTATGCTAACAATAGATACTTTACAAATTCTTTAGCTGATGCAAGAGTTAATGCACAAACAGGTGCAAATTTAGATTTAAGTTTAAAAACTATAACGGCATTAAAAGATTTAGATGATGTAACTCCAGCTGATGATGGCAAAATTTTATATTACGATCACGCTACTACTTCTTGGAAATGGAAAGTAGATGCAGGCGGTGTAACTTTATTACGTCAATTAACTGATGTTGATGCAGTAACGTCAGTTGACAATGACAAAATTTTATATTACGATCACGGTTCTTTAACGTATAAATGGAGAACTTTATCAAGTTCATTTACATTTAGAGTTGGTGCTGATGATTCAACATTAAGAACTATTAATTCAGATGAATCAATTAAATTCATTGGCGGTACAGGTATTTCAACTGCTAGTGATACTGAAGGTAATATTACAATCCAAGTTGGTGCTATTGGCGACTTAACAGACGTTGCTCCAGCTGGTGCAACTACTGGACAAGCATTATTATTTAATGCAGGAACAAGTGTATGGACACCGGGTGATATTTCATCTTTTCCAATAGGCAATTTAACTGATGTTGATACAACTACAGTAACACCTGTTGATGAAGCTGTTTTAAGTTGGGATAATGGCACAAGTAAATGGGAACCAAGAGTATTAGATAACGTTAATGCGGCGACTGTTACTTCAGTAGCTGACGACACAGCATTGGCACAATCTGTAACTTTTGTTGCATCAGGTACTGGTAGTGGACAAGACCTAAGAACAGACGCTTCACTAACTTATAATCCTAATACAAATGTATTAAGTGCAACTTCAGTTAATACTACAACTCTTACTGCAACTAATATAAATGTTTCAGGTAGTGTTGCAAATGGTGTAAATGAAGTTACTTTCGCAACTGATATTAAATTAGCGTCAGCTAACGAAATTAGATTTTACGATACAGATAATTCAAATTTTACATCTTTTAAAGCACCAAGTGCCTTAACATCAAACACAGCATTTACTTTACCAGATGGCGATGGTACAGATGGTGCAGTAATGATGACTGACGGAGCAGGAACTTTAAGTTGGACTCATGAAGAACATTCATTCCAAACTATTGCAGTTGCAGGACAAACAGATATAGTTGCAGACTCGGCGGCAGATACATTAACGTTTGTAGCAGGTACAAATGTAACTATTACAACTGATGCTGGTACTGATACACTTACAATTAATAGTACAGGCGGCGGTAGCGGAACACCAGGTGGAGCAGATACACAGGTACAATTTAACGATGCAACTAACTTTGGTGGCGATGCAGGATTAGTATATAATAAAACTACTGACACCCTAACAGCAGTAAACTTAGACGTTACAGGAACTTTTACTTTCAGCAATGACCTTACAATTGGAGGAACACTTACTGCTGATGTTATAGAAACTTCTGGAACAGGTGTACCAACATTTACAAGTGCAAGTAATATAATTTTTGATGCGGCAAGTGCCGTTATAATACAACAAGCACCATTACGTTTAGGAAGTTTTGATACTAACGCCGTTGCAACCATTGTTCCAAATGCTGGTGAAATAATTTATAATAGTTCAGCGAAACAATTACATTTATGGGATGGAACAAGTTGGGTAGTTCCAGATAGTGGATATTCATTTAGCGTTGGTGCAGATGATTCAACTTTAAGACCAATTAGCAAGGATGAATCAATTAAATTTACTGGTGGATCAGGAATTGATACAACTAGTGATGCTGAAGGTAATATTACAATTGCTTCTTCAGGACCAACTATAACTTATACTGTAACTGCTAACGGAACTTCTGCATATAGATTTGCAGGGCCAGGAATTGATGACACAACAGACAATCCCGACTTTACATTATACAAAGGATTTACATACATCTTTATTAATAGTGCTGGTGGATCACATCCATTTGCTATTAGAGAAAGTGCTGGCGGCAGTGACTTTACAGAAGGTGTTACAGGATCACAAACAGGAACACAAACATTTGTACCACAACATGATACTAGTGATACAACATTGGTTTACCAATGTACTAGTCATGCAGGGATGACTGGTAACTTAACTATTGTGTAAGGAGAAGCTATGAGTGAAAAACATTACGTTGTTTCTTTACATAAAGGCTTTAACAAAGAAGAAGTTATTGACGATCTAAATAGAGACACAACCTCAGACTCAAAAGTCGACAGTAATATAATTCCAGACAGACAAGTAGATAACGTAAACACTAGACCTTCTAGTAAACGTATTTTCGAAGTATCTCTTACAGATGAAGAAGCAGAAAAACTTAAAAACGATCCAAGAGTAGGTGATGTTAATACACCACTTGTCTTTGAAGAAGATTGGTTAGACTACGAACAAGACGAAAACTGGGTTAGAGATTCTACTTCAACAGCAAGAGGTAACTGGGGACTTTTAAGACACGGTAATACAACTAATGCTTGGGGACTTAATGTTACTCAAGACCTTACTGCTGGTACAACTTACGATTATCATTTAGACGGTACTGGTATTGATTATATTCATCAAGAAGGAAAATTTAGATTCGATCATGAACAATGGCAGGATAGAAATGGCGTTAGTCGTGTAGTTCCATTCCAATGGAATACACTTCCTAATATGGGTGCTATTGCGGCCTATGATTATACAGACAGTAATGGTTCAAGTTATCATGCAACCCATTGTACTGGAACAGCAGTTGGAAAAGATTACGGTTGGGCCAAGAATGCAAACATTTATTGTTTAGATATAGATACAATTAGCTCATCATATTGGTTTGACGCAGTTAAAGAATTTCATAAAGCTAAAACTGTTGATCCTGTTACAGGATTTAAAAGACCAACAGTAGTAGGAGCAAGTTGGGGATATAAAGGATATTTTACTAGTATAACAGATATTCAATTTAGAGGTGCTAGTGTAGGAAGTGTTAAGAATGCTGATTATGGTATGACCGGTGACGGCTGGAATAGATTTAATGCAAATCTTTATCAACTTAATGTTGAAGTTGAAGAAATGCAAGACGAAGGTGTACACTATATAAAAAGTGCAGGAAATCAATACCAAAAACTTTGCTATGACGGAGACATAGATTACGATAATCATATTATACGAAGTATTGCTACTGGTGGCATCACTGCAGGAAATCCTGTATATTATAACAGAGGTGCAGGTAATATAGGTCCTGAAACAATTGTTTGCGGAAATATTGATAGTGAATTATATAATGATGGTGAAGCTACAGCTTCATCTAGTGATAAAGGTCCTAGAGTTGATGTATGGGCGGCTGGTACAAATATTATGAGTGCTACAAATACTAACAGTACTGCAATATTAAATCTTAGTGGAACATCAATGTCTACTCCACAAATATCAGGAATGAGTTGTTTATTATTACAATTAAATCCAGGATGGACACCTGCACAATTACGCAAGTGGTGGCAAGACAATTCAATTAAAGACTTAATGTATCAAGGTTCAACAGACGAAGGTACACCAAGCACATTTTTTGCAAACAATAGAAGTTTAATGAATGGTAGTAACCGCATAGCTTATTTTCCTTATGTAATTAATAGAGCATTAACAATGAGGAGCGACTAATGGCTGACGAAAAAGAATATCTTGTTGTTACTAAAAAAGGTATTGATATTGCAGAAATAGAACAAGACTTAGAAAGGGATACTACAAGTGATGGATCTGTTAGTGATAGTATTCCAGGTAGAACTGTTGATGTAAAATACGCCAAAAAAGCTAATGATAGAATAACTCATTATATGATGACTGATGCCGAAGCGGCAAAGTTATCAGAAGATCCAAGAATTCATGCAGTAGAAATGAAACCACCTGCTGAATCAAGATTTTTATTTGCAACACAAACTGCCCAGTTTGATCGTTCAACATCTAATGATCAAGATGCAGTTAATTGGGGATTAAGAAGACATATTATTAAAGAATTTGATTCAGCAACGGCAGTTAATACATATACAGGCGATTATAATTATACAGTAGATGGTACCGGCGTTGACATTGTTATACAAGATGACGGCATTGAACCTGCAGAAAGTGAAACTTATAACTGTCACCCATCATGGAGAGATGCTGAAGGTAATTCAAGATTTGTAAAACTAGACTGGAATACAATTATTTCAGGTTGTATGCCTGCAAGTCATTATACCAACGCTTATTCGGATGGTAATAATGCAGGACAACACGGAAGTCACGTAGCAGGAATTGCCGCAGGTTATGATTACGGTTGGGCCAAAAATGCAAAAATTTATTCCGTAAGAGTATTTGGTGGAACAGCCGCTTTAAATTCCAACGACATTTATGATGTTATTAGACTTTGGCATCTTAACAAACCAATTGATCCTGCTACAGGATATAGACGTCCTACTATTGTAAATCAAAGTTGGGGCTACGGTTGGTATTATGATGACGGTTTAGGAAAACAAGTAAAAACTTTATTTTATCAAGGAGTAGATCAAAGTATCACTCCTCAAGTATGGAGTTCAGGTACATTTACACAATGGGGTGCAATAAACAATAGACATCCAAACGTAAATACTGCCGCTGATGTTGAACAAGAACAATTAACAGATACACCAGGTATAATTTGCGTTAAGGCGGCTGGCAATGGATACCATCCATGTGCAGGTGCTAATGCTCCTTACTATAGTGACATTTATAATAGCTATTATACATTAGATACTGCGAACCAACTTGGAGTACCAGCAGACACGCCTATCTATTATAACCGTCCTAGTTCACCACATAGTGACAATACTTTATGGGTAGCAAATATGGACAGAGTTCAATATGGAACTGAAGAATTTATAAGACAAGATAGCGAACGTGGACCACGCATTGATATAATGGCGGCTGGTGACGATATTACAAGTGCAACTAGTAGTATAAGCGGTTATGGAGGTGTACAGTATCATCCAGACAGCTTTGGTGCATATAAAATAGCAAGAATAGGTGGAACATCTATGGCGGCTCCACAAATAACTGGAATAGGTGCTTTATGGTTACAATTAAATCCAGGCGGAACTGCTCAACAATTTAAAGATTTTCTTACAAAAAATAGTACAGCAAATTCATACGATACAGGTACTACAACAGATTTTAGTGCATATAATACTATTCCAAGACGCTATGGAGCACCAAATAGAATACTTTACTGGCCTTATAATTCCAAGAACCCTATACGTTATTCAGGAACAAGCGGAAATAGTACTCCTGGTATAGGATAAATATGTTAGAAGAGAGATAAAATGGCCATACAAACGATAAACATAGGAACACTAGCAAACGACGGCACAGGTGATGATTTACGCGAAGCGTTTATTAAAACTAACCAGAATTTTGAAGATCTAGACTTACGTTCACCAGAATCAACAACTGCAAGTAATTTAGGCAACGTTGGTGAAGGTGTGTTTTATCAAAAAGCTGGCTCTGATTTACAATTTAAAAAAATAGTACAAGGTGCTAATGTTACGTTAACTAGCTCAACTAATGGCATTACAGTTAATGCATTAGGTGGACTTCAACAACTTAATGTTGTTTCTGATAGTGGTAGCATACAATTAGCTGACGGTAGTACTTTAAATATTCAAGGTGGTAATGGTGCAACTACGGCACTTGCTGGTAATGTATTAACTGTTAGCACAATTACAGAACTTTCTACTGATACTACTCCTGCATTAGGAGGCAGTTTAGATGCAAACGGTAATAACTTAATTAACGGTGGAACATTAACTGCAAGTAATTTTGTAGGTCCTGTTCTAGGAGATTTAACTGGATTAGTACATGGTATTGATGTTAGATTAATGGCTCCAAATACAGCAGGATTTAATTTTGGAAATATGAACAATACTATTGCAAGTTTAATTGATTGGTTAATTGCAGAAATTGATATTGATTTTGGAAGTTATTTAGTACCAGATTCTAGGTCATTTGACGCAGGGAATATAATTATATAAAAGGATAAAGACTTATGGCAACATTAACAATTACATCAAATGGTTTACCTAATCCGGCGGCATTCGGTAATGCTTTCGGCAATAATGTATTCTCACCAAACGTTAATACTGCTCAAGCACAAACATATAATTATTCTATTCTATACCGCGGTGGAGAAAATACTACTAATGCACAGGCAACTGTTCCATTAACACCAATAGGAATTTCTAACAACGGAGTTGCATTATTCAACCCGTCAGTAGGTCCTGAAATTATTCCACCCGGACTTGATCCTAATACAGATAAACCGGGTGACGGTTTTGAATATAATGCAGTACAATTTAGATCAAACTATGGTGCCGACGATGCAGGTGGGTGGCCAGAAACAAATGGTCAGTATCATTATAACTCTGCTATGTTTATGTTTTTACCAACAGGATCAACGGAGTCGGCGGCGGCTTGGAGCTCTACAATGTTAACTGGAGCAACACCAACACCAACATATTATACTGCAACTGATTTTGGTGGAGACAGTTTTAGACACGCAGACGGTCACAGCAAAATTGTTGGATATTGTTTTGATGGATATCCTATTTACGGACCATACAGTTATTCAGATCCAACAAACGTACTTTCGTCAGTAATTAGAATGACTAGTTCATATCAATATTATACTACAGAACCTACAGGGCGTGGCTTTTCATACGCAGAAAAGGCGGCTGGTACTTTTATTAATGATCATGAATATCAAGTAAGCACAGGTACATTAGATGAATACAACGGAAGATATTCTAAAACACCTGACTATCCAAACGGGACATGGGCGTATTACGTGTCAGTTAATTCAACTTTCCAACCTGTCTATCCTTACATATTTGGTAATTCTACCAAACAACAACGAAGCGTTTAACGTTTATAGATTATGCTAGGCGCTTTCTACAAAAGTCGTAAATGGGCTTTGTGGGCCTGGGGCGGCGGTAGTTTACTTGCCATATCTTTATGGGTACAAGTACAAATAACTGTAGCTATAAACACATGGTACGGTGGCTTTTATAACTTATTACAAACAGCAGGCGAGTATAAAGATAAAGCTGACGTAGGTACAGCATTATTTTACAACAAATTAATTAGTTTCGATTATTGGTTTAATGGATTTCAAGGTGAACCATCTTTCGCTGTACTGGCATTTCCTTACGTTATATTGGCAGTTGCAACAGGATGGTTTACCCGCTTATATGGATTACGTTGGCGTGAAGCAATTACATTTAATTACATTCCACGTTGGCGTAATGTTGAAACTGAAATAGAAGGTGCTAGTCAGCGTATTCAAGAAGATTGTAATAGATTTGCTCGCATCGTTGAAAATTTAGGATTACAAGTTGTACGAGCTATAATGACGTTAGTAGCTTTTATTCCTGTTTTATGGGCATTAAGTAGTGCAGTTACAATTCCGTTCTTTAGTGATATTCCAGGTTCGTTAGTATGGACAGCTCTAGTTGTATCATTAGGCGGTATTATTATTTCATGGTTTGTTGGATGGAAACTTCCAGGGCTTGAATATAATAATCAAAAAGTAGAAGCCGCATTTAGAAAAGATTTAGTATTAGGTGAAGATGACAAAGACAATTATGCACAACCGGAAACACTATGGAGTTTATTCACTGGTATACGCTTCAATTATCATAGACTTTATATGCATTATGGGTACTTTGATACTTGGCGTATTACTTACGATCAATTTATGATAATTGTACCGTACTTAATTGTTGGACCTAGTTTATTTACAGGTGCTATACTATTAGGCGTAGTTGTGCAAGTATCAAATGCTTTCCAGAAGGTTCATGGTGGATTTGCATTATTTTTAGAGAACTGGACCACTATTACAGAGCTTCGCAGTATATGGAAGCGTTTACATGAGTTCGAAAACAATCTAGACAAGTATGCTTAATATCCGATAAATACTGTAAGTTAAGGGATATAAAGCATAATGGCAAATTTACCAGTTTGGACAGAATTATCAGGACACACACTAGCAACACTAGAGGAAAGGGTAACAACATCAATTACTCTACCTTTAGATGCGTCAAGTGAAGATCTTGGGTCTTTATTTAAACCTGACATAACAGATTTAAGTAGCGAACCATTACCTACATTAACAAATTCAACAGACCTAAGTATAACTAAAACTTGGTCACAACAACCTAGCGGCTATACATATCCTGTAGCTATTAGAACACCTACTATTCCGGCATTAACTGGTAAAAAAATTCCAGTAGCTATTATACTACACGACGATGGTAGCGATGGAACATCTCAAATTTCTGAATGGGAAAACTATGTAGGCGATCATATTATAGTTGCTCCAACTGGCTATCTCAGTTCTTGGAATATTGCAACTGAAACGTCTAAAGCACCTGATATAGATATGCTTAAAGATTTAATTACAGCATTAAAAGGTTTTAATAATGTTGATCAAACAAGAATAAAATTTATTGGATTCGGCCTCGGGTCAGCAATGGTGCATAGAGCATTTCTTGAAATTGACGATCCTGATGTTCATTCATATGTAACAATTGCGTCACAACTATTTGACCCACAATACCGAAATGATATATTTTATTTTCCATCAGGAGAGACTGGTAATACAGCTTCTGACTATAACACAGCAACAGTTCCATTACAAAATAAAAGACTATTAACTATTCACGGAGCAACTGATACAACTATTCCGTATAGTGGTGGTGTTGCTAATGGTGTAACATTTTTATCTGCACAAGATTCTACGTATGCTTTAGCAAAAAGCCAAGGATACACAGGTGCTATAATTCCAGATGCAGGCGGAATATTTTATGGTACAAATGCTACATATTATTACAGTTACTTAGGTGGACAAGTAACTCATTATAAAGCTGGTGCGGCACATACTCTAGAAGACTTTATGAAAGTAATTGTAAAGAGCTTTATGGCGTATGCATACGTTAGTACTCCTGACATTTATTTAGAAGCAGGATCAACAACAACATTTACACTTAATACTAACATTGTAAGTTTAATAAGTGGTACATTGCCGCCAGGAATGCGATTAGAAGAAAATAAAGTTGTAGGAACTCCATTCGAAGTTCAACGTAGTACAGAATACGAATTTGTATTACGTGCTACAAATGCCGCAGGTATTCAAGATAGAACATATAAAATTACTGTAAATGGACCTGATGCTCCAGTTTGGACAACTAACGAAGGTAAACTTCCAATAGGTCCTAATAATTCTTTTTACATTATCGATAGCAGTATTGTTGATTTTCAACTTGAAGCAATTGATCCTGACTTACCAGCAGGAGACAATTTAGAATATTATCTCGCAGATGGAGATGGCGTATTACCTCCAGGAATACAATTAACTAAAGATGGTAGACTTGTTGGAATTGTTGAACCTATTTTAGCATTAGATTTAGCGGCTGGTAGCGGATTTTATGATACTACAATATTTGACAAATATCCATTCGACTTTGGTTTAAGAAGTGCTAACGGATACGAAAGTTATTTTTATGATACGCAAGGTTATGACTCTGCTATAGAAACTCAAAGTCCAAAGAAACTTAATAGATTTTTTGAATTTACTGTAAGTGTTAGTGACGGTGATACTGTTGAAAAAAGAAAATTTATAATATTCCTAGTTGGAGATGATTTCTTACGTGCAGATAATACAATTATGCAAGTTGGTACAGGAATATTTACAGCTGATAATACATTCCTTAGAACTCCAGTTTGGTTAACTCCTGCTAACATAGGATATAAACGAGCAAACAATTATGTAACAATTTACTTAGATGTATTTGATCCAAATACTATTGTTGGTGCATTGTCATATGAGTTACAACAATACAACGATGATAATTCTGCTAGTGTGTTGCCTCCAGGAATGGTATTAGATGTTGCTACAGGAGAAATTGCAGGACGAGTTCCTTATCAACCAGCAGTTACAAAAGAATATAAATTTACAGTTAAAGCAAGACGCTTTACTGGAGCAAATGTTTTATTAGCAGAAAAGCCAAAAACATTTACAGTTAATATTTTAGGAGAAGTAGAAACTTCTATCGAATGGACAACTGCCGCAAGTTTAGGAAGTATTAATGCAAACTTTGTTAGTACGTTTAGTGTTGTAGCAAAAATACTTGACCAATCAATTCTTAGTGCATTATTATATAGAGTTACTGCTGGCGAATTACCTCCAGGATTAAAATTAAATCCAAATGGAGAACTTGTTGGTAAAGTTAATCAGTTTAGAAAATTTAACTCAGAATCAGAACTATGGGAAAAAGGATTATCAACAATTGATAAAAATGCATTTCAACTAGATGGTTCTACAACTACTTTAGATAGAAAATTTAGATTTACTATAGAAGCAAGAGACCGTTTTGGATTCAGTGCTATTTCAAGAGAATTTAATGTTGTAGTTAGTGATCCAGATAATATAACTTATAGTAATATATCTGTTAAGCCTTTTATGAAGCCAGCACAACGAACTCTTTATAATAACTTTATTGGTGATCCTAATATCTTTACACCTGCAAGTATTTACAGACCCAATGATCCTTCGTTTGGTTTACAAAAACAAATTAAAATGTTAATATATGCTGGAATTGAAACAAAATCTATTAGAGAATATGTTGCAGTATCAAGAAAGAATCATTCTAGAAAACAATTTAAACTAGGTCAAGTTAAAACTGCGGTTGCTAAAAAAGCCGGTAGTAACGATATTGAATATGAAGTAGTTTATTTAGAAGTATTTGACCCGTATGAATCAACAGGATCTACTGACGTTAAATCTTCAGTAAGAATGAAAACTGAAGAGCAAATTACAGTTGATAGTGTAGACTATGAAGCATTTGATGATGTTACTAAACAAGGAGCAGGTGTAGCCGTATTTGAAATTGTAAATGCAACAGGACAGATTATTCAAGTATTAGCATTTGGTAACGATCTCGAAATTATTACTAGAACAGGAACTGTAATTTATGATGCGAACGGTGTCATAACAGTTCAGTTATTAAATGGTGATACTGTAACTGCCCAACAAATTGCTACAACAACAAGTGATCCATTTAGATGGAGACCTCAAGGTACACCAATTAAAACAGATAGTGATGCTATACAAATTAGTGATATTACTAACAGTAAACGATATATTAGTAATGTTACAAATATGCGTAATAATATAAAAACAGTTGGACTTACAGAACGTGACTTTTTACCATTATGGATGACTACTTCCCAAAGCAATTCAGTACAAGAGCTAGGATTTGTTACAGGTGTTCCATTATGCTACTGTAAACCAGGAACTAGTGCTACTATATTACTAAATATCGCTAATAGCGAGTTCAATTTTAGACAATTAGACTTTGAAATTGATAGATACATAATAGACGCAACCGAAGGAAATAGCTATGAGCAATATATTCCCTTCGGGAACTATGCCTTTAATGTTTAAAGGCGATAAATATATATACTAGAGAGGAAAAATAATGGCAAGTAATATTGACAATACAAGCATTGATGCTACATATCCTATAGCAGGCCAGGATAACGATAGCCAAGGGTTTCGTAATAACTTTAGCACAATAAAGAACAACTTTACTGCGGCCAAAAGTGAAATCGAAGATCTACAAACAAACACGGCTAAACTTAATGCTGATAATGACTTTCTAGGTAATGAAGTTACTGGTGCAACACTTACTGCTAATACAGAAAAACTGTATGCAGGTGGAACAGTAGTTGGACCTCAAAATATTAGTTTCACTAATGGTAATTTCCAAACATTTACTATTGGTGCAAATATTACACTAACTTTTACTGATTGGCCAGCGGCAGGAAAAGTTGGTAAAATAAGATTAATGTTATTAGATACTTTAGGTGACAGTACTGCAAGAACAGTTACTTGGGCAACATCAGGTGGTGGAACAATTAAATACGATGCTAGTTTTCCTAGCCCATTTGTCGTAGCAAGTAATGTAAATCCAATGGTTATTGACTTTTGGACTTCAGACGGTGGAACTACAGTATTTGGTCACTATGTTAGTACGTTTACTTAATAGGTAATAAATGATCCATCCTTTAGCAGAAAATTTAGCGGTACTCTCTGATAAAGAAATCGATGAAAAAATCGCAGAGCTTACCAAAAAATATTTCCAAACCCGGAACCCAGAAGCAAAAAGACAAATTTCTTTAATGCTAAATGCCCACAAACTAGAAGTGAGTGAACGCCAAATTAAAGCTAGAATGAACAATTCCGGCAATAAAGATCTTGACAAACTTGTTGATATCAGTTAAAATAAGTTAATATGATGAAATTAGATGAGCTTGGAGTTCCACGCTTCAGTCAGCTTGATATCGTAAATTTAATTTATGAAGGAAAAGGTGACAAACTTTCTAAACTTTTAGTAGAGAAGAGTGGTGATGCCGATTTATATAACGAATACCTAAAAAAACTTGGTGTAGATCTTTTACCATTAAAAGAATACCAACCACTCCCATATGATCAAAAACAGTTCGACGAAGCTCTTCAATCAGAATGGTTTATGCCGGACAAGTATAAAGATTTAGATATCTACAATTACGTTTTAAACAAAGCATCTGAACCTAAAGAAATAACAAGGGTGCGTGATGAAATGGACGAATATAAAAAGCGTGGACTATTTAATTTATTAAGATTTCTTGTATATTTGGTAGATATAATGAGAGAAAATAAGATTGTATGGGGTGTAGGACGAGGTTCAAGTGTAGCTAGTTATGTGCTATACTTAATTGGAATACACAAAATTAACTCAATCCAGTATGGACTAGAGTACAATGAGTTCATGAGATAAATACGTACATAATAGGAGACCAAAATGGCAATTAAACAAACTGGACGTAAACAACACGTATCAATGCAAGGTAAAGCTATTGATATGGATCTTTTACGTCAGAAAAACGAATTAACTCCAGCAGTTGGTAATGTTCGTGTAAATGCTCGCGGCGATGAATTAGGCCCAGGTGGCAAAATTGTCCGTAAGCGTGAAGAAGTCATGGCCGATTATTACAGAGACCATCCACAGGCAGTTCCAGATGAAGTGCCTGGACGTGGTGTTGACGAAGTTCAAAAAGAAGATGTTGTTGTACCTAAACCTACAAAAACATCACGCAAAACTAAAGCAAAAGTTGAAGCTAAAACTGAAGTAACACCAGACCCAGTAGTAGAAGCAGAGAAAGATGCTGAATGGGTTGAAGACGACGATGGCAACTTTGTAAAAAAAGGTGACTAATGGAACATTTCAGTAATGTTGACATGGAGGATATGGGTGGCCCAGCCAAACCCGTAACAATTTATAAAGGTCATATTAGACCTCTACATGATCGAGTTATTGTTAGAGAAATGCACTTCGGTGAAATGAAAACTCAAGGCGGCATTATTCTTACACACGATGATGGAAAAGATCGTGGCATTAAACCTCGCTGGGGCAAGGTGTATGCTAAAGGCCACGAGAATAAAGACGAATTTGAAGTTGGTGATTGGATTCTTGTTGAACACGGACGTTGGACAAGAGGATTTAATATGCAACTTCCAGATGAAGACGAAGTTTGTGTTTTACGCACAATTGATCCTACGGGTATTATAGGTTATCAGAAAGAAGAACCTGATAATGCGTACATATCTAAATAAAGGAAATTAAGTTGGAAAACATTAACTTAGAACGTTACGTTGAGTTTGTTAAAGGTGTTACGTCAGTAGAAAGTGATAAGTCCGGTGCATTCTTTGGTAGAGTACAAGAACTAGAAAGTACAACCGGAATTAACATATCATTACTATTAACAGCATCAATTGGATTATCCAGTGAAGGAGGAGAATTTAGTGAAATTGTTAAAAAATGTTTGTTCCAAGGTAAACCACTTAACGATGAAACTGTATTTCATCTCAAGCGAGAACTGGGCGATATTATGTGGTACTGGGCTTCTGCTTGTCGGAGTCTTGGCTTTGATCCTAATGAAGTAATTGCAGAGAATGTTAAAAAACTTGAATCAAGGTACCCAGGAGGAAAATTTGACATCCATCACTCAGAAAATAGAAGTACCGGAGACCTTTAAAAAACTATCCGACGACATTTATGTACTAGACGATCTTGTTCCAAAATGGTTACATACTCAAGCAAAAGAAACAATACCTTCCTTACCCTTACAATTCGGCCATAGAGGTCTTGGACCATATCAAGGATATCAATTTTGGTCTGACCAATGGGGCGATGCTAATGCTAATAAAGAATTAAATGATACTCCTTGGGAATTATGGGCTATATGGTTAATATTAAAAGAAAATAAAAATCTTATTTCTCCAATTGTTGGCAACATTCAATGCAATCAAATACAAGTAAATTTAACAACTAAAAAACATTCCGGTGGACTACACGTTGATATTCAAGACGATTGCCCTGCATATACAATGGTATATTTCTTACAAGGCGATACAGGCCTAGAATTTTGGTCTAACAATCCTGAACATTTAAATCCTAAATTAGCAGAACTATCGCACGGTGTAACTCAAGGAAAAGTTACTGAAGCTGAAGTAGATGCTGAACTCCAACGAACAAAAGAGATGGCTAACAAAGATGGTGGATTACGCACAAAAGACGGAACTTGGTATGAAGATGATTTTGCAAATCATCCAGGAGAAATGTCTTCATATAAAGTTCATTCAGTTCCTTGGAAAGAAGGAAGAATGGTTATATTTCCTAGCAAATATATACATCAAGGCTTACCGATAAAAGAAACAAGTCCTAGAGTTACAGTTGGATTTATTTTTAGTGGCGAAGCTACACCATTTGCAAAAGAACGTAGAATTATTCATTCTATTTTTAACCAAGATAATATAGATAATTGGGGAGTTACGAATGAACAAAAATAATATTTTAGTTTTTGATGATCTAATACCTATGTACTTACAAGAACAAATAGAAGCAGTCATTCCCCATCTTCCATTACGATTTGGACATAGGGGATTAGGATACGACGAAGGATACAAAACATTTAGTGAACAATGGACACGTGAAGTTCAACACGGACTTGAAGTTAGTCATACTAATTTTCTAGCTGATATGCCTTGGGAACTTAAAACAATGTGGTCAATTATACATCATACTAAAACAGATATTTTTAAAAATATTCCAGAAAACTTACAATTAAATCAAGCACAAATCAATTTAACTACAGAAGAACATTTTGGTGGAAAGCATACTGACGCACCTGACGATAGTGAACTTATTGAAAACGATCCAAATTGGTTACCGTCACACACAATGGTATATTATGTACAAGGTGATACAGGTACACGATTTTGGAATAAAGACGAAATGTTTCATGAAGTTGATTTCAAAAAAGGCCGTTGCATTATATTTCCAAGCAGTTATCTACACGAAGGATTGCCGCCAAAAGAAATAAGTCCAAGATGTACAATTGGCTTTATTTTTAACGGATTACCAATACAATCTTAAATTAATACTTGACACACATCTAATTTTAGTTTATAATACTATAAACTGAGGAAACTTTATGCAATTACCGAGTCAAAGATTTAGTATAGGAACTGCTGGGGCAACAGGTATTGCACTAATGGTTTTACATATTACAGGACATTTAATAGGCTGGGCTTGGCCAATTTTATATGTGTTTATAATTTTGGTTGCGGCTGGACAGGAGAATCGAGGCAAATGAAAGAACTTTGGGTAGAAAAATATAGACCAAAAACTATAGATGGTTATGTGTTTAGAGATGAACACCAAAAAGCACAAGTAAAAAACTGGATTAAAGAGAAATCAATTCCGCATTTACTTTTTAGTGGTAATGCTGGTATCGGTAAAACAACTCTTGCAAAAATTCTTTTTAATGAATTAGAAGTCAACGACTATGATATACTTGAAATAAATGCAAGTAGAACTAATAGTGTTGATGATGTACGAGATAAAATTATTAACTTTGTGCAGATGATACCGTTTGGTGATTTTAAAGTTGTATTACTAGATGAAGCAGATTATTTAAGTCCAAACGCACAAGCGGCATTACGTGGCGTAATGGAAGAATATCATTTAACATCACGTTTTATTTTAACGTGTAATTATCCTAACAGAGTTATTCCAGCAATTCATAGCAGATGTCAAGGCTTTCATATTGCACGTATTGATCAAAACGAGTTTACGGCTCGTGTAGCAGAAATTCTTATTACAGAAGGTGTTACTCCAGATATAGATACACTTGACACTTATGTAAAAGCAACATATCCAGACTTACGTAAATGTATTAATATGGCACAAATGAATAGCCAAGAAGGTATTCTTCTTAAACCAAACGAAATGGATAAAGGAGAAGCTGATTGGAAACTAGATATGGTTGAGTTATTTAAAGCAGGTAAAATAACTGAAGCAAGAAAGTTAGTTTGTAGTTCTGCAAAAGCAGAAGAAATGGAAGATGTATATCGTTGGCTTTATGACAACATAGAATTGTTTGGAGATGTAGAAAAACAAGACCAAGCTGTTATTATAATTAAACAAGGATTAGTTGATCATACTTTAGTTGTAGATCCAGAAATTAACTTGGCCGCAACAATGATAAAATTAAATAATTTAAATGGATAAAAACTTTACACATTCAATTGAGGGTTTTATAGGAATTTTTGATAATGTACTTCCTGATAATTATATAACAGATATTATAAAATATTTTGAAGAACTAGATAACACAGGATTCATACAAGCTACTAAAGATTATATTCCAGCACACGAACGAGATATGGGTGAAGTCCAGTTTATAGAACAACACATGATACATCGAGTTCATGGAATATTTTTACAAGATTTTTTCAAAATGGTCTGGGAAGATATTTGGCCTATATACACAAATAAATTTAGCATATTAAAAAATGCACGTATGGAAGCTGATGGACTAAAAATGAAACGTATTAAGCCAGGCGGTGGATTTCATGATTGGCATTATGAATCTGGAAAAGATCAACCTGCTAGAAAAGTTGTAATACAAATGTATTTAAATGATATCGACGAAGCAGGTGAAACAGAATTTTTATATCAAAATAAAAGATTTGCACCTAAGAAAAATAGAGTCCTAGTATGGCCAGCTGATTGGTCCCATACGCATAGAGGTAATCCACCAATTGGTAAGACAACCAAGTATATCTTAACCACATGGATCCAAGAGAGTTTGTCAGCCAGTTAAATAGCTTATTAGTAGTTAATAAAAAAGGAACTGAGTAGCAAAAATGACATACCTTGTAAATGAGGACTGTATCAAATGTAAGCATATGGATTGTGTTGACGTTTGTCCAGTCGATTGTTTTTACGAAGGCGAAAATATGCTGGTCATACATCCAGACGAATGTATAGATTGTGGTGTATGTGAACCAGAGTGTCCTGTAGAAGCAATAATTTCGGATAACATGGACGATAGTGGTGAATGGTTAATATTAAACGAAAAGTATGCTAGTATATGGCCAAACATTTCTAGAAAACGTGAAGAAGACGTACCCGCTGATGTTAAAGAGTGGGAAGGCGTAAAAGGAAAAATGGAACATTTTAGTGAGGCTCCAGGTAAAGGAGATTAAATATGAGATTAAAAGCATCACACATTTTATTAAGTCATAAAGATGCAAATCCTCCTACACATACTCGCGGAATTGCTTTAGCAATGAATGTAGCTGAACAATTAATAAGCGAAATAAAAAGTGGCGGATTATCTTTTGAACAAGCGGCAAGAGAAAATAGTGCTTGTCCAAGTAAAGAACGAGGAGGCGACCTTGGTTGGTTTGAAGAAGAGTCTATGGTAATAGAATTTTCAGCGGCCTGTAAAAATATCCAAAAAGATGACATAGGCCCTCCTTGTATTACACCATTTGGTGTACATATTATTTTGAGGACAGGATGAGTGTAAAATTAGTTTCGTACTCGAAACCATCAGATGATTTTTTAGAAGAAGGATTAGAAGACGCACAAGACTTAATCGCCTTTTGTGCTAGGGTTAGTAATCCTGCTAATCAAATGAATACTGAAACAAGTGCAAAACTTATTAAGTATTTGATTAAGCACAAACATTGGTCACCATTAGAGATGGTTAGTGCCTGTCTTGAAATTAATACTACAAGAGATATAGCCCACCAAATAGTAAGACACAGATCATTTTCCTTTCAAGAATTTAGTCAACGTTATGCAGACCCACAAGATATGAAAGAAGCATTTACTTTTAGAGAAGCACGTTTACAAGATCCAAAAAATAGACAAAACTCTATAGAAGCTAATGATGATGCATTACAAATAGCTTGGGGAGCCAGACAAAAAGGAATAATTGAACAATGTAAAGAAGCATACAACTGGGCATTAGACCAGGGTATTGCTAAAGAACAAGCAAGAGCCGTATTGCCTGAAGGACTAACTAAAACACGACTATATATGAATGGCACACTTCGTTCGTGGGTTCATTATATTGAATTACGTGGCGGGCATGGTACACAAAAAGAACATATGGATATTGCTCATGCTTGTGCCAAAGTAATTGCAGGAATTTTTCCTATAATAAACGAATTAAATGACTAAAGAAAAACCACATTTTTATTTTGAAACTGAACGTTGGGCTGTCAGAAAACACGCACCTATACGCCCTGCTAAAGACTTTGTACCGCCATCTTGGGCTAACCAACAAGTTTATACTAAAAAATGTCCGTACCCAATCGATAGCGATAAGACTGTAAAAGCCTGTCCAGGAATTGGTGACTATATGTCAACAGGGTATATTATACCTGCTTGGTGTGATATAGAGCTTAATCCTAGTCCAGATGGATTAACTTGTGAGGGACGATATTCTGATCCTACATACAATCATGCTTGGCATCCAGCTGATCAACTTAATGATGATATACTACCACAATATAAAGTAAGATGTGCAGTAAAATTAGATAATCCGTGGAAAATGTATGCGGCTCCAGGATGGAGTTTACTTTACCAACCAATGTGGTATTTTGAAAATAAAAACTATGACGTTATACCAGGTATCATTGATCACGACATCGGTGCATTAATGAGTCCAATTAATATAATGTTAAAAGAAATTAAACCTACTACTATTAAAATGGGCGAACCCTTATGTCAAATAATTCCTATTAAAAGAGAAAAAATTATCGCAAGAACTGGTGATATGCGTAAATCAACAGTGGACCGACACAATGCTATTATAGGATTAAAAAATATCATATTTGCCGGATGGACTCGTTGGCAACACGAGAAAAAGGATTATGTCGTAGATGCCCACGATACACACCTGCCAGGCGATACTGATTAGACGTAATAAATTAGTGCTATAAATCCGCTAATGATTATAATTCCTAATAGTAATTGACTTATTTGAAATACCCAATTCATTCTTTATTTATTATTACTCATCTCCGTAAACTTGTAGAACTTCTCGTACAGCATTATGACGTTCAATATCTCCTTGATGGAAACGTACAACATCAATATGCCTAGTTTTATTAAATCGTTCTAATTGTTTTATAAAATCTAATAGTCCGTTACTAGACATTCTATCTGCTTGACGCAAATCACCAGTAACTACCATTTGTGATTTTGTTCCTAACCGTGTTAATAACATCTTCATTTGACCTGTAGTAGCATTTTGCATTTCATCTGCAATTATGAAAGCATTTTTAAAAGTTCTACCTCGCATATAGGCCAATGGTGCAATCTCGATAATATTTTCATTAATCATACCTTGAATTTGGTGTTGGGTATAATGTTCTTTAAATACATCAAAAATTGGCATTGTCCATGGAGCCATCTTTTGCTCCAATGTTCCAGGTAAAAATCCTAAATCTTCGTCGACGCTTACCGCCGGTCTAGTAACCACAATTCTATCCACAATACCACCTTGAAACAGCTTAACTGCCACCTGTACCGCTAAAAGCGTTTTACCAGTTCCTGCAGGACCAATTCCGAAGACTATGTCTTTCTGCGGATCCATTAGTTTTAGCATATAAGATTCTTGGTTTCTGTTTCGGGGAAGTATTTTAATGTCTTTTCTATGTGATTGAAAGTTAATAATATTACTCGTATTTTGAAGATGCCGTTTGGCTCGTTTATTACTCATGCAGTCCTCCTTTATGAGTCAATTTAAGACTATAAAGAACAACTTATTGTGCCGTAAACACAACAAAGTTGCCTCTACATAAGTATTTACTGAGTACGGGGAAAAACTAAACTGCTACTATATGAATGCAGAATAGCTAAATAAGTGTACAGGAGTCTTAGATCTATGCACGACGTAATGGACATTGTTAAAAACATCGAAAGTATCTACGAAAGCGATACCGCTTTTAGCGTTCTAAAAGACTTTGAACGAGTCTTAGATGAGCTTGATATTTACGTATACGAAAATTGGGAAGATGGTGAATTAGCATCAGGCCCAAACATAGAAAAGCATTGGGTAACGTGCGAATTTATGTGGCCTAAAGATAAAATGCCAGATCCTATGGGTGGAAAACGCCTAATAGATTACGACTGCAAAGTTAGTTACGAAAAAACAGCAGTACTTAAACCACGTAAAATACTAGAGCCTGGCGATATGCGTCCAGGTACTAAAAAAGGCAAATTAGATAGACATCCTGTTTGGGTAGTTAAAATCCAAATGCCTAAAGAATTAATTATTAACATTTATAGCGGATATAGAGAACAATTAGATATGGTTTCAGAACCAGCTACAGATGTTGCACCAGCAGTAGACCAAGAAATGCAACCAGCTGATGAAGTAGTAGCAGAGCCAGGCGCAGAACTAGGGGCGGCTCCAGTACCAGTTGAAGGCGAAGTATAATGGGTTTACAAGCAAAAGATCTTAGAAATTTAGTTTATGATATTTTTGAAATTGACTCATTTAAATCAAAAATGGGTGAAGATAAAGATATTGTTGTATTAAGTTTTTCTGTTGCGGCACAAGAGCCAGCAAAAGACTTAATGAACTTTCTAGAAAAAGGTTATCCATTTGTATTAGATTCAGATGTAACATCAGGTGAACAACCTGACGGAACATATAAAGTTTTTGTTGAACTAGAACGTGGAAGAGATATTCCATCACAAATTACTGAAATAGTTGATGGTGTACAAAAACTAGCCGATTTAGATGACCTTAAATTTAGATACTACAAAAGTTTTGATAGCTTAAAAGCTGATGAAATAAACATAGCTGAAACAGTACCTTTAGATGTTGAAGGGTATGAAATTAGAGTTAACGAAAATAACTTAAACAACTATAAAAACTTTTTCAAAAAAAGCTATGTAGACAGCATTGAATTATTGCAAGACAACCTCACATTTAAAAAACAGTACGCAGAACCAATAAGATTTAAAGTTAATGATTTTGGTAAATCAACAGATATGTTTAATAAAATTACTGAATCATATGACGCCAATTCTTTTGCAGAGATTATTTTCCTTACTAAATATTTAGGAGATTATGATATTGCAAAATATGGTGACAAGTATTTAATTGAAAACACAGGTTACACATTAGTATTATCAAAACAGTAAAGGATTAAAATGGCGAGAGAGAATTACAGAGACGCACTTTCGATAATCTTAGACCATGAAGGTGGTTACGTTAATCATCCTAAAGACCCGGGTGGTATCACTAATATGGGTGTTACTAAACGGACTTATGAAGAATGGGTAGGACACGAAGTTGATGCTGACACTATGAAAGCATTAACTGAAGATGATGTTGCTCCTATCTATGAAAAGAACTACTGGGGCAGAGTTCATGCAAACGATTTGCCCGCCGGTCTAGATCTGTGCGTATTCGACTTTGGCGTAAACGCTGGCACAGGACGAGCCGCTAGATACCTACAAGAGCTAGTCGGAGCAGGAGTAGATGGGGCTATAGGCCCAAATACAATTAGTAAAGTAAACGAATTTGTTGAAGCAAACGGTGTAGAAATAGCAATCCGTGAGTACCAAGATGCTAGGCAAGGATATTACGAAAGTTTATCCACATTTGAAACATTTGGAAGAGGCTGGAGTAGACGAGTAAGCGAAACATCGAACATAGCCTTAAATATGATATGAGAACGTGTCAAAACTGTGGACGTGAACACGAAGGTAGATTAGTTGAAGAATTTAAAGATGGCGATAATAAACCAATAGAAATTATAGTTTGTTACCACGCCCGATACGAAGAATCAGCCTGGGGCCAGGCTACTGTAGATATGGAGTAAAAATGATTAAAGAAAAAGTAATGGAAGCATTACACGAACATTTTGGACAAGATGTAGTAATAGAACCTAAACATAGTATAATCGACGACTTAGATGGCGACGATATGGATATGATTGAGATCTGTTGTGCCATAGAAGAAAAAGCAGGTATTACTATGCCTGAAGATAAAATGGAACATCTTGTTACTGTAGATGATATAATTAAATTAGCGGAGAGTTGTTAATGGGAATATTTAGTACCGTTAAAATTTTAATAATATTAGCAATACTCAGCGGTATTGGTGGTGCTTATGTGTATGTAAAAACACTTAAAGCTGACCTGGCTGTTAGTGAAGCTAATAATATGAAATTAGAACAAAGCATTTCTGATCAAAGAGCTGTTATAGAACAAGTACAAGCTGATTTTAAAAAACAACAAGAAATTAGTAAAAAATTACAAGAAACAAACTTAACACTTGCTAAAGAACTAGCAGATACAGAAGAAAAATTTAATAAAGTAAATGCATCAGGCAAAAAGCGTGATGTAGGCGCCCTTGCTCTTAAAAAAGCAAAAATTATGGAAAAAGTCATTAACAAAGGTACCGCAAATGCGAATAGATGTTTTGAAATCGCTACAGGTTCACCTTTAACGGAGAAAGAGAAAAATGCAACGAAGAAGTCTCAGATCAATCCTGAGTGTCCTAGTATTGCTAATCCCAATTACGTTCCTTACAACTAGTTGTAGTACCGTAAAAAAGCTGGACATTTTTAAAACAGAAGTTGAACGTCAACCGCTCAACCTAGAACTTCCTGATCCGCTTAAAGTAGAGGATTTAAAGTGGTATATAATTAATTCAGAAAATGCTTCAGAAGTTCTTGAAAAGGTTAAACAATCTGGTCACGATCCAGTTCTGTTCGGACTCACAGATGAAGGTTATGAAACTCTTAGTATAAATTTTGCACAAATAAGAGCATATATTATTAAACAAAGAGAAATAATTAATCAGTACAAAGAATATTACGAATCCGAAGACGATAAAAATAAAAAATAATTATCTATATACTTAATAGGCATATCTTATGCCTATTTTTTTCTTAATAAGACCACCCGGAATAAAAAAAACTAAATACTATTGTCATGGACATATCGACTATTAGGAAACACACTATCTTCTTGAAGTGGTGGTGGTTCTTCAGTTTATTAATAGTTGCGACTATAGGGCTATTTTTATTCGACGTACACACTACTCTTTGGATACAAGATAAAACGAAACTATCGTTTTTCATCTTGGCCATCTTCTATGGTATGACAGTTCATTGCGGTTATGAATCCTGGTTGTTAAGTAAACTAGCAAATAAAGAATTAGACGAAATTAAAAACGTAGACATTCGACACGAAACAGGATGGTTCGCTTCGGATGTTTTATTAACAATGGGGCTAATTGGTACTGTTGCTGGTTTCATATTGATGTTAGCAGGAGCATTTCATGGAATCAATATATCAGATGTATCATCAGTTCAACAAGCACTGGCAAACATGGCAGTAGGAATGTCTACTGCTCTTTACACTACACTTACCGGTTTAATAACAAGCACACTATTAAAATTCCAGTACTTTAGGCTCCAACAAGACCTCGAAAGGTACAGGAATGAGATTTCTTCGACTTGATCGAATTAGAACATACGGTTCCCAAATAGCATTTATTGATTTGCTATTTAATACCTTAGTGGGTTTTGTTTTCCTTTTTGTTTTAGCTTTTATCTTAATAAATCCAGTTGCTAAAAAATCTAATGTAGAAGTAATTGCAGAATTTATTATAACAACTAGCTGGCCTGATAATAGTGCAGACGATATTGATACTTGGGTCAAAGACCCGGCTGGCAATATAGTTGGCTTTAAACAAAAAGATCGTGGCTTAATGAATCTAGATAGAGATGACTTAGGTAGATCTAATGACACTATTACAACTACATCTGGCGACAAAATTTATGTCCGTCAAAATATAGAACACGTAACAATTAGAGGCATCATTCCTGGAGAATATATTGTAAACGTACATTTATATAGACGTACTCCTAGACACGATGTTGCAAAAAATGATTATTTTGAAATAATACCTGTAAGGGTTAATGTTGAAAAATTAAACCCATATGGTGTCGTTTATATTAAAGAAGTAATGTTAACTATAAAAGGTGAAGAAAAAACTGTTCTTAGATTTACTGTAGACGAAGATGGCAAAATTACAGATATTAATGAATTACCTTACCAAATAGTTCAAGGTATGGGTGGCTTAGATTCCCAGGGAGACAATTAATGATTATACAAGGACACATCTTTTTAGTATTTGTACTATTATTACTTGGTGCATTAACCTTATGGATCTTTATTACTGCATCTAGATCTAGATGGTTTGTTAAAGCTATAGTTACTATAACACTATTATTATCTATATCAAGTGCTTGGATAGGATTAAGAGCAATATATGGCTTTCCGTATAATGCACACCCTAATAACGAAAGTTATTACCTTGTTGGCTCTTATATTGTAGAACCTAACCCTAAAACTGGTAATAAGGGTAACATCTTTTTGTGGTTAATACCTAAAAAAGAAGAAGATAAAAAAATGGAATGGATAGATAAGTTAGGATTAGTGGTTAATACTACTGTACCACGAGCTTGGGTTATACCATATACTAGACAAATGCATAAGCAATTAAGGGGTCTTGACGAACAACGTAAAGGCGGAACAATAGCTGTAAAAATTGGTAAGAAAAAAGGCAAAGGCGAATCACATACAGGTACAAACGAAGAACGTCAAAAATTTGTTCCATACATACTACCAGAAAACTTTAAACTTGAAAAAACATATAAAGAACCAGAACCAGTACCTCTTAATGAACCAACAGCTGACGGTTGGCTCGGGGGAGAGTCTTTAGTATCCCCTGATGGTACCCCAGATACTAATAATAACACACAAGAACAGCAATTACCTACCGATCGAGGTGGCAGTACCAACGTTATTCCATAAACCACATCCTGATAAATAATAGTATATTATTAAAGGAGCAAATATGTGGTTTTTTCTTATAAAAGCTATTGCAGGAAGTATTTTAGGCGGCGCAACTGAAAAATGGTTTCGCGGCACAAAACTAGGTGTCTGGTTTTATAATAAAATAGATGAATTATACACTTGGGCGGCAAAACGCTACCACATAAAACTGATAACAGACGAAGAAAAGCAGATGAAAAAATTCCCTATTCTTAAAGAAAAACTAGAGGCTATGGAAAAACGCATTAACAAGTTGGAGAAAAAATAATGAATGAATTAAACGACCTGTCCTTACAGTTGACAGATGTAATGATGCCGTGGATAGGAATTCTAATCTCCATCATGATAGCTATTTGGTTTAAAGACTGGGCTACTAAACTTGCCAAAGGTATAGCATTTAAATTAAACCCACAATTTAAAGAAGGTGATAAAGTTATACTCGATGGCGAAAGAGCTTTAATTGTTAAAATAGGAATGACTGAAACTGTATTCGGTATTACTAAAACAGGTGGTGAATGGGATGGCGACTATATTTGGCGTTATGTACCCAATGATAGAATACCATTTCTAAAATTAGAAAAAGTTGTTTTTGATCATACTCCTCATAATAATAGATCAGCGATTCATGATAATCGCGAAGAGATTAAAAAAATTAAAAATGGAGACAAGAAGTGAGTGATAAAATTCAAGTAAAAGAAACTAGTCGGGAATATGAATTAGATAAAGCAGATTTAGTTCCTGCATCTGGTGACGAAGACGGTACTTGGTATAATCAAACAGCTGGCGTTCTTGATAAGTTTAGAGTTATACCTAGACTAATTATGTTAGCTTACATCATGGCATTCTATCAATCAGTTACATGGTTTATGGCTTTACCAGATCCAACTAATTCTCAAGCTATGTTTATCTCAACTATAGTTGGTGCTGGCGCGGCATTCTTTGGATTGTATGTTGGTAAGCCTGGTGCATCAATGCCCAAACGCAAATAATCAGCATTTTTAACTATCATTAATTGTTAAGATAAGTACTAGTATGGCAAATTACTATGACATACTAGAGATTCCTCGAAATGCTTCAGAAACGGATATTAAAAACGCTTTTAAGAAAAAAGCGATGACGCACCATCCTGACCGAGGTGGAAACGAAGAACAATTCAAACGAATTAACGAAGCATACGATACTTTAAAAGATCCACAGAAAAAATCAATGTACGATCAATTCGGTACTACTGATCCACACCAACATAGACCTCAAGGACAACAATATCATTTTCATGGTGATAACATTAACGTAGGAGATATATTTGACCAAATGTTTAATGGAGGCGATAATCCATTTTTCGGACGTGGCTTTCAACAAAGACGAAATCAAAATGTAACAATAGCCGCAGATATTGAATTAGAAGATATTATAACAGGTAAAAGTTTTATTGCATCATTTAGGCAACAGAATGGACAAGAGCATACAGTTAATATTGATATACCTAGAGGAGTACGCCCTGGAGATACAATAAATTTTAGAGGTATGGGTGGAAATGAGTACTTTCCAGGTAGACAACCAGGGGATCTTCATGTTAAAATACGTGTAAAGAAACACCCCATATATGATGTAGATGGTATAGACCTTTATGTAAATAAAAATGTTGATGTTATTGATCTTATCCAAGGCACAAGTATTGCCGTTGACACAATCCATGGAAAGAAATTAAATGTACAAATCCCGGCTGGTTCAAACCCTGGTACAACGTTTAGTGTACACGAACAAGGGTTACCAGATCATAGAACTAGAAGAACTGGGTCATTGTTTATTAAGATTAATGGCATTACACCTAATATTAACGACAAACAAACACAAAAAAAATTAAAAAACTTATTACGATGAAATTAATAGAAGCTCCAAATAGTTGGTTAGAAAAAACAGTAAAGCCGTTTGATTTTACTGAGCATAATGCTTTAGATATAGAACGCGATATGATATCTATTATGGATGAGAAACACGGTGTCGGATTGGCGGCTAATCAAGTAGAATTAGATGCACAAATTTTTATTATGAAGCCTGTAGAATTAAAAGGCTATGAAGATGACAAAGCATTTGCTATAATTAATCCCAAAATAACTCACGTAACAGAAGAAACAATTATAGGTGAAGAAGGGTGTTTAAGTTTTCCTTTTTTATATATTAAAGTAAAACGTCCAGCTGGATTGATAATAGATTGTCTTGACAGTAAGCAAAAAGAGTGTACAATAGAGTTACAAGGTTGGAATGCTAGAATATTTGGGCATGAATACGACCATTTATACGGAATTAATTTTATAGATAGAGTAAGTAAGCTAAAGCTCAATATGGCTAAAAAGAAGCGACAGAAGTACTTTAAAAAATATGATAAATTATATAATAGAAGGTAACTAAATGGTAGAACCCAGTGAACAATTACAGTTGGTTTTTGATAAAGCAGTAGATGTTTCAAAAAAGTTAAAGCATGAATACGTAACTATTGAACATTTATTGTTTGCCATGCTCTGTGAGGAAAGCTTCGCAAAAATTTTAGAAGGATTCGGAACTGACCACGAATTAATTAAAAAGAATCTTGAGCATTATCTAAAAAACAACTTACAAGCTATCGAAACTGCTGAAGTTCAAGGTAAAAAATACAAGCCTAAGAAAACTCATGCTGTTGAACGTGTTCTTAATAGAGCATTTACACAGGTATTGTTTAGTGGACGACAACATATTGAAATATCAGACGTATTTCTTAGTATGATGAACGAAACTAAATCATGGGCATACTTTCATATTGCTAAAGCAGATGTTGATAAGACTAAATTTGCAGATTATTTAAACAACGAATTAGAAGCCAATTATGAAGATGAAGAAGTATCAGGATTGGCTACTAGAGCATTACGTTCATTTACAACAAACTTAAATCAATCAGTTGATGCAGGTAAAATTGATCCTGTAGTAGGTAGACACGAAGAATTAGATACAATTGCATTAGCACTTGGTAGACGTTCAAAGAATAATGTATTACTTGTTGGTGATCCTGGTGTAGGTAAAACTGCTATAGCAGAAGGACTTGCTTGGAAAATTGTAAAGAAAGAATGTCCTGTATTTTTACAAGAATATAATGTTTATAATTTAGACATTGGTTCTATGTTAGCCGGTAGTAAGTATAGAGGAGATTTTGAAGAACGCTTTAAGTTAGTAATTACAGCATTAAAGAAACGTGGTAAAACTATTGTGTTTATCGACGAAGCACATATGATTAGTGGAGCAGGAGCGGCTGGTAGTAGCAGTTCAAACGATCTTGCAAATATGTTAAAACCTGTATTAACTAGAGGCAATATTAAAGTAGTTGCATCTACTACTTGGGAAGAATTCCGCAAGTACTTTGAAAATGATAGGGCATTAATGCGTAGATTTGCTAGAGTTACTGTTGATGAACCTAGTAAAGAAATTACAAAAGAAATTTTAATGGGAATTAAAAAATATTATGAAGAATTTCATAATACTACTATTACAGAAGACGCTGTTGATGCCGCAATTAAGTTAAGCATCAAATATCAAACAGATAAAAAGCTACCTGACAAAGCTATTGACTTACTTGATTGTGCTTGTTCTAGATTTAATATTAAATCAGTTACAACTCCGGATAATAAATTTGTTCAGGCCGAAGAAATACAATTTGAATTAGCAAAAATGGTTAATCTTCCTGAAGAGCAAATTAAAGAAAAAGAAACAAGTAATCTTGCTAATTTAGAGAAGAATCTTCAGGGTGAAATTTATGGACAAGATAAAGCTCTTAAAAATGTAGTTGATAAAATTCTTGTTGCCCAAGCAGGACTTAAAGAAGAACGTAAACCAATTGGTTCTTTTGTGTTTATGGGTCCAACAGGTATAGGTAAAACTGAAACTGCTAGACAACTTGCATTCCAACTAGGTGTAAAACTTGTTAGATTTGATATGAGTGAATTCCAAGAGAAGCATTCTGTTGCTAAACTAATTGGTTCACCTCCAGGATATGTAGGATTTGAAGAAAATGCAGGGCAACTTATTACAGCATTACAAGAAACACCTAATTGTGTTTTATTACTAGACGAAATTGAAAAGTCACACCCTGATGTTAGTTCATTGTTATTACAAATAATGGATAACGGATTTATTACAGGTAGTAACGGTAAAACAGCAGATTGTAGAAATATTATTTTAATATTAACAACTAATTTAGGGGCCGAAGACGCAGAAAAAACACTAATAGGATTTGGTTCTGAAGAGCCTGACTTTGAAGATGCTGAACTTAAACGATTCTTTCCACCAGAGTTTAGAAATAGATTAGATGGTGTTGTTACATTTAGTAAATTAGATAAAAATACAATGATAAAAATTGTTGGTAAGTTCTTAGTACAATTAAAAACTATGTTAAAAGATAAAGATGTTGACATTACTATTTCTGATGAAGCTATAGATGTATTAGTTGATAAAGGCTTTAGTCAAAAAATGGGTGCAAGGCCATTACAGCGAGTTATAGATAATGATATTAAACGTCCATTATCTAAGATGTTATTGTTTGGTAAATTAAAAGATGGTGGAAAAGTTAACATAGCCGTTAAAGATAAGGAATTTGTATTAAATATAGAAGAAGTTGAACATACAATCCATTAGGGGAGTATGCATGATAAAATATGAAACTAAAAAATTATTCTATGACAAGTATCTGTATAAATTGGGAGTATATAATCCTTTAGGATTTATATTCCGCAATAAAAATCTCACCCACGCCCGAGCAGTGATCGACGAACTACAATTACATCAAGAAGAAGACCAACCAATACAATATAAAACGTGTGCAGATGCTTTACGGCATATCGATATTAATGTAGATGAATTACACGATTTAAAATACTTATTAACACAATTCCAAGAAGCAGAAAACTTTATGGTGCGTTGCGAACAACGTAAAGTTGGAATATTTTCAAATAATGACACATGGCTTAAACTTATAGGTAAAAAACTCGATTGTGTTTGTGATTTTTACGAGCCAGCAGAATCTACAGCAAATTTACTCCTTGAAAACAAGAATATTTTAGTTAGAAATATTCCATTTGCGTACCAGTATAAAGTAACATTAGGATCTGGCAAAATTGACCCTAATTTTTATGACTGGGCAAAATCAAATCCAGACAAAGTACGAGTAAGTCCAGGGCTTCTTAAAGCTATCGGCGAACGAGGGTACGTAAAGGGCAAATATCTATATCTACGTGACGAAAAAGTGTTCACTCTTGCTATGTTATTTTTATCTGGCAATATTAGTAGGGTAGACACAATAATTGTAAAGCAGGATATAGATAAATAATAGTATGTCCAGTATAAGCGAAACAATTTTAACACAGAATGTACATCCCGGAGATAGTACTCCTCAAACAGTAGTTGGGGAAGCATTTAAAGGCGATGGCTATTATGGTAGAGCAGATGGATTTCATACTGTTCAGTATAATGTTGTCGATTTTAATGGTACTATTAAAATGCAGGGTACATTAGCAACAACGCCGGTTGATGCTGATTGGGGAGATATTGCTGGTACAGAAGAATCAGGGTCAGGAAACAGTTATTTTAAGAACTTTACAGGCAACTTTGTATTTGTTAGGGCTTACGTCACATATACAGCCGGTACAGTAACGTCTATACTGTTAAATCATTAGGAATATAGCATGAAACACTTTATTAACGTAGTTTGGGAAAAGAAAGTTGATGATGTAGACGGAGTAGTTGCTGATGCAGTTATTAATTGCGCCGATGAAGCATTACTTGAAGATGAAACAAACTATCAACTAATGGAAACTGAACAGGGTGGACTTGTATTAACTGTAGAAACACATAAAGCCCTTAAAGACTCCGAATCCACAATAGTAGCTGAACGTATTGCCAATAAATTATTCGATTTAGGCTACAATCACTTCGACGTAGAAATTTCCGTATAGTCATTAAGTCTGATAAATACTCTATATAGGAGGATTTTGTTATGGCTTGTAATAACGACCAATGTTCCAGCGATAGATGTACGTGTGATCCATGCGAATGCACCTCTCAAATGCGTTGTGAATGCTGTACTAGGACAGAAGACTAATTATGAAAATAACTGAATTTATAGATAAACAAGACCCAGCCGAGAAGCCAGAGTTAGGCTTTAATGTTGTAGAGGACCTTCATATTCATATGAAGAACGATCCTATGTTTTATCGTAAACAATATTATCCAACAATTGCTGGTATGCAGGACAACTTAAAGTCAGGCAATCCGATTGATACGAAACTAGCGATGTTACCCATGGTTAAACAAGGCATTAACCATTATTGTGCCAAGTATAACATTCCACGAAAGCCTGAAGATTTGCTACAACAAGAAGAAATAGATTCTTTAGTTGAAAAAATCTATGGTGAGGAAATGGAGTTAATAAGACAAGGTGATTATTAATGCGTTTACGCCATGTATTTGAAGCAGACGGAAAAACTGCGGTATTTGCCTTCGGGCGAATGAACCCACCTACTATTGGTCATGGCAAATTAGCAGACGTAGTAAAGCAACAACCAGGCAGTCCTTTTTTATTCTTAACCCACACACAAAAACCTAAAACAGATCCATTAACATTTGCAGAAAAAGTTTTTTTTGCCCGTAAGTGTTTCGGTGACGGTATCTCTATAGGCCACGATAGTGTTAGAACTATTATAGATGCTATGAAGTTCCTATATGCTAGAAGATTTACAGATATTATATATGTTGCGGGCGATGATCGTGTAAAAAGTTTTGATGAATTATTAAACAAATATAATGGCGGCGATGATTATACATTTAGTTCTATAAATGTTGTAAGTGCAGGACAACGTGATCCAGATGCCGAAGGTGCTGAAGGAATGAGTGCAACTAAAATGAAAACTGCGGCGGCTGAGGGTGATCTTCAAACTTTTAAATCAGGTGTATGTAGTACAGATCCTAAAGTAGCAACAATGTTGTACAATAAAGTACGTGATGGAATGGGAATCAAAGAAGGTGAAATAATAGAATCAGAAGCAGATTTTTATCCACATTTATATAAGAAAGAAGACGGCGTATTTTACCGAGGAGAAGGTAAAGGGGGCAAAGGTTTAGGACTAGGTGCATTAGGTAGAGGAGTTTATCTTACATGGACTGAGTCTGCCGCGAATGCATTTTCAATACATCATGGTGCTGATGGTGAGATTGTTAAGTATAAAGTAAAGCCAGGGTTAAAAATAGCTGATTATCAAAGCGACGAAGTAGCAGATATCAAAGCAAAAATGGGACTTAAACCTTGGGAGTATACTGGAGATAAAATGTACTCAGCAATACTAACAATGGACTTAAAAGAAGCAGGATATGATGGAGTAGTTAGTGATAAAGCTGTTGAAGGTTTATTAATCTTTGACGCAAGTAACGTAACCCGAATAGAAGGAGATTCTAATCAGTAAACTAAAGTCTAGATATTGTGTAAAATGCGAAGCGATGTATCAATGGCAATGTTCATGTCCGAATAACGTAAAGCATAAAAACATTATGAAAACATTTCATAAAATTAGCATGGGCAAAGTAGACGAAGCAAGTAAATATTGTGGAATAGATAAAAAGTAAAATGGATATAGAAAGATTAAAACAATTAGCAGGGGTTAACGAGTTTCAAGGATACTCTGAATACAAAATAGACGAGAATCCTAGTATAACTGCCGCGGCATTAAAGAAAAAAGAAAAAGAACAAGGTATTAAACCAGGTACAGAAGATTGGTTCAAACTTTGGTTTAGTAGACCTTTCATGGTTGCAAGTAACGTACCATTTAGGGGGCGTAAAAAATGAAAATAACTGAAGTTTTAGGTTACAAACAAGAATGGATAATAATGCCTCAAACAATTAAGCCACAAGGTTTAATACATAAAAAAGGTATTGGTCCAAATAACAGATTTGACTTTAAAAACAAAGGCAATAATAAAGCTAATGAAAGTATGAGCTTTGCCGCTGGTCATAAAGACAAAGAAAAAGGTTACTGGACTAGCGATACTGATTCAGGAAGCCGTTATGGTGATGACTTTTATAAAAATTCAGACAAGTATATGTATGGTGATGAAGAACCACCTGAAAATCCTGATTACGATCCAGAACTAGATTTAAATTTGTCTAATTCAAATATGCGTGAAGTGTTTGACGAGCTTGGATTTGGAGATCCGGACTCTAATGTCCCTATAGACGAGTTCATTGCATTCACTACTCAATGGTTAAAACGACATATAGGCAAACGTTCAGCAGAGGAACCTACTACAGTAGATAAAAGTGGCGGCGGTGCTACAATGATTGGTGGCGGCAAACGTGAAGGTTACTTTAATGAAGTAATAATGATGATGAATAAAATTGCACGTATTGGAAAACAACGTGGTGCAACTCATGTTTGGGCGGCATAATGAAATTACGTCAGTTATACGAAGGTGTCGGCAGAATTACAAAGCAGAATCAAACATCTGACGTAGGCCCTGACGAAATTAAAAAACAAGCCGCTAAATTCGGAAACAAAGTTGACAAAGATGGCCGTCCTGGCTACTTTATGCACGATAAAGCATACAAAAATACTAACCCTAATACACTTTTTAATTTAGGAATGTCAGAATCAAAAAACTCTATTGCATATACTGACCCTAACTTTGATAATGAATGGGGCGAAGCAAAACGTTACAAGGAATTTAAAAATATAGGTAAAGATAAATGGATTGCTCTTGCTAAAAAAGGTAAAGTAGTAGACTATGATGCTGAAACAGTTAAAAAGATTAAAAATACTGAAGCTGGTAACGTAAAAGATTGGGATAAAATAGATCCTGTACGGAAAAAAAGAGTAGTACAACAATTACAAACAGGTAAAATTGAATTACCTATTGTTGCAAGTTATAGTGATGGATGGTTAGAGCTTGTAGGTGGTAATACAAGACTTACCGCGGCAATAAGAACAACTGGTAAGGGTAAAGTATGGCAATTTGATGTTCCAGATAACCTACAAGAAAAAGAAGCTAAAGGTTTATCAAGTAACAGCAAAATTTATGTAGACATGGATGGAGTACTTGTAGATTTCTTTGGTGCTTGGACTAAATTAATGGGAGTTAAAACTTGGAAAGACATTTCGAATGTAAATGTAGGACTTGATAAAATTAGAAATACTCCAGACTTTTGGACTAAACTAAAACCAACATCTAATGCCGATAATCTATTAGGCATTATTAAACAAATTAAAGGAAGTTACATAATTCTTTCTGCACCGATGGCAGACGATCATAGAGTTGAGCCTAGTAAAAGAGAATGGGTGCAAAAGAATTTAAAAGCATTTCCACCCGATGATGTTATTATTACAACTAATAAAAAACAATATGCTGTACAAAAAGATGGAACACCAAACATCTTAATTGATGACTTTGGGCAAAATGTTGCTAAATGGGAAGGTGCTGGTGGAATAGGATTTAAACATAAAGATCATAAGTTCGAAAGAACTGCTAAAAACTTAGAAAAATATTTTAAAGAAGGTGAATTAATTCCTAATCCTAAAAACAGCTTTGCTGTAGATACAGATTCATCATCAGATTTTCTTAGAGTAGGAACAAATATAGCAAATGTAAAAAAATCAAAAAAAGATGATAAAAATGCTGGTGACCCTAGCGTTATGATAGCACCTTATGGTGGCAAAGGTGAAAAGAAACATTTAAAGAAAAATTTAAAACGTATAGGATATAAAACTAAAGATGTAGACGGCAATGTAGATACTAGATACGATACTCCAGAAAGTATAGTTATTAGTGAAGGTCCTTTAAAAATGAAATACAGCGATTTTAAAGACTTTGTTGCTGATAAAGTTAGACAGCCACAAAAAGGATATGGCAAATCAGAATATGACCCAAGGTTATTAAAGAAAATATATGAACTTCTTTCAGGTCATGATGTAACGTGGGATGGTAAAAACTATACTATACATGATGATGAACATTCGCCTAGAGCACACGCTAGAAAAGGTAGAAATCCAGCTACAGAGCGTGAACTTTCAAAGGGTGAAGAAAAAAGCAAAGAACGTATTGTTAAGGGCATGAAAAAAGACAAAAAAGGCTTCACAAAACGCTATGGCGATGACGCTAAAGCAGTTATGTATGCTACAGCTACGAAACTAGCAAAAGCATAAATACTAAAGCTAGGAAAAACTATGAGATTTAACGAGCTTAAAAAATATAAGGATGGCAGAGTAGTAAAACCCCGCGATCCTAATTGGAAACAGATGCAAGATCTTAAAAAGAGTGGTGCGTCTGGTTCTCATGGTGATAAAACTAAAGAAATTCCACGCAAAGCAAAATACAAAGACAAAGACATTGAAGAAAGTCCTATAAAACAAGATAAAGACAATCCAATTGCAAAGCCATATGCTGATATGCCAGAGTGGAAAGCTCTACACGATATGGATGATGAAATTATCCAAGCATATATCAAACATAAAACGAATGTATCAGAAGCTGATGACAATGCTCCAGCAAGACTTTTAGGAGTTGCTGAAGCTCATTTAGGCTATGGGTTAGAACTAGCTCAACACGTATTAGATAAAAAATACGGTCCTGCTGAAAGTATGTCAAGAGTTATTGTAGACGGTTGGCCAGACGCAATTGACAAAATACATAACGTATATAAAACAAGATCAAACGGCGAAAGCATTAAAGAATTTATTGACGATCGAGTTGGAACAGTTGTAAGAACAATTAAAGGACGTAGAGTAAAAATAATACAAGCTGATCCTAAAGCTGGAGTATATAAAGTAGAATTTCAAAACGGTGACACAAAGTATATGAACCGCGATGAACTAGATCTTGAACATCCTACAGATGCATTAGGTAAAGCTACTAAAAGACGTGATTGGAAACATCCATGGGATATAGGTGAAGCAAAAGAAAAAATGTGTCCTGAAGCCTGTTGTGGTGTGCCAGTTAGCGAATGTCATTGTCCACCAGATTGTCCTCATTGTGATTGTAATGCAATTAAAGAAGATAAAGAAAAACCAACTGATAAAGAAATTAAACAAGCAAAAGGTATTGCTTTTGATAAAAGATATAAAGATGGCAATTACACTGGAGCATCAAATACTATTGAAAAACTTAAAAAAGGATTATCAAAACATCCAGACGTTGCTAACGCATTAAAAAGAGCAAACGAAGATCTTGATTCAAAATCGCATAAAGCATATTCATCAATGTGGCACAAATCAAATCCGATCGGACGTAACTGGTTAGATCCAGATGATTATGATGCCGATGCAGAAGGTACGCATATGATTACTGATACACCAACAGAAATGCACATCTATAAAGTACCTGCAAAAAATTATGACGAAGCATTTGATAAATGGCTAGATGGCAAAAATAGTGATAGAGTTCAAGACCACGAATTTTATGATTCAACTAAAGACTACTCAAGCGAACACCAATATTGGGGACGTATTGATCCATCAAATGATGAAATGAATTGGCCAGATCATCCTAGTAATAGAGATCCAGAAGATGACGACTGGACAGATGATGATGAAAAAGAATTTGGTACTGCCGCACGTGATCTAACAAATGTTCCAGGACGTGAATATGATGACGATGATGAAGAAGAAGCAAAAACATTATCAAAAGATAAAAAGGAAGCATTTATGTCTGAAGAAAAATTTGGCGTTACAGATTTAGAAGACTATAGAGAAAAAATGAAAACTCTTTATAGTTTAGAACGCTATATGAAAAGCGATCCGGAACTTGCTGATGAAGTAAGACGTAGATATAGAGAATTAGCAACGTGGAAAGTTAATTATGATAAAGAAAACGCTGAAAATTATGAATCACAAATATATGATGGTATGAAAGAAATAGGCGAAACAGCTACAGCTGGTTCAACTAGTGCTGGTGCTATTGCTACAGTGGCTAATCCTGTTCTTGCATATCATAATCCTAAGAAAAAAGGTAAATTTGGAGCACCTAAGGCACCACAAAAGAAAAAAGCTGACGGTACAACAGTAAACGCCTTAGATATGGGTAATAATTTAATGGGTGGCACACCTGTAAAGCGATAAATATACAATAAGGAAACACTATGCGAGAAAAAGAAATAACAAAACAAGAAGTTCAAGAAGATTTAGCTGACTTGGCTCATAAAGTTGAGCAAGACCACGAAATCCAACTCGCTAGAGCTGAATTATATAAAGCCGCAAAATATTCTATTAAACTTCATGAGATGATGAAAACTATGTCTGAAGAAGAAGGCTTAGACGGATGGGTTTCAGCTAAAATTACTAAAGCATCAGATTATTTAAGTACAGTTTATCATCATCTTGATTATGCAACAAAATTTGATTCAGCAGGCGTTACAGAAGGAACTAAACCTGCCGATCCTTATGGTCCAGGAATGAATAAGTATGGAATTCATACTACAAAATTCAAAGGTGAACCTTTTAAAGTATTCCAACATAATAAACTAGTAGGTGAATTTGATACTATAGAAAAAGTTAATAAATTTTTAACTGATTTAGTAAACAAAGAATCTACTTATAAAGAAACATTACATAACAAATTAAAGGACGCTGTAAAATGAAAATTCGCGATTTAATTAGCGAAGGTCCTTTTGCGAAAGCTGTAGGTCAAAAAGCCAAAGCTGGTTGGACACAAGGTGGTCCAATCACAAAACTTGATAAATCAGTTCGTGGCTCAAACATAGCAAATAAAATGAGTGGCTATGCGGATATGTTTAATAAAAAACATGGCTCTGCCGTAAAAGCAAAAGACCCAACTGGTATCTTACCAGGTCAGGCGATGGATAAAAAAGGAAGAATTCCTTTTGCAGATCCTAAGGCAAAAGGGAAAGCGGATAAAGGAGCAAAAGCAGATCCTAATGTGCAAAAACAACTTAAAGCACTCGCGGCAGAAAATGCAGAATTAAAGAAACAAATAAATCAATTAATGATACAACTTAAAAAAGGTGGGGCATAAATGTTTTTAACAATAGGATTTATAATCGGTTTTGTAGTTGGTTGGTGGGTAAACGAAAAAGTTGAAGACCTAGCTGGCAAACTTAATCCGTTAAACTGGTTAAAGAAGAAAAAATAAATGAGATTTCAACAATTTGAAAGAGATGCTTTAATTAATTACGGTAAGAAGCACGGCTACATTACTGAAGGTATGTCTGACGAAGAAATAAATGAAATATTACCTGCACTTGCTGGCATAGGAAGAATGGCGGCGAAGGGTGCAGGAGCAGTAGCAAAAGGTGTTGGTAAAGTAGGAGCCAAAGCGGCAAAGGCTGGAGGCAAGTTAGCTGTTAAAGGAGCTAAAGCAGGAGCTAAGGCGGCTGGTAAGTTAGCTGTTAAAGGAGCTAAAGCAGGAGCTAAGGCGGCTGGTCAAGGAGCCAAAGCGGCTGGACGTGGAATTGCTCAAGGAGCCAAAGCCGTTGGACAAGCTGTTGACGCCGCAGGCGGAGTTGGAGCAATTGCACAACAGGCAGGCGCGGCAGTTGGACAAGGTGTTGATAAAGTTAAAGGTGTAGCACAACAGGCGGCACAAGGTTTTAAACAACAACAAGCACAAACACCAGCACAAGAAATTCCACCAGGATCAGATCAAGCACCAATAGATCCAAAAGCAACAGCCAAAGTTGCACAAAGAGCCACAGCATTAAAAGGTGTTGCTGGCGGTAGTGCAAGTGGAAGTATGGTAGCTAAAGGATTAGATAAAGTGGGTGCAGGAAGCACATTACCTCCTAACTTAATAAAAGCAATAGCACCTTATACACAAAGCATTCAAACAATGATGCAAGATCCACAACTGTTTGGTAAATTCAAATTACTAATGAAACAAGCTAAAGCCAATCAGGCTCAGGCTTAACAATAATCCTTTTTTAATAAATATATCTTGAATGGAGACCGTATGGCTTTTCTTGTTGGTTCTATACCACCAATACACGTACTTGTTAAAAAAGAATACTTATATGACCTGGAAAAAGGTCACGGAGAACTTACTCCGGGTATATGGATTAGCGTAAAAAGTGTACTAGGAAAAGCATTATACTTCGAAACATTATTAACTGAATACGGGGCGTTATATGATAAATTACCTTTATCAGCGTTTGTATGGAAAGAAGAAGTATCAGAACCGTTACCATTACATATCTTACAACTATGGGATTGTTTTGACTACGACTTTACAGTTATTGAAAAACAAATGCTTGGCACTTGTCAATTTTATGGCAAGGATCGTAAAATGCATAAAGGCGAGTATATGTTTACGATAGATAATTGTCATGCAGATATGAACCATGTAAATTTAGGATTTGCTGAATACGATCCGGAACATAAATCATTTAATATTATTAGACTAGACAATGGACAATTTGCGGCACAACCGAATAATAGAATAATATGGACGGATGCTAGTTTAATTCCAGAAAAAACTCTTCCTTGTGATTTTAAAGTTTGTAGTCAAAACTATAAAGTTGAAAATACAGATAAATGGACAGTAGGACATACTGACGATTGGGCATACAAGTCGGAAGACGAATCCAAGGACAATAGCAGTACATAAGTACTGTTAATGCAAGATTTAAGAATAGAAAACCTTTTATTTACTGAACCGCACGATGTTTATACTAACGTATATCCTAAAGCTGAAGAAGTAAAAGAAACTCTCACACAAATTATTAAGAGTTCTGGCGATCAGCAATACAGAAGAACCAATGTCCAAGCAAATATGACGGCTTGGGATATGTTTTCAAATGAACACTTTGTACCTATAATTGATTGGGTTATTGAAACTCTAAAAGAAGGTGATACTCCTTCTTCACCATTAAAGACATCAGAACTTTATTGTATCGATTGTTGGGGTATTAATTACAAACAGGGAGATACAACTAACCAACACGCACATTGGCCAGCAACATATTCATTTACGTATTATGTAGATGCTTGTCCAAATTGTGCACCATTAGTTTTCCCTGGGGCTCAAAAAGCTATTAAACCAAATACAGGTTTAGTAATAATTTTTCCAGGTGGGGTATCACATATGGTACCAAAACAAGAATGTGAGCATAATAGAGTTTGTATATCTGGAAATCTTTGCCAAAAAGTTGAACAAGCTAATTCAAAAATAGTACTTGACAATGAGGCTATGAGGTAGTATAATAAACAATTAAATGGAGGAATCACATGAGTGATCGAGTATACGGTCCAGATGAAAAGGACAAATTAACAAGACTAGTGAACGAAGGTAGTAACGTTCTTCAAGAAGTTGAAGATCTTCAAGCTGGACTTAAAGATACTGTGAAAGCAGTAGCTGAAGAATTGGATATGAAACCTGCTTTGATTAATAAAGCAATTAAAGTTGCCCATAAAAGAGATTGGACAGCCCACGCAGAAGCATTTGATGACTTGGAGACATTAGTTGTTACCCTCGGCAAAGATAAGTGATAATTTTAAGTAAAGTAACAAATTTCCTAAAAGAAAGTCACCGGTTAAGTCCTACGGCATTTTATTGTGAAATGGTTGAAGCAACTTTTTTGATTTCAGCTAGTGCAATATTAACCTATACTGTACTTGATCCTGCAACCAAACTTTTTATTCCGATGTATTTTGTTGGATCTATGTTGGGTGTAGTTAGTGCAGTTATTCGAAAGGCGGCATTTGTAATACTCTTATGTTCGTGGTTTTCAATAATGAACGGTATTGCGATTTGGCGATTATTTTTATGATATATGTGGTAGACATAGACGGAACAATATGTTATACTGACGGTAGTAATTATAAAGAAAGCAAACCAATTAAGGCAAGAATAGAAATTTTAAATAAACTCTTTGATGAAGGTAACGAGGTACATTATTGGACAGCCAGAGGTGCAAGGTCCGGTAAAGATTATATAGAGTTTACTAAGGCACAATTAGAAGGCTGGGGAGTTAAAGCAACATCAATTAAAGTAGGCAAACCCCATTATGATGTATGGATAGATGACAAGGCTATAAATGATAGAGAATACTTTTGGTACGGCCCTAAAGGCCTCCGCAAATAAAGGAATGAACATTAACTATTTCTGCCCGATTCCTGACAAGCGGGTTTTTAAAACTCACCAGAAACTTTTAAACTGGTTAGGGCAGTATAATGATACCAGATTAATAATTTGGAATCCTGAAGAACATTCACCCTTCTGTGATAACTATTGGGCTCGCGATGAACAACTAAGACACGATGCTCAAACTATTCTTGAACAAAATAATATTCATTTAGAATTTATGCTTGGCAGGCTATCAAATAAAATAGCTTATCTTAATGATATGCCAAATGTATCTATAAAAACCTGGCCTACGTATTGGATACATCATACTTGGTATAGAACACACAAAGACACTATCAAGAAAGTTAGAAATATTAATAAACTTTATATATCACTTAACAATCGTGCCCACTATCATAGATGTGCGATGATGGATGAATTAGCTAAAAGAGATTTATTACGATACGGACATATATCTTGGCACAAAAAAGAAATGTTACAGCCTTATAAGTTCCAAGCATTTAAAAATCAAAAAATGGTTTTAGATGATTATGATATGGATTTAACACGAGGTGCTTGTCAAGAAATGTTGCCAGAGCATTATTTTAAAACAGTTTTTAATCTTATATTAGAGTCAACTCATACAAGTCCGTTCCTAACTGAAAAAACTTATTCAGCTGTATTGGCTAAGAAGCCGTTTATAATTTTAGGCGAACAAGGAATTCATACAAGATTAGAAAACCTTGGGTTTAAATTATATAACGAATTATTTGATTATAGTTTTGATAGAGATATGAATTTAAAAGGACGTATTACATCAATATGTGATCAAATTAAATCTCTAGCCCATGAAGATTATAAAACTCTTTATCAGTCAGCAAAAGCAACTGTTAATTATAATTATAATAGACTACAAGAAATTGTTAATGATCAAAAATCAATTCCAGAAGAATTTTGGCGATACAATAAAGACAAAATAATATATGCAGATGTTTTTCCAGAAATTTACAATAAGTTCGGAGTACCACAATGAGTTACGTAGATGCTTTATTTGATAGAACAGCAGATATAATTCGTGTTGTTGAACGTAAAGAAGGCAAACGCCATTTTACAGAATATCCTATAAAATATACATTTTATTATAAAGACCCTCGCGGTAAACATAAAAGCATTTATGGTGATCCTTTAAATAGAATAGTATCTAAGTCAACTAAAGACTTCCGTAAAGAACTCGCTATCAATAATACAAAGCAATTATTTGAAAGTGATGTTAATCCTATCTTTCAATGTTTAAGCGAACATTATCTTAATCATGATGCTCCGAAACTTAACGTAGCATTTTGGGATATTGAAACAGACTTTGATCCTGAACGTGGTTTTGCTGATCCATCAGATCCATTTATGCCAATAACTGCAATTAGTGTACATTTACAATGGCTGGATACACTTGTTACTTTAGCAGTTCCGCCGAAAACAATTACAATGGAAGAAGCAAAAGAGCAAACTAAAGACTTTCCGAATACACATTTATTTGAAAAAGAAGAAGAGATGTTAAAAACATTTCTTGATTTAATTGAAGATGCTGACATTTTAAGTGGTTGGAACTCAGAAGGTTATGATATTCCTTATACAATTAATAGAGTATCTAAAATATTAAGCAAAGACGATACAAGACGATTTTGTCTTTGGAAACAACTTCCAAAGAAACGTGAATATGAAAAGTATGGTCGTAAACTTGAAACATACGATTTAGTAGGTCGTGTACATTTAGATAGTTTAGAGTTGTATAGAAAATATACATATTCAGAAACACATTCTTATAGATTAGATGCAATTGGTGAAGCTGAGATAGGTGAAAAGAAAACTGTTTATGAAGGTACATTAGATGAACTTTATAAAAACGATTTTAAAACCTTTATTGAATATAATAGACAAGACGTTGCATTATTAGATAAACTAGATAAGAAATTAAAGTTTATTGATCTTAGTAATGAACTAGCACACGCAAATACTGTATTACTGCAAACTACAATGGGTGCAGTAGCAGTTACAGAACAAGCAATTATTAATGAAGCACACGGTAGAGGATTACAAGTACCTAATAGAGTTAAACACGATCGTGAAACTGCAACTGCGGCAGGAGCCTATGTTGCATTTCCTAAAAAAGGATTACACAAGTGGATTGGGTCAATGGACTTAAATTCTCTGTATCCATCTGTTATTAGAGCATTGAATATGGACCCAGCAACTATTGTAGGACAACTAAGACCAGTTGACACAGATGCAATGGTTAATGAAGCAATGACTTTACAGAAAAAATCTTTTGCAGGTGCTTGGGAAGGTCATTTTGGAACACTTGAATATGAAGCTGTAATGGAAAAACGTAAAGATTTTGACATTACAATTGATTGGGAAGGTGGAGATCCAGAAATAATGAGTGCGGCAGAAGTTTATAAAATAATATTTGATAGTCGTAAGCCTTGGATGTTAACAGCTAATGGAACAATTTTAACAACTGAGTTTGATGGTGTTATTCCAGGATTATTAAAACGTTGGTATGCAGAACGTAAAGAACTGCAAGAAATGAAACAAAAAGCAATTGATGCCAGCAATAAAATTGAAATCGAATATTGGGATAAACGACAACTTGTTAAAAAAATTAATTTAAACAGTTTATATGGAGCACTTTTAAATCCTGGTTGCAGATTCTTTGATAAACGTCTTGGACAATCAACTACATTAACAGGTAGACAAATTGCAAAACATATGGCGGCAGAATCTAATAAAGTTATTACAGGCACATATGATCATGTTGGTGACTCTGTAATTTATGGTGATACAGACTCTGTATACTTTTCAGCATTTCCAATTTTGAAAAAAGAAATAGAATCTGGAGCAATACCTTGGACTAAAGAAAGTGTTATTAAATTATATGACCAAGTAGCAGAAGAAGTTAATAAAACATTTATTGACTTTATGGGTAAAGCATTTCATTGTCCGAAATCTCGTGCAGATGTAATTCAAGCAGGTAGAGAAATGGTTGCAGAAAACGGATTGTATATTACAAAGAAACGTTATGCGACATTAATATATGATGACGAAGGTACACGCAAAGATATTGATGGCCCAGGTAAAGTAAAAGCTATGGGTCTTGATTTAAAACGTTCTGATACACCAGAGTTTATGCAAAACTTTTTAAGTGAGTTATTGCTTATGGTATTAACTGACAAACCAGAAGCTGAAGTATTAGAACGTATTACAGCATTTAGAAAAGACTTTAAGTTACGTCCTGGATATGAAAAAGGATCTCCTAAACGTGCTAATAAAGTTACAGAATATAGAAAAAAAGAAGAAAAAGCAGGTAAGGCAAATATGCCCGGACACGTTCGAGCAAGTATTAACTGGAATACATTAAAACGTATGAATGGCGACAAGTATAGTCAAACAATTGTAGATGGTATGAAAGTTATTGTTTGTAAACTAAAACAAAATCCATTAGGGTATACAAGTGTTGCATATCCAACAGATGAATTACGTTTACCTGATTGGTTTAAAGAACTTCCATTTGATAACGAAGCTATGGAAGAAACTATTATTGATAATAAACTAGGCAACTTAATTGGCGTATTAAACTGGGATATAGCAAGTACACTCCAACATAATACATTTCAATCACTATTTGATTTTGGAGGAGGAGAAGAATAATGCACGGAATGATAGACTTAGAAACATTAGGAGTTAAACCTAATTCCGCTATACTAACACTCGGAGCAATTAAGTTTGATCCATATACAGACGTTGATCCACATGATGGATTATACCTACGTATTAATGTAGACGACCAAACGGAACTAGGTCGTACAATCGATCAAGATACATTAAACTGGTGGGGCAAACAAAAAGCAAGTATTAGAGATGAAGCTCTAGGTGATGAAGACAGAGTTGGCCTGAATGAATTAACCAAACGCCTAAATAAATGGTGTGTTGGTTTAGATTACTTATGGTGTCAAGGTCCTTTATTTGATTTTGGTATGTTAGAACACTTATATGAACAACTGGGTAAACCAGTACCTTGGAACTTCTGGCAAATACGTGATAGCCGTACATTGTTTAGTATGATGCCTAAAGACCCTCGTAAAGCTATACAGAGCGACGCACACAACGCCTTAGCAGACTCTTACTATCAAGCTAAATGCGTACAGCAAACGTATAAACACTTCGGAATAACACGATGAGAGTAATACAAACACTATTTTCTAGTCCTACTACACATGAGTCAGGACTAGGTGAAGATAACAAAGTTTTTGGTCATATAGATACTATTGAACGAGTTAAGAAAGATATTGATTTAGGAGTTAAAGAATTTTTACTATTTTATATTCCAGATTATAAATTAAAGGAAGAAGATAACTTTGTTTTAGTATCACAGACCGCACGAGCTCTTGCTAAACTTGATATTAAACTAAATGTAGATATATGCTTATGTGCATATACATATGATGGACATTGTTGCGTTACAGGTGATCAAGATAAAACAGACGAACTATTATTAGAACAAGCAGTAGAAATATACAATGCTTCTGGGGCCACAATTGCTCCTAGTGATTGTCAACCAAATACTGTTAAAAATATTAAAAATAAAAACCCAGATATTCCTGTAATGAGTTATAGTACAAAATTTAGATCTAGTTTTTATAGTGGTTGGCGTAATGTAATGGGAATAAAAAAAGGTATAGTAAGACCTTATCAATTAGATGTTTCTGATAGAACTGGTGCTATAATACGTTCAACAAAATATGCAGATGATGGTGCAAATGAATTAATGGTTAAACCAGGTATGACTAGTATAGATTTAATAGAACCTATAAAACAAATCACAGGAAAAGCCTGTGGTGCATTCCAAACCTCAGGTGAATACTTAGGTATAGATACACCTGAACAATTAGTAGAAACGTACCATGTGTTTAAAAGAGCTGGTGCGGATTATATGATATCTTATGGAGCGAGAAAATTAAATGACTACCTTAATTGAAGGTAAAACAAAATTAATTCAAAAGGGTGATGAACCCTTTACAGTTAATATGATAGCAAAAGATTTTTTGACAGGCGGTGATGCCGCTCAAAAAGAAGAACTTACTGATATAGGAATACAAAAAACAAAACAAGCATCAAATGTATTTAAAATGCTTGAAGAAAATGATGTGCCTACATCTTTTATTAAACAAACAGACCCAAGTACAATGCTACACAACGAATGCGATATGTTGCCACTTGAGTTTGTTGTTAGACGTTATGCTTATGGCAGTTACTTAAAACGCAACCCAGGATTTGCAACGAGACCAGGTGGCCCTTGGAACTTTGCAGAACCTGTATGGGAAATATTTCATAAACATTCTGTTGTAATGCCACCTAATGTACATGAACCTATGCAGATGGATGAAAATGAAGCTAGAGAAAAATATTTAGTAGAAGGTAAATGGGCCGACGGTGTATATACAGATCCATATATTAAAATTGGAAACGGATGGGAATTGTATTCTGCAAAAGATCCTATTCAGGGTCAACCTCTAATGAATACTGGAATTTTACTTAACGATCGAGAATTAGATAGTGCAATTTTTAAAATTGTTCTTCCTGCCTTTGAAGCTATAGAAAGAAGTTGGAGAAATATTTCTGATATACATCTTGTAGATATAAAATTTGAATTAGGATGGAGAACTAAAGACAATCTTTTAGTACTATCTGATGTTGTTGACAATGATAGCTGGCGTATTTGGCCAGATGGTGATCCTAACAAACAATTAGACAAACAATCTTTTAGAGATGGCGAAGATTTATCTAATGTTGCAAACAAATATGAATTAGTAACAGAACTAACAAATAGGTTTATAGAATGAGAGTTGGTATAACATTTAGTACATTTGATTTACTACACGCAGGACATATTGCTATGTTGCGTGAAGCAAAAGAACAATGTGATTATCTTATTGCTGGAATACAAGTTGATCCAACAATTGATAGACCAGAAAAAAATAAACCTGTTCAAACTATAGTTGAACGATACACGCAATTAAAAGGTGTACGTTATGTTGATGAAATTATTCCTTATGTTAAAGAAAGGGATATAGATGATATCCTTAATTTAAGGAATGGTATTCATGTACGTATACTAGGTGTTGAATATGAAGGTAAAAACTTTAGTGGTAAAGAAGTAGGCGAACGTTTAGGCATAGAACATTATTATAATAAACGTAATCATAGATTTTCTAGTACAGATTTAAGACAAAGAGTTCTTACTAACAATGTTCTTAATAAAAGTATAACTATTGCATTTGATGGTGCAATTGTAATAGATTGTTGGGGTGGCGACTGGACCAATAAGCATAGTCCAAACTCTGTAAATCTTTATAATCGTTTACAACAATTTTTTACAAAACGTCCACCAACGCATATTGTTTTTGCAACATATGACGGACACGGTGAAGATAGACCGTTACATCCTATACTATACAGTATAAACACAGTTGAACACACACACCATATAACAACGTTAGAAGAATTTAATGATAAAGGATTAAATTATGGTAAGTGGCTTATTACTGGATTAGATTGGGGCGAATGTATACATAAACGTAGACTTGGTGTAATAAAGCTATTAAAACATACACAAATAGAACTTTATATTAAAACAAGTTTACTTAATAAAAAAAATTGTCAAGACGTATCAGATCTAGATGTAGTAAATGACTTTAAAGCTGAATGGGAAAGAGCCGGCGACTATTGGAAAGCTAAAGGTCATATTGAAAACTCATTTGACATTTCGAAATTAGATGAAGAATATGGTGCGTGATCGTCATTCAAAAAAAATATTAATAACTGGTAGCCAAGGAATGGTTGGCTCAGAATTAAGAATAAGATTGTTATATGATCATGAAATTCATACGCTTGATATTTTAGATGGTCAAGATCTTAGAGATTGTGATTTAGATTATGATGTAGATGTAATATTTCATTTAGCAGGAAAGAGCGGTGTCAGAAGAAGTCTTACACACCCAAAAGAATATTGGGAACATAATGTACTAGCATCAAAGAGATTATTTAAAGCATTTCCAAAAGCAAGAATTATATATGCAAGTTCAAGTACTGCAAAAGAACCTTGGAGAAATCCATATGCGTTATCAAAACATACAATTGAACGTGTTGCGCCACGAAGAGCTTTAGGCCTGCGATTTACGACTATATACAATGGAGACCAAGAACCTAGGCCAGATATGTTTATACCAAAACTTCTAAGACGAGAAATTGATTTTATAAACAACAACCATAAACGAGATTTTATCCACGTTAGCGATATTTGTGACGCACTAATTCATTTAATGGACAAACGATTAACAGGTGTAATCGATTTGGGCACAGGAAAATCACACAAACTAAAAGATATTACAGACCATTTGGGTTTATATCCTAAATTAAAAATCGGAGATAAACACGAACGAACTGATAATCAAGCAGACATTTCAATATTAAAAAAGTCTGGCTGGAAACCTACGCTCGATATATTTGAGTATTTTAATGAGCGAGGACTACAAAAAAATGCTTGACTTTATAATAAAAGACACGTATAATAAACACTTAATGGAGAAAATCGTATGAAAGACATCTTACAAGATATCGTTGCCCATACACATTCGCTAGGCTTTTTAAATCTAGTTAAGGTTACAGGTGACGATCAAAGTACTACTATTGAGAGTATGGCTGAGGATCGTTCTGTAATTCTTACAGCAACAGCAAAAAATCCTGTTTCAGAATTTAAAGAAACATTTGGTATGCCAAACTTAGATAAGTTAGCTTTGCATTTAAAAAATCCTGAATATCAGAAAAATGCAAAACTATCTGTAGAAAAAGCAGATAGAAACGGAGTAACTATTCCAACACATATTCACTTTGAAAATGAAGCAGGAGATTTCCAAAATGATTATCGTTTTATGAATAGCGAAATTATTAATGAAAAATTAAAGTCTGTTAAATTTAAAGGTGCAACTTGGGAAGTTGAATTTGAACCAACAATGGCATCAATTAACAGAATGAAATTACAAAGTGCCGCACACGCCGAAGAAACTGTTTTTACAGTTAAAACAGAAAACAATACATTAGTATTTTACTTTGGTGATCATTCAACACACGCAGGATCATTTGTATTTCAACATACAGGAATTGAAACCGAATTAAAACATTCGTGGAGTTGGCCTGTAGCACAAGTCCAAGCTATATTAAGTCTTGATGGAAAACTAACTATGAAGATTTCAGATCAAGGGGCTATGCAAATCAGTGTAGATTCAGGACTAACTGATTACAATTATATTTTACCTGCACAGAGCAAATAATGTTAGCAAGTTTTGTTTATGTAGGGCGTGAGGCTTTAGAAATGATGTTTTTAACTGTCATGGTTTCTACAGCTATAGGTTTAAATTGGAAAGTATATGTACCAGCTTTTATAGGATTACTAACAGGATTAGCATCTGGAATCTTTTTAGGTGAAGCATTAGAGGCATACGAAGTAGGTATGTATGCATTACTTTCTTTATTAATGTTTTATTTGTTCTTTAATAGTAAGAATATGGCGGCGCATATTAAACAACACGTCAGCTATATTAAAAGTGGACAAACAGGTTTGCTTGTAGGAATGTTTACAATATTCTTTATTTTTGCTAGAGAATTTATGGAAATATTTATTTTTATGTTTCAATCAGTAAACAATACAAGCGATGGATGGTTAGGGGCAGGACTTGCCATTGCATTAGTATTTGGTGCTTTTCCGTTAATAAGAAAACACATTAAAACACAAACACTATTTTCAATTACAAGATATACGTTTCTTATATTTGCTTTATGGTTTGGCTATGAGGCAATTGAACATTTGGGGTAACAAATGAATACAGACTTAACAACTGCACAAAAGGATTATGCAATATTCCTTCCAGCAATAAGTGGCTTCTTTGCAACTTATATAGGAAAGCAACGACACGCAGAGTATGTTGAAAAAACTAGAGTACCATCAAACTTCCCGAACGATGTAGAAAGTATGAACTGGTTAAACCCACAAAAGGGTTTATTCAAATATCATTGGAGTCTATATAGTGCGGGACACGCCGAACTAGATATAAACAAACATTCACCTAAAGAAGATATGATTCGAAACAGGGATCGTAAGAATAGTTGGCTACTTGGTGACTCAGGTGGTTTCCAAATTGGTAAAGGTGTTTGGGAAGGCGATTGGAAAGATCCTAACTGTCCTAAAGCTAAAAAGAAACGTGAACAAGTTCTTGCTTGGATGGATGAGTATATGGACTATGGAATGATTTTAGATATTCCAGCTTGGGTATCACGTTCTCCAGCAGGAGCAAAAGCAACAGGAATTGACAATTATCAAGATGCCGTTAATGCTACACGCATTAATAACGATTACTTTATGAAAGAACAAAATGGTAATTGTAAATTCTTAAATGTTTTACAAGGCGAAAACCATGCTGATGCAGAAGATTGGTATCAGCAAATGAAAGACTATTGTGATCCTAAAAAATATAGCGATCATTTTAAAGGTTGGTCAATGGGTGGTCAAAATATGTGTGACATACACCTAGTATTAAAAAGACTTGTAGCATTACGTTTTGATGGACTATTAGAAACAGGTAAACATGACTTCATGCACTTCTTAGGTACATCTAAACTTGAATGGGCGGCCTTACTAACTGACGTACAACGAGCAGTTCGTAAATATCATAATCCAAACTTTACAGTTACATTTGATTGTGCAAGTCCTTTCTTAGCAACTGCAAATGGACAAGTTTATATTCAAACAGAAACAGAAGATAGATCTAAATGGGTGTACCGAATGGTACCGAGTATAGATGATAAAAAGTATGCTACAGATACTCGTTCATTTAAAGATGCAGTATTACAAGATGGTGTATTTAAAAACTTTGAAAATTCACCTATAACGGATGGATTAAAAGTTTCAGATGTATGTTGTTATAAGCCAGGTGACCTAAATAAGATAGGTAAAGAAGGTAGAACTAGTTGGGATTCATTTAGTTATGCAATTCAAATGGGACATAATGTTTGGCATCATATTAATGCAGTACAAGAAGCAAACAGACAATATGATAATAATGTTATTCCAAAAATGCTAGTTGATGAACGTTTTGATAGAGTTTACTTTAGAGATATTATAGAGGCTATATTTGCAACAGATAGTAAAGATACTGCAATGGCAGTAATAGAAGAATTTAATAAATTTTGGATTTCAGTGATAGGAACTAGAGGTATGACAGGCAAACGAACTGTGAATGCAAGTGCTCAGTTTAATTCACTATTTGATGTATCCGATGGTACAACGCCACTAGTTGAAGATGACGAGTTCACTGAAGAACAAGAGCACAAACTAGAGGAACTGGAGTATGAGCAAAAGTAAAAAAGCGGTACGACTTAAAAAAGAGTTCGACTACTTACATAGAAAAGTTGAACAAATGGAAGAAGAACGAGATGAAAAAGGCAATAGAAATTGGGAAACAAAGGCAATAATAAAGAGACACAAAAAAATGAAACTTAAGGTCAAAGACGAATTGGCACAATTAGAAAACAATGATGCTTGACATTTAAGTATATTGTGTTATACTATTATTGTAATCGTATTTTTTTAGGCAAACAAGAGGTAAAACAATGAAAACTTTTATGCTACTTTTGGCATTTACATTAACAGAGCCAAGTGGAGTAGAAAGGGACGAAATAGTAAATGTTCTTTCTAGACATTTTGATACTAAACCCGAATGTGTTGAATTTGTAGAAGATTGGGGAAATACTATCCGATCAAGAGGCTTAGATGCTGTCCGGGATATGTTAAAAGAAGGATGGGACGTTGAACTAGTCCATGTTGGTTGTACAGAAAAACCTAATTTGGAAGTCCTGAATGAAGGTACAGGTGAAGCACCAATTGATCAAATTGATGGCGACGAAACAGATCCTGGGAATGACAAATAATGAAACGTGTTTATAGCAGTGGTACAGAATCCGATGTAAAATTTTTTACTGGATTTGAAGTAGAAAAAACTCCTGCATTTGATATGGACACATTATTTGTTGTTGGACCACAGTCTTTAGATGATATTCTTAAACACGCAGAACATCAAGGTAACGAACATATCTATCTTGGTGCTAATCACAGTTTTCACGTAGACTTAATACAAAATCATTCAGGTGAAATTAAATTATGGTCTGAGAGCATATTAGGATTGCTCGACAAAGGATTTTGGGTAACTCTTGATTATGATATTAAATATCACAATTGGGTAGTACAACAAGAGTATAATGATTATGAAAGATTTATTTCACAGATTAGTGTTAAATTACCAAACATTGATCAGTTAAACTATAATGCTTGTATTAAAATTGATGATGAGAATTTTGACGCAACTAATCCTGGGGTTTGGATACACCAAATACACGACTTGATGGATCGAAAAAAATTTACAAACTGGGATCAATACTCTAAAGATGAAAAACTAGAGGTTGACAAATAACAATGAAAGCAGTATAATATGAGTACTATGGACACTATGGTATTAGAAAAAATGGACGAAGATAGACATAAAAAGATTATGCAATCTGCGTCAAGAATGATTTGGGTTACCTTCCGCAAAGAAGGGATGCATAAGTATCCTGCGGCACTTGATGATCCAAAACTAGCTACTGGAGATAAGTTTGATGTATCTTTCTTAGGATATTTACACAGACATATTTTCCACTTTAAAGTAGCGATCGAAGTATTCCACGATGATAGGGATATTGAGTTTATACAATTTAAAAGATGGTTGGAGGAACTATATGAAGGGGAACTAAATGTAGACTTTAAATCTTGTGAAATGATGGCTGATGATTTATATAATAAAATATCAGAACGTTATCAATCACGAGCAGTAAACATTGACATTTCTGAAGATGGCGAAAATGGTTGCCATATTCAATATGCACGTAGCTAAATGAAGGAGAACACATTGTGGGCTATTTTGCAACTCGACCCGACGTAGTACAGATCTTTGATGATCTAGATAAACTAAGAGACTTTTGTCGTTTTGAAGGATATAAATTTGATGAAAGAGATTTATATAATAAAAAGTCAAAAGTTTGGCAGGCGTTCTTAGACCCCGAAAAGGCTCGAAGAGAACGACAACAACGAAGCCGACAAAGAAGGAACAAACGAAGACAATGACAATTTATATTGTAGACATAGAAGCAGTTGATACAAGGTACACTAAACAGTGGAAAGAGTACCTGCCAGTACAACTACGGAAAGCTACAGGTAAAGATGTCGTAGTTATAAGTGGAGGAGAGGCCCCGCAGGCTACAACGCCGGGGGCTTTTCTTAACTTTGGCGGAACTAACGTTTACAAAAGTAATCAGTTAGAACAAATAGGCGAAATGTTCTGTAAAGGACGAATACATCATGGTGATTATTTCTTATATACAGATGCATGGAATCCTACTGTTATACAATTAAAATATATGGCAGAACTATTAGGCGTTAAGATTAAAATAGGTGGTATGTGGCACGCCGGTAGTTATGATCCAGCAGACTTTTTAGGTAGATTAATTGGCGATGCACCTTGGTGCAGATATGCAGAACAATCTATGTTTGAAGTATATGATCATAATTACTTTGCAACCAATTTCCATATTGATATGTTTGCTAGTACATTTGATAATGTAGAAAGCCATATTGGATTAACTCCACAAGCTAGTAAAAAGAAAGTTATACGTACTGGATGGCCTATGGAGTATCTAGCAAAAAGTTTAGATAGTTACAAACATATGGACAAAGAAAATTTAATTCTTTTCCCACATAGAATTGCTCCAGAAAAACAACCAGATATATTTAGAGATTTAAGAACACAATTACCAGATTATGAATTTGTTGTATGTCAAGATCAAACTTTAACAAAGAATGAATATCATAACCTATTAGGTCGTGCTAAAATTGTGTTTAGTGCTAACTTACAAGAAACATTAGGTATTAGTTGGTATGAAGGTGCGTTAGTTAATGCAATCCCGATGGTCCCAGATCGTTTAAGTTATAAAGAAATGGGATTAGAAGAATTTAAATATCCGTCAGAATGGACAACGACATTTAAAGCATACACGCATCACAAAGCAGATATTAGAGAAAGAATTACGAATTATATAGAAAATTATGATAGTTACCTTCCTTTAATACAAAAGCAAGTCGCTAAATTAAAAGCAGATTATTTTAGCGGTAAAAAACTTTATGAAGGAATAAACTATGACAGTTGATACATCAACACTTCCAAAACCTGAGTATAAAATATCATATGATACTACTCCATCTATAGCAGGAGACTCTGATTCTAGTCTTACTGTATCATTTGATGCTAGTACAAACTATGGTACTGTAACAGCACCTAGTACACCTATCAGTATAAACATAGATAATAATGCTTTAGGAACTGAATGGCAGAGACAGACATTTGACAATTGGCCATCAGAAGTAGTTATTGAGGATATGATTAAAAAATATCCTGGACTTAAATTGCAATATGAAAAATTTAAAACTGTCTATGATCTAGTTAAAGATGATTATACATACGAGGAACCTGTAAATGATGGGTCTGTTTAAAAATAGAAAACGAGTTATATATGATCGGTATAATAAAATTCCGTATTTGGTTAGGTATTATTTGTTTTTAAAAGATAGAAAAAGGTTTCCGTTTAACCTCACATTACATAAAATTTTAGTTAGCGACTTAGATGACTTACATGATCATCCATGGGATTATGTTACAATTATTTTAAAAGGTGGATATTACGAACACACACCTGAAGGTAAATTTTGGCGTGGTCCAGGACATTTTCGTTTTTGTAAAGCACAATCTTTACATAGACTAGAACTTAAAAAAGATACAGACGGTAACGAAATACCGTGTTGGAGTTTGTTCTTTATGGGACAAAAACAACAAGACTGGGGATTTATAAGAAACGGTGAATGGATTAATAATGAACAGTATTTAAAGGAAAAATACGGAATATGATAATAGGTAGTCACATTGATGGTAGACTTAAAATATACGACGATGTTTTTCCAATTGAAAAAATTAGAGAACTAGAAGTAGAAAATTCAAGTTTACTTTTTAGTTTTGGAGCATATGATAATAAAGAAAATCCTGTTCCAACAGGACTGGCTTGTGAAGGAATAACACATACAGAAACTTTTAAATTGTTATGGAAATTTTGTGAAGAACATTGTCCAGAACTTAACGGACTAGTTCTTTTTAAATCTTCTTGTAATTTTTTTGCTCCGGGAGAAAATGCTTATTATCATACTGATGATGCAGACCCTAAAGCAATGACACTATTATTTTATCCACAAACTTTTTGGGATATTAATGAAGGAGGTGAAACTAAAATTTTAATAGATCCTAAACAGATTATTCATAGTGTAGCACCGATTCCAGGACGTATTATGACGTTCCCAAGTACAATGTCGCATACAGCAACAGGGTTACGAGGTAGACAACGTTTTACACCTGCATTAAAGTTTGTGTCACAAGAGGTGATGAACAAGCGAAGAACAGCTTGGCTTGAGACGCCTTTAAAATATCCAGGTAATGGAATAGAAGGTCGTACGCCGGAAGACAATATAAGGATTATAAATGGTTAAAAAACATTATTACAGTTGGACTAACATAGAAAATATGTGTAAACAAATTGTACTTGGTATGTACAAAGATAAATGGATACCTGAATACATTGTAGGAATCACAAGAGGGGGCAATATACCTGCGGCTATATTAAGTAATATGCTAGATATTAGATGTGAATCATTAAAGGTTGCTTTACGTGATCATGCTAGAAAAAATGAATCTAATACATGGATGGCCGAAGACGCTGTATCAAAAAGAAAAAATATTTTAGTAATAGATGACATTAATGATACAGGTGCTACTTTTAATTGGATTAGACACGATTGGTGTATTAATTCTAGTATGAACAATGTCCGCTTTGCAGTTTTAACTGAAAATTTATCAAGTGAATTCCAAGATGTTAAGTATTGGGCTCACGAAGTAAACAAAGCCGAAGATGATGTATGGTTAGTATACCCTTGGGAAAATGTTGGAAGTTATAAAGATGACTAATGTTATACCATTTAAAAAGAAAAAAGAAGTCTTCGTTTTAAAATTTAAAACATCAGACGTTATTAAATTTACAAAAGGAGATAAGCATAAGGACATTATGTTAGAGATGCAACAAAATAAAGGTACTGCTTGGGTACCTGCACTTAATCTTAATGAAGCCCGTAAACGATTGCATACAATGATGAATGTACTTGAATGGGTTGAGGAGCATGACAAATGAAACTTGAAGAAACCGTTTGGTATTTAAATAATGAACCTTTAATTAAAACTAAAGACTTTTATGTATGGAAAGACAAGTATCCGGTAACTGAAGGACATTTATTATTTGTTCCTAAAATAGAAGACTGGGAACATTTAGCAAAATGTTATAAGGCCGCTTACCAATGGGGTTATGATTGGGTGCAAAAAGGATATTGTGATGCTTATAACATTGGACAAAACGTTGGGCGTGAAGCAGGACAATCTATAATGTATGCTCACGTACATTTAATTCCTAGACGTAAAGCTGATGTATCTGATCCGACTGGAGGAGTGCGTCATGCTATTCCTGATAAAGGGAACTATAAAAAAGACTGGAATGAGTTTGCTGAAGACGACGACGAAAAACAAATGAGGCTGTTTGAATGAGAATTGCGGCACTAGGTTGTAGTCATACTTGTGGATATCATATAGCTGATATGCCTGCTGATGACAATACACCATTAAATTTTGAAACTTGGCCATTCTCAGGTAGATGGAATGATAATAATTGGGCTGAGTTTTATATTAATAGTAAAGGTGCTGATGGTGTTATATTTGCAAACCCATCTAATGGTTGGTGGGAATATAGCGAATGGTTAAGTTTTCTTTTTAGAAAATATGATGACATTAAAGAAGTTGTAATACAAAATACATATTGGAATCGTTTTAGAGTAACTTGGGTAGAACCACCAGACTATGAAAATGTTATTCAATACGAAGACTTATTTTTTAAAGAAACAACAAAAGGAAATATCGATTGTTGGAGTAAACATATAGCACTTAATGAACGTAATCTATCTTTATTTAGAGCATTTGATATGCCATTACAAGTTCATGCAGTTGATATGAAAAAGAAACCAGAGTTAGAAATAGAAATGAAACCAGCATTTCATTGGAAAACTCCTGACTTAAGAGATACCCCATATATGCAAGTTAAAACTTGGATGGAGATTATGAGCCTAAAGAATCAGCGAGATTGGTTTAAAGAAATATATATTTTACAAACACTTTGTAAAGAATACGGAGCCGAACTGAAACTTTTTGGTTTAAATAAATGGACTTGGATACCACCTATGATGAATGATTTTTATAATTTTGATAGTATTCAAGTAGCACCAGATTCTGTAGAAGATTGGTTCTTGCAGAATAAACAAGTAGACATACTAAAGCACACTAAAGATGGCGAACACTTTGATGAAGAAATTCATCAACAAATTGCTTTAGAATATCTACCATCACAATTTAACCCTTTGAAAGGAGAATAACTATGAGAGAGAAACTCTTAGAAGCTTTTAAGGCACACATGGCAGGCCAAATTGCAAAGTCAGTAGCTAATGTTGAGGTACTACTCAATAATACTACCGGCGTAGCAGACCATCCTGACATGATCAGTACGATCAGTACTGAAATTGAATTAATTGCCAAGTATAATGATATGCTTGAAATGGCTAACAAACATTTCTAAAATGCTTGACAAAAACCTAAATATACTATACAATAGTATATTAGATTATGGCAATCCACTGCCTTAACATCGGAGAATGACATTGGGAAAAGTAAGTACACAAATTCGACAAAGGCTGATAGACGCAGGCATAAGATTTCATGCGAATGATAATATCAGCGAACATATCTATGAATATGAGAAAGAACAACTTGAAACGGAAGTTCAGGAAGCGTTTCAAGTAGTTCTTGATTCTCTCGTAATAGATACTGAAAACGATCATAATACTCGCAATACAGCAAAACGTGTTGCAAAAATGTATGTTCGCGAAATCTTCGGAGGTCGGTTTAATCCGCGACCTGCGGTAACAAGTTTTCCCAATATGGGTTACAAATCTTTGTATACGAGTGGACCAATAAGTGTTCGGTCCACTTGTGCCCATCACTTTCAAAATATTGTAGGTAATGCTTGGGTTGGCATTATACCTGAAGAAGAAGTTATTGGTCTGAGTAAGTTTAATAGACTAGTACATCACATCGCCGAACGCCCACAAATACAAGAAGAAATGACTACAGAAATTGCAAATGAACTTTCAACGTTTGCAAAAACAAAACACGTAGCGGTTGTAGTTAAAGCAGAACACCATTGTATGACACAACGTGGTGTAAAAGAACACGAATCAGATATGACTACTGCAATTATGCTAGGTGCATTTAGTGAAGACCCAGCACTAAAACAAGAATTTTATGATATCTGTTTAAGCATGAAAGGACATTCAAAATGAGTGTTTCGTCTGTAAGAGAGTTTTGGAATCGTAAAGTGAATAAAGCAATACAAATGTTTGAGTATGGTGCTTGGACAGAAGAAAAGTTTTTGGACGAAATGTCCAGATTAGGCTATGATAAGGCTGTTATAAGGGAGAAGATATATGAAGGCTAGAGTGTGCGAATCATTCTATAGTGTGCAAGGAGAAGGTCGCTTTGTTGGTGTACCTTCGGTTTTCCTGCGTATGTATGGGTGCAACTTTAAATGCCGTGGTTTTGGTATGCCAAGAGGTGAATTGGCTAATGACTACAACCTGATTGCTAAAGACCACCAGGAAAACCCGGATAAGTACAAAGTATTGAAAGATTTGCCATTAGTGCATAGGGGTTGTGATTCTTATGCATCATGGGATCCAAGATTTAAAAAGTTTACTACGGATTACCAATTAGACGATCTAGTTGATGAATTACTTTCTCTTACACCAGAAGGCAAATGGACTTGTAATAATGGACAAGATATTCACCTTGTAATAACAGGGGGTGAACCTTTGCTTGGATGGCAACGGATGTATGTAGACCTGTTTGAACATCCAAAAATGGGAGATTTAAAGAATGTTACGTTTGAAACAAACACTACACAAGAGCTTAGAGATGATTTCAGAGACTACATCTCAACTAAAGCAAGATTTCATACTACTTGGTCGTGCTCTCCGAAACTTACTGTCAGTGGTGAGTTATGGAGTGATGCTATCAAGCCTAAAGTTGCTGATTCATATTTTACTGTCCCTGGGACTCACTTGTATCTTAAGTTTGTCGTGGCTGACGAAGTGGATGTGGACGAAGTTACTAAAGCTGTGGACGAGTACAAATCTGCCGGGGTTGAGTGTCCAGTTTACTGTATGGCCGTGGGTGGGTGTTACGAAGAATACCAAGAAAACGCAAAAACAGTCGCCAAACTTGCAATGGGAAGAGGATGGAGATACACACCCAGACTACACGTCGATATCTTCGGAAACTCCTGGGGAACTTGATATGGAAAAAATTAGACATTCGGGAATATAATTATGTTAGATAAAATTAAAGAATTACTTAACCTTCCAAAAGTAAAAAAGAATCCAAAGGAAAAGGATCGTCTTACTTTACTAATGGAAGAAAAGAAAGCGGCTGAAAAGGCTAAAAAGCCTTGGGTAGCAGTTTTAGAAACTCACGTAAATCCAAAAGACATTAAAAACGGATTCTTTGAACTTGATTGGAACAACGAATTTATTGAACAATTATTAGATGCTGGCTATAAAGGCGAAACTAATGAGCAAATAGTTGATGGTTGGTTTAAAGACGTTGCACGAAATATTTTAAGTGAACAAGGATTAGATCCATCAAGAGGTGCAGGTTATATTAATGTAGGCTCGCCTAATAAGGATGGTAAAAGTGAGATTTCATAATGAAATATGTTTTAGTTGATACAGCAAATACGTTCTTTAGAGCTCGTCATGTAGTACGTGGTGAAACTGATATGAAGGTAGGTATGGCTTTCCATATTACTTTTAATAGTTTAAAGAAAGCCTGGAACGACTTTGATGCAGATCATATTGTATTTTGTTTAGAAGGACGTAGTTGGCGTAAAGATGTTTATGAACCATATAAAAGAAATAGGCAAGCGGCACGTGATGCTCTAACAGAAAAAGAACAAGAAGAAGAACAAGTCTTTTGGGAAACGTTTGATAACTTTAGAGACTTTATAACAAATAAAACAAATTGTACTGTTTTACAGCATGACGAATTAGAAGCTGATGATTTAATTGCAGGTTGGATTGACCATCATCCTAATGACGAACACGCAATTATATCAACAGATGGTGATTTTGCACAATTAATTTCACCTAAGGTGTGTCAATATAACGGTGTGTCAAATGTAACTATTACACACGAAGGATATTTTGACGAAAAAGGAAAACGAGTAATCGATAAAAAGACAGGAAAAGATAAACCAGCACCTAATCCAGAATGGCTATTATTTGAAAAATGTGTACGAGGTGATACTAGTGATAATGTCTTTTCTGCATATCCTGGTGTAAGAAAATCAGGCACAAGAAACAAGGTAGGCTTAGAAGAAGCATTTAATGATATGACTACAAAAGGTTACAGTTGGAATAATTTGATGTTACAACGTTGGGTTGATCATGAAGGCAAAGAGCATAGAGTATTAGATGATTATAATAGAAATGTAGAACTATGTGACTTAACTGCACAACCTGAATATATTAAAGAAAAAATTAAGAATACAATAATTGAAAACGCACAACCTAAAAACATACCGCAAGTAGGTTTGCGATTAATGAAATTCTGTGCAATTTATGATATGCAAAGAATAACTGATAATGCTCAGGCGTATGCTGAGCCATTACAAGCGAGGTACCCTGTATTATGACAGATGTAAAAGCAAAGGAAATTTTAAAAAATAAATTCTGGATAATTGAAGATGCTGTTCACGGAAAAAAACTAGGCACATTATCTAAAGACGAAAACAATCATTATATGTATTGTTGTCAGCGACCATGTGAACCAGTAGGTTGCAGGTCAAGAACTGAATATTATAATTGCTTACCAGATCTTAAAGAAGGAATCGGCGGTGAAATTCTTTGGAGTTCTGCTACAATAAGTGATGCTAATAAAACAGTTTCAAAAGAAATTTATCATTTAGCAACTAGTACAGTACCTTACAATGCTATGTATGATCTTAAAAAGAAACGAGCATTATTTACTAAAAGCAAAAAATCTAAAAGTTTATATTGTGCAGGATACTTTATAATCCATTTTGACAAGGGTTGGGTTAAAAGTTTTTGTCCGAAAGAAGTCACTTTAGAAAAATATGAACACAAAGGACCTTTTAAAACTGAATTAGAAATGCGTCAGGAGTTAAGTCGTGCAAACCGTTAAACCTTTAAACACTATTCCTTTACAACAATTTATTGATAAAGTAAAGGTTGCCGATAACTCTAAGCAAGTTGAAGTTAAAATAGAATTAAAAGAAGCTAAAAACCTCGCATTCACAATAGCTAGTGTAATGTCTAGATTACACGGTGATTTAGAAAAGCTAATAGATCAAGCTAATAAAACAGAAGATGTCGTTAACGTTACAATGGATGGCGGCGGAGACTGGAAATAACCCCTCTATAACATAGTTTTACTCGTAAAGTAAACTGCGTATATAACTGCTATATTGAGATAAATAATAGTAGTAGATAACAGGAATAAATTATGAGTAGGCCAAAGCCAGAGATAATATTAGAGCACGTTAATAAGAAAACTTATCGTTCAGAACAAGTTTTGGATGCAGAAGCCATATGGGCGGTTTTCCACAAAAACAAACCATTCAATTTAAAATCGTCAAATGTATTAACAAATTATCCAGGGCCAAAATATAAGAAGGTTAGTTTTAGTAATCCTGGTCATGCTCACAACCTTGCAAAGAAACTTAATGATCTTTTTAACTCTGAAGATTTTACAGTAGTCAAACTAGTATCTGGTGAAACAGTAGTAGAAAAATGAACTTAAAAGAAACCTATACCAAGGTATTCTTAAAACAAGCAGGCATCTCAATTAATGAAAGTACATTAAAAGAATATATGCCTATGTGGTGGCAGAATACTAGAGCAAAAAAAGTTGGAGGATTACGATTAACTGAAGACGGATTAGACTTTACTGTGAATAAGTTAGAGTTAACAAATTACGAAGTTCCATTTCCAGAGAACTTTAAAGTGACTACCCAAATTGTAATTTTTTTGGATAAGTTTATAGATTGTCCATATTACCTTACTAATAGAAGTGTTACAGTTTTAAACGAGAAAAAAGCACTCGAATTACATCTATTTTCAGGAGATGTCCGAAAATATGGATTGAATAAAGCTCTAAAACGGACAAATGAAACTGTAAACTCTTGATTTTATTACATATTTTTTCTTAAAAAACCACACTTTTTTCGCAGATTCTGGTTGACCTTTGACGATAATGAACGTATAATGTATATAACAATAAGGCACTGAACATAACAAAGGCAAAAGAAGGAGTACAAATAAATGGAAAATCTAGCAGTAAGGCAAGTAAGTCCAAATAATGCAAAGGCAAGTGTTGTCAGAGCATTTAAAAAGAAACGTCCAATCTTTATCTGGGGTCCCCCAGGTATTGGAAAATCAGACATCGTTAAACAGATCGGCGATAATATGGAAGCTCACGTTATCGATATACGTTTGAGCTTATGGGAACCAACAGACATTAAAGGTATCCCTTATTTCGATTCAAAGCAAGGTACAATGGTTTGGGCACCCCCAAGCGAATTGCCAGATGCTAAGATGGCTAAAAAGCACAAATATATTATTGTGTTTTTGGATGAAATGAATTCGGCGGCACCAGCAGTACAGGCGGCGGCTTATCAGTTAATCCTAAATCGTAGGGTTGGCACTTATGTATTACCTGACAACGTTTTGATCGTTGCGGCGGGTAATAGAGAAGCTGATAAAGGCGTTACATATAGAATGCCTGCTCCGTTGGCTAACCGTTTTGTTCACTTAGAACTTAAAGTTGATTTTGATGACTGGTTTGAGTGGGCAGTAAAAAACAACCAACACCAGGATGTAGTTGGTTACCTAACATTTAGCAAGAAGGACTTATATGATTTTGATCCAAAATCACCGAGTCGTTCATTTGCTACACCCCGTTCTTGGTCGTTTGTTTCCGAACTTTTGGAAGATGACGACGATGAGAACACCACTACAGATTTAGTTAGTGGTGCAGTAGGCGAAGGACTTGCTGTAAAATTCATGGCTCACAGAAAAGTAGCCGCAGATCTTCCTAACCCAAGCGACATTCTTACTGCGAAGGTTAAGAAGCTAGAGACTAAAGAAATCAGTGCCATGTATTCCTTAACAGTCTCTTTATGCTACGAGCTTAAAGAAGCTTGTGATAAGAACGATAAGAAGTTTGATGACAAAGTTAATAACTTCTTAAGGTTCGCAATGGACAACTTTGATACTGAACTAGTAGTTATGGGTATCAAATTAGCTCTTACACAATATCAACTTCCAATCGATCCAGACGAAGTTGAATGTTTTGATGAGTTCCATGAACGTTTTGGCAAGTATATTAAAGCCGCACAAGGCGAGGCGTCGGCCTAACAGGCGTCATTTGGAGGGGGATTTTAATTAATCCCCTTCCATTTTTCGGTTGACAATGAACATTAAATATAGTATAATATACATATAATAAGAAATTGAGGAATGGCACAGATGACTACAATTACTTTAGACAAACCAAAAACAGAAGAAGTTAAACTTTCACCAGAAGAATTGAAAGATCTTCGAGCTGAAGTTTTGGACAAAATTATCGTAGCACGAGTTGGATTACTTTTACGCCACCCATTTTTTGGTAATATGGCTACAAGGCTTATTATAAAAGAATGTGATGACTGGTGTGGAACTGCCGCAACTGACGGTAGACACTTATTTTATAATTCACAGTTTTTCGCTAAAATGACAAACAAAGAAATTGAGTTTGTTATAGCCCACGAAATTCTTCATTGCGTTTTTGATCATATGACAAGACGTGAAGATAGAGATCCACAGGTTCATAATATTGCATCAGATTATATTGTTAATAATACTTTGGTGCGTGATTCAATCGGAACAAAACCAAAAGATATACAAATTTTCCAAGACTTCAAATATGAAGGTTGGACTAGTGAGAAAGTTTACGATGAGCTTTATAAGAAATATGATGAAGAAGAACTTGAGCAATTAGGCGAGTTGCTTGATGATCATATTGATTGGGATAAAGATAACGAAAATAAAAGCCCATCTAATTCTAAAGATAAAAAGAACAAGAAGAAAGACAAAAAAGGACCGCCAAAATATTCTAAAGACGAACTTCGTAAAATCCGTGATGAAGTTAAGGAAAGTATGCTAGGGGCGGCACAGGCCGCAGGTGCTGGTAATGTTCCTGGTGAAGTTGATCGTTTTATTAAAGAACTTACTGAACCTAAAATGAACTGGCGTGAACTGTTACGTCAACAGATCCAAAGCACTATTAAAAATGATTATTCTTTCCAACGTCCTTCACGTAAAGGATGGCACACGGGAGCAATTCTTCCAGGTATGACTTTTGATACAACTATTGATATTTGTATTGGAATTGATATGAGTGGATCAATTGGAAACGATCAAGCTAAAGTGTTTCTAAGTGAAGTACAAGGCATTATGCAAGAGTACCAGGACTACAGAATTAAGCTATGGTGCTTTGATACTAAAGTATATAACGAAGCAGACTTTACTGCTGATAATGGTAGTGAACTTGAACACTACGAAATTAAAGGCGGTGGCGGAACAGACTTTATGGCGAATTGGAAATATATGGAAGAGAACGGTATTAATCCAAAACGTTTCATAATGTTTACAGATGGTTATCCTTGGGATAGCTGGGGTGATGAAAACTACTGTGAAACAGTATTCATCATTCACGGACATCATGACAAGAACTTAAAGGCACCATTCGGAGTTACGGCACACTACGAAGACTCAAAATGACAAAGGCTTGGAGTTTTAAACTAAAATATATGCATCCATCTAAAGTTAGGACTATTAAATCCTTTGTTTATAGCGATACAGGAACAGATATAGAACAACGATTTGCGCCTAACCTAGTTACTAACATTAAAGAAATAAAAGATCCATTAGCAGATCTGTCTGGTGAAGGGTGGGCAAAAAAAGAAACAACCAAATACATTTAAAGGAATGCAAGATATAATGCTACATAAAACAGGGCAACCAAATGCCTTAAACTTTTTTGAGCTAAGACAACTGTCTGTGGCTCCACCTCATTTTGAATATATTACACTCAAACAAAATTACAATTTGGAAGAGGCTATGGCAAAATGGATACTAAAGAACTTAAAGAGCAGATTTTTTATAGGCAAAAAGGTAGCTATAGATAATGACAACACAATAAACACCATGATTAATCTCGGTTTTGAAGACCCAAAAGAGCTTTCATATTTCATGTTGGCGTGTCCACATTTAAAGTATTAATAAATAATATACGTATATAACTATACAAGACTATTAAAGGAGAACATATATGTCAGATGGAAAACAAGCGATGGCACCAGAAGGTACTAGTGCAACTCCGCCTCAGGCGGCACCAGTAGCACCTACGGCTCCAGGCGTTACAAATCCTTCAGCTACTCCAGGGCCCGACGGGGCTCCCCCAGCAGGCAATCCTGAACTCACTGTTCAAGATTTAGGAGTACTGAAAACAATTATCGAAGTTGCTCAAAGTCGTGGGGCCTTTAAAGCCAACGAACTAGAAGCAATTGGCAAAACGTATACCAAGTTAGAAACATTTCTAACTAGTATACAAAATCAACAAGTAGCGGCACAAGGTAATGCTCCGGCAACACCAGCCAAGCCAGCTACTCCAACAGGAGACAAATAATGGCTGATTTAAAACACATTGGTCGGTACAAAAAAAGCAAACGTAAATGTGCGGTTGTATTTCGTACTTTACCAGACGACCCTGATAGTGCATTAGTTTGTCAAACTGAAAACTTAAAAGACGAAGACCATGATACTTTGATGAATTTAATCGAAAGTAATGCTGGTCAAACGGCACATGAGTTAGCAGATGCGATGCAACGTACACCATTAACCGATGGTAGTATTATGTTAGCACGTTTTCATACAGCAGGAAACCTAGTTAAGGTTAGTACCGCTGACATTGAAATGACACCTAATACGCAAGTAGCAATAGGCCTTGATGAAATCAATCGTCAAATTGCTGAACAAAAAGGCGTACAAGTTAAAGATTTAGCGGTTAACCAATCTAGTGTAGAAGAAGTAGGCACAGTTCAGTCTGTACCATCTGCAACGGTAGATGATGTTGTAACCACTAAAGAAAAGGCTTTATCAGACGAAGATTTAGCTACTAATATGCGTAAAGATGCTGACGCATTGTTTAAAGAAGCGGAACAGCTTCGTAAAGATGCTGAAAAGCTGAGCCCTAGCACTAAAGCTAAAGCCAGTGGCAAAGCCTAAGAAGAGGCTACCGCAAGATGTCATTAACAAGTGGCCAGAAGTATTTAAAGATATAGATATTAAAGCCATTCCTCTCCAATACTTACACTCTGTAAGGGTTGAATTCGGGAATGGCAAAATCTGGGATATACTTGTAAAAGACGGGAACTCAAAAAATAACCCTTTACAGAAGCTTGAACGTACTCTACACGAGCTATTTACTGGCTATGATAATAGCATCAAGCACATCGATTTCAGGGTAGATACAGATCGTGTGAAAAAGGATGTGCAAAAGCGTACCAAAGGCTTCTTGAAGAAGAACAAATAAATATGTTTAACGGCATAAATACTAGTAAGATATCCAGGAGTGAATATTAAATGGCTTTAAGATTACGCAGAGGAACAGACAGCGAACGAGGGTTAATTACACCAGCAGATGGTGAATTAGTCTACACTACAGACACCAAAAGACTATATATAGGCGATGGTTTAACTGTTGGTGGGAACCCAGTTGACACAGCTGGAACGGCTTATGGTTCCAATGTTGATTTAAATAACTTTGATTTAGTAGGTACTGGTAACATTAATACTACTGGTAACATTACTATAACAGGTAACATTACAGCAGATGGTAATCTTACACTTGGTGGAAACCTTAATATAGGTGACGCTTCAACTGATACTGTTGCCTTTACTGCGAAAGTAGAAAGTCATATTATTCCAGACGTAGATGGTGCAAGAAACATTGGTGCTGGAACATCAAGATTTAATCAAGGTTGGTTTAAAACTGTACACGTTAACGACGATATTAGTGCCGCAGTTATTAATGCTAATGTTGTTGGAGACGATAGTACTGTCTTACTTAATAAAGCAACTGGAGCCTTAAATGCTAGTGGTAAACTTACAGGTGATGTAGATGCCGCTGACAATTCAAATTTTTATAATGCTACAACAAAAAATGTTACAGCAAATGATGGAACGTTTGCAGGTAATATACAAGCAAATCAAATTACTGGAAGTTTAACAGGTGATGTTTTAGGATCAGTCTTTAATGACGATTCATCAATAGTTATAGATGCTATTAACAACACTATGGTAATGAATAGTGGAGCCGTTTTTGGTGCTACTAACCTTAGTGGACATACGATGCTTGATGCTAGACCGGCGGCAGGCGATTTTGGTGGACTTACAATTTGGCCAGGTAGCTTAGATAAAGCACCGCTGATTGTTGCTACACTAACAGCAACACCTTCAAATGTTGCAGATGTTAAAACTGGATTACCTGATCTTCGAAGAATGGAGTTAGAAGGTTATAAAGGATCTATTGAAACTCCAACACAGCTCGTTGCTGGTGACATTCTAGGCGGTTATGCTTTTTCAGGACAAGATAGTCCAGGAAATAATAATAGACAAATAAGTACTATACTTGCACAGGTTGATCCAAACGGAACTATTGCAGTTGATAGACTTGATCAAAAGATTCATATTCTTGTAGCGTCTGGTGTTGATGGTGATGCAATTAAGAAATTTAATTTTGATTCCAGGGGTCGAATGGCTGTTAACCAAGAAGAAGCAAGTGCTAACCTCGATGTAAATGGTGATGCAATAGTAAGCGGTTATACAAAATTTGGTAACCTAACAACTGTTGAAAGAGATGCATTAACTCCGGCGGCTGGTATGATAATTTATAATACTACCGATAATAAATTCCAAGGACGTACAGGCGTAGCTTGGGTAGACTTACACACTTAATCATAATCACTAAATCCAAAATATATCAAACATAAATATTTTTATGCGTAATGACATAACAGTATTTTGGTCTATTCCAGACGAATCACAATTATCAAATAAAATACACAACGTAGTAGTCATATCTATTGATGATACTTTTGCTGAACTTGATGCAACTGTCTTTGGTTGGAAACAGATGTTAAGAAGTGGCTTTACTGACTGGGGCGGAACTATTACAACGATATATGCTGTAAGTCCTACTGATGACATGAAACGATCAATAGAGAACTACATTGAAAACTTAGATATTAAGAATATTGTTGATACTGTTTGGTTCTGGCCTAACGAAGTTGAAGCTCAATATAGAAGTACTGCTATTCCTTCCATGAAATAAACACCCCTGAATTCTTTAACAAAAAGAACATTTCTACAAATAGGTTTTCGGTTATAAATTTTTTATAACTATCTTGATTATCCCAAGTAAATACATAATCCTCGTTTACCTTTAATATTTCTACTAGTTGCTTATTAGTAATATATTGATTAACTATAGACACTAGATCTGCTTTTTTAGACCAAGATATACTTTCATCAGTGGCATCAAGATCAAACTCCTTAGAAAGCTCTATATTCAAAAATGTATTATACATATTCGCTCACAACTAAATGAAGCCTGTCACAATTATTACTGGCATTGAATACTGTATGGAGTTTCATAGTATTAACTTTATAAAAATATCCATCAGCAGGAATATGGTAAGTTTTATTTTCATTAACATCAACAAATAGACAAGCTGGGTCTGTTTTAATAGCAAGGTGATATCTTTGTTCAAAGTCTCTATGTGCAGTTAAAATGCTAAACGGTTTCATAATTTGTAGTCTTGCTCTACCTTTTTTAATCGGTAATTGATTAATTGTTTCTTCCCAGATAGAATTTTTGAATATTGGATTTATAAATTTATATTCTGTATAGACAAGTTTATATTTTGTATCAGTTTCGTCGGGTGAACCAGTATGATTATTAATAGCAACCTTATTGTGTGACCAAGGCCACGTATCCTTGTTGTCCAAATAGTCATTAGTAATCCTATTAAGATCTACCTTTATATCAGTTCTGCTAAAAAATTCCATGTTTTACCTTAAATATGTGTAATATTTATAAAGACAAAAACGGATGAATGTATATATTGACAACATTGAAGACAAGTATCTAGAGGAAACACTTACCTTCTGTGGTATAATAAATCCTATGAACGCTCCATTTACTGTTGTAGGTAATGCTAAAGAACCTAAATTCCCTTATATAAAAATACAAGAAGGATGTTTGTTTACAGACAAAACACTATATACTATTCTTGATCGCCCTCTTGGTTGGAATGTATTTGTATCTGTAAATGGAAAAGTAGTTTTTGAACAAAGACTATCTAATGATTACCCAGTTACTCACATTGATAATCCTATAGACTACTTAGATCTATATAATGCTAATAATAGAGAAACGCTAAAAGAGAAACTACAAGAATTTGAACCACTTGTTAAAGAAAGAGTCTATTATAAAAATACTGAAAAGTACTTTAAACTTGAAGGTGACTATGACAGACTAGTTGGCCTAGCTAGTGGAACAATGATGGCTAGATGGGCATACGAAAATAATATAAAAGATATTGAATTTTATGATTATAGTCCTGTAAGTTTAAAATTTCAAAGGGAACTAATACAAGCTGACGATATAAACGAAGTTTACGATAGGTTTCTTCCTGTACTACATACAGGAAAACGTTCAGCAACCGTTGAAGATATTAAACAAATAGACATTGAAACTGTTCAAAAATACTATAATTTTTTAAAGGATTGTAATGTAGAGTATGGACTTTGTGATATTAGGCGTGAAGATGACCTGGAAAGATTATTATACAATTGCAATGAAAGAACAGCCGTGTGGTTAAGTAATGTTTATTATTACGTTGGTAGCCTTAATACTAATAAAGAACCTTTATTTAAAATATTAGATTCGTCGTCTGCTGTTATACTACCATATACGAGAGCAAATTATGAGAGCTAGAATAACCAGTAATCCAAATCATTGGCTAGGAAAAGAAATAGCAAAACTATATACTACTAGTTTTTACAGCAGAGAGTCTGGCTGGGATATAAACTTTGATGTTGATATTAAATTATTCTTAGATAAAACAGAAGAGTATGATCTAACAATTAATTTTTGTCCAGGGTACGGTTTTAGAGCCAGCAAACTTTTAGTTGACTTATATCAATATTGTAATACTAAAAAAATAAAACATACAGTTCTTAATATAGGAAGTTATTTAGGATTAGCTGTATTACATAATCCTGAAGGAACAGCTGATTTAGAAAAACAATTATTAAATTTAACTAACAAAAAAATTAATTTTGCCAAAGCATTCTTTAATAGTTATTTAGATTCAAAAATTATTAACATAAGTCATATAGATGGAAATGGAGAACTAGAACAATATCCACACCTTAATGGTATTACTGTTGATGACATTGTAGCACACATTAAAACAATAGTTGAAAATCCTTACATTAAAGTTCTAAATATTCAAAGTAAGCAACCTGGTATGCATAGAATAAATGAAGGCAAAGGGCCTATAATGAGAGGATCATATTAATGATTAGTTTGGCTCAAAATGTATGCTATGACAAAAATATTAATTTAAAATTAGATGTAAGAAGATATGTTACTCATGCTGATGAACTTTCTGTTTTAACGCACCACTACAACTATAAGCACATCGAAGTTGGATATGGCATCAGTGAACTTGCAGTTCGATTAGAACGCTTTTTACAAGATAATAATTTATCAATGACAGTTTGTCAGTATCCTTGGTATGGTGCTACACAATTTAATGTTCCATTAGGAGATGATGTATACTATCTTATCAACCCAAACGGTAATGATGGTACAGTAATTTCTAAAGAACGTGTTATTGAAATGGCAAAAGATTACAAATACCTAATTGTTGATGAAGCATACGGTGACTTTGCTAACGAAAGCGTAATATATGAACACGTAGAAAACATTATAGTATTAAAAACATTATCTAAGAGTTATGCTATGCCTGGTGCAAGGTTTGGTTGGTGCATAGCAAATAAAACTGTAATAGAAGAACTAAAAAAATATAGACCTATATGTGCTACAATACCAAGCGACACATTAAAATACATATTAAATGATATTCCAAATCATATAAAAAGAATGATTAAAACTAGAAACTACTTAGAAACAAACTTTGATTGCGTTCCTTCAAATAGCAATTACGTTCTTTTTAAGAAACCTAATCAATACACAGAGAAACTTGGCTATAAACAAGTTAACGGTCTTTATAGAATGTCATTAATAGATATGGACACTCTAGCAGAATATAACAAATATTCTAAGCATGACTGGAGTTAGCTATGAACCTACATAACTTACGAACCCAGCAATCATCCGGTGCAACTGATAAACTTTCTTCTTTAAGAAGCATACAGATTAATCCTGTTGATATATGCAACAGATTTTGTGACTTCTGTCCAAGAAGCAATCCAGACATATATACAAATAAGAACTGGGTTATATCAGAAAGCACTACACAAAAACTTGCTGATGATCTTAAGGATATTAAATTTAATGGTAGGGTTGGCTTTGTAGGATTTGGCGAACCGTTGTTACATAAAAAACTAGCAAGACAAATAGAAATTATCGCTCAAACTGATGCCAAGTGGATTGACATAAACACTAACGGTGACTTTCTTACTGCTAATAAGATAAAGAATTTTGCTGATGCAGGATGTACACACATAATGGTTAGTATGTATGATAAAGATATAACAAAAGAACTATTAGAAATGCGTGGAGATACAAATATTGAAATAATGCCTAGGCATTGTTATCCTGAAAGATTTGAATTAACATTGGTTGATAGAACAAATAATATACTTGGAAAAAAATTAGAAAATATTACAAAGCCTTGTTACTTGCCCTTTTACAAAATGTTTATTGACTGGAATGGTGATGCGTTAGTATGCTCTGAGGATTGGGCTAGAAAAGGGATACTTGGTAACATACATAAAACTTCGATAAAGGAGATATGGCTTGGTGATGAAATAATGGACTATAGAAATAAATTAGCAAGTGGACTAAGGTCTGGAAAATCTCCTTGTAAAAACTGCAACATTAACGGTTGCGTTTATGGGGAAGAGAGTTTTGACGTATGGACTTAATCAAAGATAACAAAGAGAACTCACGGCAAGTCTGGAAATTCCCAGATTTCTATAGAAAGACTTGGCAATGTAAACCAGAACATAACCCAGATGAAGCGGCTCTTGAAGAACATTTAGATATTTTAGAAAAACTTATGCCTGGATTTGTTATTACTCACGGTGTTACTACAGAGAGCTTATATATAGATTATAAAATTATACCGGGAATACCAGCAAATACATTTCCGATTACTGAACAATTTATAGATAAAATTTATAATTTCTGTATTAATCATATTAATCATACATCTCCTTACGCCCACGGTGATTGGCAATTAAGCAATATTCTTATTGATGGAAATAATATACAGATCGTAGATTGGGATAATGTAGGCATATACAGTCCCCAAGAAATAATAGAAAAATTACATAGTGATTTAAAATCATCATTTGGGGATAAATTCACTCCGCCTGGAATGCCACAATAATACCCCCCGGTTTTGCAGAACAATAAGTATATAGTAACTGTACTATGAAACTCATAGATCTTAATTGGAGGACATAATGGATAATAATCTTAGGACAGTAGTAAAAACTCTTTCATACAGAACAGTCGTTGCAGTGAGCATTTTTCTCGCGGCACTGGCAATGAACTATTCAGCAGGATTTGGAATTACATTTGTTATTCTATCATATACTGTTGGGTTTGCATCGTTCTGGGTACAAGAAAAAATATGGAATAGAGTTAAATGGCAAAGAATAGACAACAAGGATACACACTTTAGAACAACGGCTAAGACGGTTACTTGGCGACTATGGTCCATGTTTGTTTTATTTGTAATTGGTATGATGATGGGTCTTAGTTCTGCTCATGCGTTAGAGTGGACTATTGTAACAAATATCCTGTTCATCGTTGTACATTACACACATGAAAGAATTTGGAACTTAATAAATTGGGGAAAGACCACATGAAAAAAATTATCTTAATCGGAGCAATGATACTATCATTGACAGCGGTAGCCGGTCCTATTGGATTAACTGCCGCCCATGCTCAAACACCACCTACTGATACTGAAACAGTAAAAAAAGAACCGCTTTTTAATTTAAAGAAGTTAGTTGTAGGTTCAGGTTATGGTGTTGAAACAATTTCCGAAACATTAAGCGTTGACCTATTTCAAGTCCAAGGATTTTATAGATTTGATAGCGGGTTTACATTAACTGGTATGTACCAGAAAGGTTATCCGAACCTTTCAGCTGTTAATGACGAAACAAGGTGGATGGCTGGTATTGGATATACAACGAGGATTAAAGACTTTTCCCCGTATGCATTCTATAGCTTGGGTTGGAGAAAGTATGAAAACTCAGACAAAAACACAGATGATTATTTTACAATAAAAGTTGGAACACAGTATAAACTTACTGACAGACTTTTTACTGATCTAAATTATAGATTTAGAGATTCTGATGATATTGTTTGGGAAACAGAAACAGTTACCGCCGGACTTGGTTATAAAATTACACCAAAGGTAAGCATGATGGTAACCAGAGGATGGCAACGAGGTGATTATGATTCTGAAATTACAGCAGTAGCCTTTATAACGAGGTTCTAGTGAAAATATTCCGCAATGGCAGTTATTTAGATTATGCTGTCACTGTTTCTAAATACAAACAGCAATTAAAAAATGAAATAGTAATAATAGAATCTGTTGATCATCTTGATCACATAGCTCTTTATATTGCTTGGATGGAAGTTGGCGGCCGCATATTAGTTAGAGCACCTATGCTTCCATCCAAGCAAAAGGAAGAACTAGATAAACAGTTAGCGGAACAACCAGCAAACGATTGTGTTTTTCTACACACTAGTGGAACCACAGGTTCTCCTAAATTAGTTTCGTTTGATCAGAATGCCTTTAAACAAATAATTAAAAAATCAGAACAACATCTTGATTGGAACAGTAATACAAGTTGGTTAAATTTTATTCCACCATTTACTAGTGGGTTCTGGCATATTGTTTTGCCAGCAATAGTTAAACACGATTGTAAAATTGTATTATCAAATAGACAAACACTTAAAGATGATTTCCAAACTGATGTTAATGCTACAATATTCATCCCTGGATTAATAGATCAATTTAGAATAGCTGAACTTAAATTACCACTTGACAAATTTGATATCGTGGCATCTGGTGCTAGTCAATTATTGCCAAGACACGCAAAATACATTTTTGATAATGGGTGCAACGTTTTTAATCACATATATGGATCAACAGAAATTGGTAGTCCTGTACTAGGACATAGAACTACTGAATTAGATGAAACATCTTGTTATTTAGAACTTGACAAAAATTGCAAAATTAGAAATGATGAATTAATCTACAATGGTGTTGCTACTGCTGATCTATTTGAAATAAAGCAATATGTTGGGAATGGCTTAATACAGTTTAAAGGCAGATCAAACGATGTAGTTAAAGTAAATGGCTATCAATGTAGTCTATTACTAATTGAAAATTATTTAGAGGAAATGGGTTATGGAGATTGCCTGGCTGTCCCTAAAAATAAAGCAGGAAGCGACTATATTGAATTAATGCATACTAAAGGTAATCCAGATAAAGACGCAATTAAAGAAATGCTTGTTCCCTACCTACCACCGTGTAACATTCCACTTAAATATAGCAAGATTGATAGTGTGCCAAGAAACTCGCTGAATAAAAAGATTAGAAATGCATTGGAAACAAATTAATAAAGATGATCCTTTACTACCTTCTTTTATGGAAGAATGTGCAAAAAAAGGATTTGATAATAATACATCAATTAAAAAATTAAAATTTGATTACTTTGAACATATACAGTTCTTTGGAGGTATTGAAGATAATCGTATCAAAGTGTTTAGTGGTGTTCATGAATTTTATATGGATAATAAAACATACTGGCGTTGTGGGTTTAGGGGTGCAACAATTGACGCTAATCAAAAAACTAGTCGTAATCTAAGACTTAATTCACTTAACGCTGGAATAAACTATTATCTACAAATGAAGTATATCGATAAACTTCATGGTCCTAGTAATTTTATTCACACAACAAATAGACCAGAAAGCATAGATGGCGCAGGTAGAAGTCATGCAGTTGATAAACTTATGCGTAGAGGAGTTGAGGGCATTTCATTATTAAAAGAAGATTTTGAATACCTTTATACTCAACAAAATGTTTGGTTATTAGACAAAGAAATTTGGGCTAGAGACTTTAAGAAATACCATAAAGATAATAATACTTTTGAAGACCTAGACTAAATCAGCAAGTTCAGGAAAAACTTCTTTAAAATTAGTTTCTCTAATTATATCCATCTTATTAATATAATCTTTAAAGCTAGGAAGCATCGCAGTTTTATCTTCACTATTCATAAAATCTAATACACCTTCGTATCTTCTCCAACCATAAGGATTTAATTTCCAAAAAGCATCATCTTGTGTATAGTTTTCCCATAACCAAGTTTTAAGTTCTTCAAAGCGTTTTGTTACATCTTCTTTGTGTTCCTTAGGTAATATTCTCATATCAAGGAATGTAGGCATATACACTAAATGGATATTAACAAGTCCTCCACCTATAATTAATCCTTCCTTGTTCTTTCTAGTATTAATCTTTTTATATTTTTTATTAATTTTCCACTTTACAAAATCAGGAAGATGTTTAATATTTAAAATGCTAAGACAAGTAGCAATAGTTACATCTATATTATCAGACGTATTATCAAGTAAATCTAAATTATTATCAACAATTTCCCAGTCGCTAGGATAACGAATGAAATGATTTCTTTGAAAGTTTCCATCTAAACTGAAACCTACTTGTACTCTTTTAAAGGGACTCCATAATTTTATAAATTCTTCATCTATTAATAATCCATTTGTATTATATCGCAACACAATATTCTTTTCGTAACCCTGCTTAATAATTTCCTTAATAAATTCTTTATGTTCTCTAATCATTAATGGCTCACCCCCTGCAAAATAAACTTGCTTAATGTTAGGAATTTGCTTATACATTTCTTCCCAAAACTCAGGATTCTCATGCCATTGATTATTGAACTCTTTTCTTACCCAATGTAATTGGCTTTGTATATTTTTATCTGTAGTAAGTTTTTTTAACTTATAATAATCTCCAACCCATTGACTCGAATCATGCGGACTACACATTATACATTTTAAATTACAAGTATGTCCTAGCCTTAGGTCTAGATAATGTATTCTTTCAGGAGCGGTTCCGTCTTCTAAAGTCTCATTAATTAAATCCTGTATATTAATATTTTCGTCTTGCCAGTAATTATGTTCCCATATTCTCTTGCTTGATATCCCTCTAGCTTCCTCTTGAAAACACTTTTGACAACTCGCAGATATTTTACCAGCCAACATATTTTTCCTTACATCTTTCATATATTGACTATTCCACGCTTCCATTGGTGTTTGATTTCCAAAATTAGCGTGTTGTCCTGTAGAATCTTTAACTATACCAATGGTTGGGTCTACTCCTGCTCCGCTGGCATTCGCTCCACAACACAATCGCATATCACCATTTGGTCTAGTTGCCATGTGTATCCAAGGTAACACACAGAAAGTAGGACTATTTGATTTATCTTCAATGTCCTTTTGCCATTCTGATAGTTGTTTGTTATTGTGATTTTTCCAGAAATTGTGGTTTGTCATATTAAAATCTTACCAAGTTAGGCATCAATAAATACTGTTATTATGCATAATGATATTTATAAGACCTCGGATACACCAGGCGTACATATAGATAACGTGTATTTTCCAATTAATACTGAATGGCGAAACATTGGAATCAGTCTTAGTGGCGGTGCAGATAGTGCCTTAATGGCCTACTTAATTTGTACTAATTTACACGATAATTGTAAAGTACACATTAGTACACAGATACGTTGTTGGCAAACAAGACCTTGGCAAGAGCATATTGCTGAAGAAGTGTTTAATTGGTTTGTCGTACGCTTCCCTAAGATTGAATTTCGAAGACATTTAAATTTTATACCACCTGAACTAGAATGGGGTAGCAAAGGACCAACGATTGAGATTGATGGGAAAATGAAATCTGGTAATCAAATTATTTTACGTGCATTTAACGAATATTTGGTACACAAATATAAACTAGATGCTTGGTTTGCCGGTGTTAATCAAAATCCAGATGTAGAACTTGAAGGGGCATTAGCTGATAGAAAAGAACCTACACTTGAAGCTATAAAAGATCATATGGGGACAAAAATTTGTCACCCATTAATAGCAACTAAAAAAGATTGGGTTATTAAACAATTTAAAAAAAATTACCTTACTGACTTACTTAATATAACAAGAAGTTGCGAGGGTGATGCTACTGATTACCCAGATATATTCGGTGACCTAGATTATAAAAATTACAAAAAAGGACAGTACGTTCCTACTTGTGGCAAGTGTTTTTGGTGTCAAGAACGAGAATGGGGAATGAAAAATGCTTCAGCCCTTTAATAATGTTACAATAACAGATAATGCATTAGAAGTAATCTTAGCATCATTTAAGAATGACCCTATTTTTGAATATGCTGACGGAATAGTAAAAGAATATAAAGTAGAACCTGCATTATTTAAAAGTAATATAGATCTATCCTCAACAATAGTAACAGAATTTACAGATAATAACGTTCCAGAACACACTGATGACGGTCGTGATAGCTGTTTAATTGTTCCTCTTACTAAAGAAGAATTTAAACTTACTGTAAAAGATAAAGAATACGTTATAAATTTTCCTTTTATTTTAGATACTAGTGTTGTTCATAGTGCTATTGTTAGTCCTAACGTTAAAATATTATGTATAGATCTTGGTTTAAGATATAATGAAACTATTGGAGCATTAGATTATCTAAGAGAAATTTTTATAGATGTAAGTAAAAGATTTTGTATGCAAAGTAAAACATTTTGTATGCACCCTTTTACAGGATTAGCAACAAGAGAAGATGGTGCAATTAAAGTATGTTGCAGAAGTCTTCCTATTGGTAATATTAAAGATGAAACTTTAGAAGAAGTATGGAATGGCGATAAAATGAAAGAAGTTCGCCGACAAGTATTGAATAATGAACGTCCTGATGTATGTGAGCCTTGCTTTAGAAAAGAAGATCAGGGTGTACAGAGCTTACGACAGCGTCATATAGCAGGAGTAATACCTGAAGCAAGGATCAACTTATACCCTGATGCATTAGACACACTAGAAGACGATTATTCAATGCCGTTTGAATTTCCTACTATGGAAATCAAACTAAACAATTTATGTAATCTTAGATGTCGTATGTGTAACCCATTAGATAGTACACAATGGAAAGACTGGGATCAAGTTACAGAGTTTTATAAAAAAGAAAACAACTTTCTTATTCCAGCAGTTGAGGGACTAGTTAAAACACCCGGACAATATATCGATGTGTTTGACGATTCAGAGAATTGGTGGTCAAGTTTTAAAAAATTACTACCATTCTTTAGACGAGTAGAATTTGCTGGTGGCGAACCGTTAATGGATCCACAACATTATAAAATTTTAGATCTGTTAGCACCATACGGAAAAAATATGGAAATTAAGTATGCTACAAATGGAACTGTATTAGGAATTAAAGGTGGTCGTAGTATACATGACTATTGGCCTAAATTTAAAAGTGTTGCAGTTAATGTTTCAATTGACGGATTGCATGATGTATATGATTACATTAGAGGTAATGGTAAGTTTAGTGATGTTGAAGAAAACGTTAAAATTATGAAAACTATTCCTACAGTTAGAAGAATTGGTGGAGCATTTACTGTACAGGCAAATAACATAATGCAAATTGATAAGGTAATTGAATACTTCTTAGAAACGATGGGGATTATTTTTTACAGTCATCACGTACAGTATCCACGAGCTTTATCGGCACAAGTAATACCACCTAAACTAAAAATAGAAGTAATTGATAAACTAGAAGCATTAAAATCTCAAGTGGTTAATTATAAACTTGTAAAAGATGACGAACGCATGAAACATTTTACACTGACACAAATTCAGGATAATATTAACTTCTTAAAAGCTGATAATCTACACGACGAGTTATGGCAAGACTGTATTAAATTTAATCATAACTTAGATAAAAGTCGTAATCAAGGACCATTTGAAGTTATAACTCCGGAGTTTGCAGAGTATGTATAAGGTTACTAGTAGATGGGGACATCAAGATAGTCTTAGCGTACAATGGAATCTTGGCAAAAGATGTAATTACGATTGCTCTTATTGTCCAGCTAGTATACACGATAATTTTAGCAAACACACGGACATACAAATACTAAAAGATACTGTAGATAAGATTTGTGAAACAGATAAACCTGTAAGAATTACTTTTACAGGAGGGGAACCAACAGTTCATCCTAAATTTGAAGAGCTTCTACATTATTTAAAAGCTAAAAACGTATCATGGGTAAGTCTTACGACTAATGGAACTAGAACACACGCTTGGCATTTAGAAAATGAAGAATATTGGAACCACATATTGTTTAGCCTACACTTTGAAGCAGATTATCAAAGAGTCATTGATACAATACTTGAATATAAAAAACAAGGAAAGAAGAATTTCTTTGTAAATGTAATGGCCCATCATGATTATATGGATGCAGTACGTAAAACTGTAGAGCTATTTGATACTAACAACGTAAAATATGCAGTACGAAGAATACGCTGGGGTGATGAAGATCATGACAAATTTGACGATAACAAATATATAAAAGATGATCTAGGTTGGTTATTAGAACTTAATGCTACTGCTGATGCTAACTGTTTGGTTGATGACGAAGAAATTGTTCATGCTAATGATATTATTAAACAGCATAGAAATAAATTTACTGATTGGAAATGTAATATAGGTTTAGAAAGTCTTATGATAAACTGGGACGGAGAAGTTCATCGTGCTACTTGTAGAGTAGGTGGTAGTTTAGGAAACATATATCAAGGAACATTTGCACATCCAACACAGTCTGTTATATGTAATAGAAATTGGTGTACTTGTGCGGCAGATATTTTTATAACGAAAGTAAAGTCCTAATTGAAGTTGCTAAACGGAAAAAGTATTCTTCGTTAGCAATTACAGGCATTACTATTATAAATCTGTCAGGAACGTATATATTAAGTTCAAGTCCTGCTTTCCAATATTGCTCTGGACTTTTAGTTGTAGGTAATTTTAATTCTCCTACTAATCCTATATTACAAGATTCTAATCCTGTATGAAAGAATATGTCAGATAGATTTTGTTCTAGTCGTGGTATATTGTTAAATTCATCAAGTCTTTCTAAAACACAATTACACGCTTCTATGGCATAAGCGGAAGGATTATAGGTATGACTATGATCCCAGTTACTATCTTTTAATACATCAACAATTTTCTTATTTGCAAACGTGGCTCCAAATGGAACATACCCTGCCGTTATAGCTTTGCTTGTAGCAATTATGTCAGCAGATATATTATATCTATCCGTGCTAAATGCATAACCTAATTTACCAAAACTTCCAGCGACATCATCAACTATTAAATTAATATTTCTATTTGTACATAAATCTCTTAAATTTATCCACCATTGCTTACTTCGTGGATTCACTCCGTGTAGCCAAGGTATACTTTCAACAATAACTGCTCCAACAGTTTCATCAATTGCCGCTTGTATTCCAAAGTCTTTTGTTATAATAAATCGATCTAAGGGAACTTCACCTCGCATAGCTTTAGTAAGATATGTTGCACCGTGATAATTATTTTCAATTGTAATAATTTTCTTTTTTGTTGGATCTACAATATCCCAATATCGATCATTTAATGCAACTGCTGACTCGACAGCATCACTACCACTGTGGCTCCAAAGAACAGTACTCATCTTAGATAGTTCTAATAATTTCTTTGTAACTGAATTTAACGTATCACTAGTTTTTGATGAGTGTAAAAAATCTACACTACTATTTGAAATAGCATCTAGTATTCGCTTATCATTATATCCAAATATAAAACTGCTATTACCCATTTGGGTATCAAGATATTTGTTACCGTTACTATAGGTATAATATCCTTCAGTTTTATCAATAGATCGTTTAGAGTTTTGATTAACCCACTGACCAATCATTTCATTATAGATGAGCATTACTGTATTTAATAATAAGTACTACTATGCTTGAGAATACTGAAATTAAAGAATATTTAGAAAAGCTATTATCAACATGGAATCAAGAAAAAGCTGACGCATTCCATTCAAACTGTACTAGAGATGAAACCGAAGGCAAATATATTTGGACCTATAATAAAAATGCCTTCTCCAGACATAGAGGTGTAACAATACATAGAGATGTTACAGCAATTCATATAAACCTGACAGGAACAGTTTATAAACTTACAAAGCAATGGCAATTCACAGAACACGATTGGCCAGCATTTTTACAATTATATAAACTATCTCAAAATAGCAAAGACTTCAGAACAGAAATTCCAATTGAAAATGAAATTACTGATGATGCTTTTTTCTTTAGTGTTGTTCAAAGACCATGCCACCAAGTAGGTTTAGATTTTCAATATGATATATTTGAAGGTAATATAGATGAAAAATACTTTATTGAATATATCGATCAGGCTGTTATATTGTTTAAGAATCTAAAAACAGTAGTTGACAGTATTCCTAATTGCGGATTTCCAGAAGTAGGCATACCACCAACAAAAAGACTTAAAGATGAAGAAGGCTACTTTTGGGCAGACTTTAAAAAATGGAATACGTCCGAATTAGGATTTAGGGATAGAATGAAAAACGATTTAAACAGTATGCTTTTTTATCTTGAATATAATTTAGGAAAATTGGATTTCACAGATACTGTAAAACAGTATGCGGAGAAACAATGGAAATAGAAATAACAAATGCTTTGGCAAAGAATTTTGATACCAAATATGACCTAGTAATTATTGATTACGAAGTTATAGAAAATGGTAAAGTAGTCCATACCGGTAAGACACATACAGCCTGGATGAACAGTCTATGTGATATGTATCTTGACTTTGAAAACTCTCCAAATACTTTAAGATTCTACTATAAAGATAAGACAATAGACATATCAAGTCCTGAAGAATTTACATATCAAACAGTAGTAAAATAGGGTATTAAGTGCGTTTAAAAAGGCGTCTTAAACAGCGTATAACGTCGTTTAAGCGTGGTTAAGTATTATAGACGTGTGCAAGTATACCAGCGTATTTTTAGACGTATATAACGTATTATTCATGCTCTAATTGTTCAAATTGTGCATTAAGTTTATCAAAACTACCACATTGTTTTGAGCATTCTTTTAATCCTGTTGTCGACCAACATCCACTAATAGCACTAAAAAATCCACTATCAAATATTTCACGTAAACTTGTATTATGCAAATTTGGAAATTGGTTTATTTTGGACATATAATCAATACGTGATATTGATACTTCTGGTACCCATTCTAAATCTAACCAACAACAAGGTGAAACATTTCCCCTAGCACTTACGTATAACTGACTATCTTTTTTTGCTTTACAAGTAATAGTTGGTAATAACTCGCTTTGAGCTGTTTTGACTTTTGCAATTGCTTCTTCGCTTTTCTTTGTAGGATAAAGCGTATGGGTAACATTATAGTCATCATCAATAACATCTAATTTACCATCTCTAAATCTTGTAGTATGTTTAATACTAAATCCTTTAAACCCTAAATCTTTACTCATCTGTTCACAAGTATCAACTTGGTGTTCATTATGTTTAAAGACTAACATATCCCAACGTGCATCTCCACCTGCATTAATAAACGTTTGTGCATTATCTATAATCCTTTGCCAATCTGTGCTAATTCTGTACAAAGAATGTGTATCTTTTAATCCATCAATACCAAATATAACTTTAACATTAATACCTGCAAGAGCCTGCCACCATTCCTTACTTCTACCACTGCCATTAGTATGCATTTGTAATGTCATGGTTGAATTATGCTCACGCAAATAATTAAAAATTTCAAGAGTGTCTTCTGCTATAATTGGATCACCTAAATTACCACACATATTAAAATCAACTAATTGTTTAATAAAGTCTATTGGGAACCATTTAATAAATGTATTAAAGGTAATTTCATCAAGAGTTATATTTAAAGGTCCCCCTCGAGTACGTCGTGGACACATAGGACAACGAGCTTGACATTTACTTGTTACTTCAAAGTGGATTGATTTTATGTCGTCTAACTTATACATAAATTCTTAGCTATTCTTTCTGCGGTAAGTTTTGTAGTTTTCTTACCGGGATGCAAATTATCTCTTGCTTTATCTGTTACACTTAAATCATCACAGTCTAAAAGATCAGCAGTTTCTGTAAAGAAACTTGCTTCGTAATAACCAGTATCTTTCCATAATTGTTTACTAATTAAACTAGCAAACAAGGCTTGAATCTGTCCGTGTTCTTTATGTTTTGCCCAGTGGTCAAAATAGTTGTTAGGTTCAAGAGTCCACCCACCATGAAAAATTAATTTCTTACGTTGATAATATACTGTTCTATCAGACCCTGTCCAAATATGAACTACTGCTTTTGGTGTTGGGTAATTAGCATTTAAAATTACTGAATTATGTAAGTTAAAGTCAATAGAACTTCCGCCAACACCTAGATTTATTACAGGACGATTAAGTATAATAGATAGTTGATTACTAATAGTGTCAGCATCATCAACGCCGACACCAAATACATTACTACAACCAAATATAACTACTGATTCTTTCCAATCAACATCTGCAAATTCTTTTGTTCGATAAGAATGTTTATTAAGTGTGTAATTGACTTGCTTTGTTTGATACTCCCAATCATCTCCGAATGCCGTACTATTATACTCAAAGTGATCCGCAGTATCTGTACCACTTACAGTAAAACCATTAACTATATCGTTATGACCATCTGGTGGTAAAATCTTTCCAGAAGTAATATACTTTGGCATACTAGGGGCAAGATTCTTAATTACTTTTCGCTCAATAAGATTAATCATTTCGTTTAGGTCTGTCATTTTCTTCCAATTATCATATACCTATCATATTTAGGTAATTCTAATGTTCCTGTATAAAAAGGTTTACTAATTTTAGATTTCCATTTAAAATCATCAAGACTATCAGAACAATTAATATGTTCTTTATGTGATGCAAAATTATTACTTTGTACAACTATCCATGTATCAGGATCTATTTTTTCTAGCCAAGCCTCATATTGTTTTTGCGTAATATGTTCACAACTTAAATTAATAACAATCTGCGGATGTTCTGTATATTCGTAATCACACATATCTGCTGTAACTGCCTTAAAAGTAGACGGTTCAGCCATTTCATATTTTTTATTCATCTTTACTGCTATCTCTTCACATTTAGGATCAATATCAACACTCGTAATATGTCTAACACCAAGCTCACTATTAAAAAGCATTGTTGATAATACTCCATACCAACCGCCAAAAATAACTATTTTATTTGTTGTTGCATGAGTAACTTTAGGAAGTTCTTCACATAACCAAACTTTACTTTTAAGTTGTCCGTGCCAGAAGCTTTCTAGCATATGATAACGTTGATGATTTTCTTCATCACGGATTGCATCCATCCAATAAGCTATATCATTAATATCTATCTTCATAATTTTCTTTTAGGCATATCAGTTTCAAACCCACACCAACAAGCGGCCTGCTCACATATTGTAGGTGTAATTTTCGGTCTAAAGGTTGTTTTAAAATCGACATCATTTAAATTATATGTTTTTCCTTCATCATATAATCCATTATTACAAATACCTGATATTTGTCCATTGGACTTAATTGCTATCCAATGAACTCCTACATCACATTCCCAACCTTTAAAATTATTAAGTTTACGTGAAGATTCTTCAGTAAAAACTCTTCGTAGTATTTCGTTGTCTTCAAAAGAGTGTTTCTTATTATTAGTGTCTATTACTTTTACTTTACTTTTATAACTTTTATTAGACCTCCAATAATACCAAATATTAGGTTTACGTGCTCTTAATGTATTAAGAACATTCTTTTGCTCATCTGTATATACAATTTTTATATCACCATGTTCAACTATTGGCATTTGTTTTATTGTCCATCTATGTTTACTAGTTTTTAAAGTATCAACTATATCTGTACACTTATCCCAAGCTAACGGATCCATTAGAACAAGTGTTACAAGATAAACATTTTTCTCATATAAAAAATCTGCAACGTCTTTAAGATGATTAGGGTCTGAAAATTCGTGGTGAACACTTATATTAACATAATCTAAATATTTGTAAGCATCTTGCCACCAAGATATTTTTTTAGAAGCATTAGTTGTTAATGTAAAGATACAATCATATCTTTCTTTAAAATATTTTATAAGATCTGTAAATCTTTTCCAATGAGTAACTTCGCCACCCATAAGAGTAATATCAAATCGTTTCTTTTCACTATTCTCTAAATAATAATCTAATAAATGTGAAAGATTTTTAACATAAGAATCAAAATCGGGCCATTTAATATTTCCAGCATGAGATTCTGGCCAACAATACCAACACTTATAATTACAGATATTTCCGATTGCAACATCGACTCTTAACAAGTCATTTGACCAACCATCATTTTTTACTTCAATTATTTCCATTTTGGTATCTTACTATCTGCACTACTTACACACGTTGGTGTAATACACTCACGTGGTTCTTTAAATAAAGTAAATCCTTCATCAATAGTACCTAACGGCTCGTCATGACAACTATAGCCTCTTTTAATTTCGCCACCTGGTTCACGGATAATACAACTTTGGTAGCCAGCATTACAAGTCCAACCTTTAAATTTATTAAACTCATAAGCATTAAGTCGTTCTGCTTGATCTAATTCGTACTGTTTTCCATCAGTATCAAATAATAACATCTGATTTATATCCATCTGCATTTCGTTTTGTAATATTTCCCATTGCTCAAATGTATATCCTTCTACAACAGAACTTGCAGTTGGATTACTTTGTGGTTTAAGGGTTACGTGCAATCCTTCATCTTTAAAACGTAACGCTCTCCCATAGTATTCATCCCAACGATCTGGAACCATAACTTGATTAATTGTAACTAATACTCCGTGCTCCTGTAAAAATTTAAGTTTACCTGCAAACTCTTTTTCATTAGAAAACTCTGCATGATAACTTGCCGTTAAACTTTTACGATCTAATCCGTCTGTTGCTGTTAACCATTTATTCCACCAATTAAATCCTGGACTAGCATTAGTAGTCATATGCACACTAAGATAATTACTAACAGGTTCTTTATATGCTTTAAGTAAATCTATTAGACCTTTATATGCTGTAGGTTCGCCTCCACTAAAACTAAAATGAAACTTTGTAAAGCCATTTACTCTAGCCTGACTTTTAATTTCATCCATTGTTCCGATATATTGTAAAAGAGGTCTATGATCTACAGTTTTACTTTTAGCATACGGCCAACAATAACTACAATCGTAATTACAAAATCGTCCAAGAATCCAACTAACAGTAAAAAGATCTTTATTTTCAATTAAAGTTTTTAATCCAACTTTGGTTATGTTTTCTTTAATTTTCTCTATCATACATTTCTTTAAGCCACTTAAAATCATTAATTTTAAATAGTGCTTCCTTATTACCTATATTTTCTTCTCCGTACTTCTTACCTGCTCTTGCACCCATTATAGCATAGTCGCCATTAGGTTTTCCTTTACCTTCATTACACCACACCATTAATCGCATTTCAGTTTCTTCGTCTACTTGTCCTCTAATAAGTTTACTTGATAATTTAACACATTCTCGGAATGCACTTTTCCACGTATTAAAAGGATCTGTACTAAATGCTGTAGTATTACTAATCTCTTGATGGGCAAAAAATTTATTACTAATACTAGTTGTCATATCAGGATGACTAACATCCATATCTATTGTAAGTTGCCTTGGCAATAACTTTACACCACCGTGTCCATATTCTAAAAAATTAATAGGATTCTGACAACGCCATACATGAACAGCATCAAGATCCCATTCACTTGCAATATAATCAAACTTCCAATCTTCTTTTAACTGAGCATCTCCGTCTACTACCCAAAACATTTTTGTAAAACACTTTTTTGCCGCGGCTATATGTGCCTGGTGTATTCCTTTTACTCCATGAACACGTTTAGCCATGGGAAACCTAGCTTTTAAGTCTTCGTAAACTTTATCTGCATTAGGTTCTTCATAACTTATAAAGACTATATCATACATAAGGTTCTAGCTCATCTGCTAATTTTTTATGAAGTTCTCTACCTGGATGTCCGTTATCCGGAAAATCATCTGATTGTTTCATGTAATCGATCACGTCTTCATATCTATTAACTTCTGTTTTAAATTCTTCAGTTTCAGCTAAATCATGTCTTGACTGTTTAAGATTATTAATTGCACTCCATGATGTAAGCAATGGTATTTGTTTGCCTAATATTTTTTGTAACCAACCTTTATGAATATGTTTAATAAAAGTATAATCTTTTTCTAAACCATATGTTTCGCCCCAACCTTCTATTATAATAAAAGGAATTTTTAATTCATTATAAATGTCTTGTGCGCCATCAAATGCAGTTTTCATAAGCACACGATTTAATTCGGCTATTGTTGGTATCTTATCAACAATGTTAGGTTGGTACAATTTATAATAATGCTTATCTAAATCCCATAACCCTGCTTGTCCAGAATTTTGACAAATATATTTTGATTCTAAAGTATAATTTCTACAAGGTTCTGTTAACATCCATATAATAACATCAGGAGTATAAAAAGTAGGAGATGTAAAAGGCGGTGCCAACCCTAATGCTTCTTCGGCTTTAAAAATTGATTCAAAATTACCTGCGCCACCAAAACTATGATTACAAGTAGCATGACCTTTTAAATCTAAAAAGTAACCAAACCCTGGATGAACTAACTGAAAAGGTTTAGGATGTTTGCCTTCTAAATATTTGTCTTGGTTATACGGTCGAAAAATAGTATTATTATTGTTATTAGCAACGCCTGGTCCAGGAGTAACTTGTCCCCATTCACCTAATCCGTTACTGTCTCCAATTATTAATATTTTTTTCATCTCGTATTGCCATAATGGATAACCTTATGTTTGCTAGATTTATATTTTCTCCATGGGTCAACAACTATACTATCGTCATTTAAAAAGCAATACAATTCAGGGTGTGATAATAAAACAATTGCACTAAATGGTCCTTTCTGTGGACACACTAACGGATCAACTCTCATACAATGATATTCAACTTCTGAACAATAATGACCAACTAACAAACTATAACTTCCATCTATATATGGTACTCCTGGTTTATAACTGATGCCATTTAATAATATTGGCAAGTTATTTTTTATGGCTAAACTGACTAATTTCTTAGCCATGTTTTTAGCCTGTACTTCTCTAGCTTTCATTATAGCATCAAACAGATCATATTGCAAGTCCAATTTTTTGGCCATATACCGTAATGCAATATTATCTCTTGGATGACAGGCTCCACCATCACCCATTCCTGCTGTCATATATCGGGTACTAATAATTCGATTTTTACTTTTTGAAAGAGCGTTAGTGACTACATCAACATTAATATTACCTTGCTTTTCAGCAACATCTTGGATCATATTTACAAATCCAATTTTCATACTAATAAATGTATTGTAAAAAACTTTAATACATTCACATTCGTCCCACGTGCATACTTCATACCGTGGCTTGTTTTCCATTATACCTTTATAAAATTCTACTAACTGTTCTGCATCACCATTTATTTTTCCGGTATCAGTTCCTACAATTACCATTTCAGGATTTACCATATCCCAAGCTACTGTTCCCATAGCAATAAAATATGGATTATAAACAAAGCGAGTATTTGTAACTAATGGTGCAAATTCTTTGCGAGTAGTACCAGGTAAAACAGTACTAATAAGGACTAGCAACTGTTCTTGAGTCATATGCTCATTGGCTTCTCTTAACACATCAACAACAATATCGTAACTAAAATCTTTAGGTTCTAAGTGTGCCGTAGGAGCTTTACCGTCATAATCTGGATGATGGGGCGTTGGAACAGCAACAAAAACAATATCCCTGTCTTGTACTGCATCTTTGATTTTTTCTTTAATACTAACTAAATCACTTGTTATATTTGCAGGATCATAACCAGTAACATCATGGCCTTTTTCAGCAACTACTTCAGCACATGGTAAGCCTAGTTTTCCTAAACCAATAAATCCTATCTTCATCAAGTTATCCTTAAATCATTATATGCGTATATAAATACTACAGCTAATATTTATGGCATTTTAACCCAGTGATTTTTATATATGATTCCAGCAAATTACTACATTAAACCAAACGTATATGTACGCCAAGTAGAAACTTCACTTGCTTTAGTAAAGTTGTTACACGCATTTAAAGAGAATGATATCTACGATCCTACAATAACCATTTTTCATGTGCTAATAAAATATCCCCAATGGAGAGCCGGTGTTGATATATTTCAATATCTGCGAAAAAAGAATCTTAAACAATTACGTAACGATCCAAAATCATTTTTCTTTTTTGATGCAAGTACTGAAGGCTTTAGTACTCTATATGATCTACCGTTTTTTGATATATTATATAACAACTGTAAAAAACATAATATTAGTCCTAAAAAAATAATTTTTGTTTCTTCAAATATGCTAGATACTAAAAACATAAAAAAATATAACAAAAAACATAACGAAACAGAATCTATTAATGTTGCTTGTTTTAATAATTTTGAAAAAATGCTTTTTGGATTAAAAAATGTTAATAATCGTTATGAACTTGATACTACTAGAACTGACGTTGATACACTTATAGACGAACGCTATACAGAGGTACGTAAACATAGTAAAAGATTTTATTATGGTGAAAAATACTATCTAAGTCTTAGTAGAGTAAACAGACCTCATAGAACAATGAGTGCTTATGAGCTTTTTCACAGTGGTATATTTGAAAAGGGTGTAGTAAGCCATAATGCATTTGAAGGTGGACTTTTAAAAGCACATAATTTAAAAAAGACTTTCCCAGCTGGATTTAATATAACTGAAGAACAAATAGAAAAGTTTTATAAAGAATTACCCTTAATAGCAGATACTGAAGACTTTACAACTAATCATGCTATGAGTTTACATTCGCATTTACATTGGACTACATTATTTCAGGTAGTAAATGAAACGTATGTTGAAGACTGGAATAAAACTAGTATGTTTTGGAGTGAAAAAACATTTAGGGCTATATATCATATGCAACCTTTTATTATTTGGGGACAACAAAATATTAACAAAAACTTAGAAAAATTTGGGTATAAATTATATGAAGATACATTTGATTACAGTTTTGACAGCGAAGAAGATACATATCTACGGTGGTGCAAACTATTTGAGGTAATTAAAGATAAAGTAAAAGAGCTAGATAATATGAGTAAAGGTGCACACCAAGAATGGAAATTTAAACAACGAGATATACTTAAATACAATTTTAAAGTTATGTATAATAATAAGCACACTGAAGAAACTATGTTAAACCTAGCAAAAAAAATAATAAAGATAGCAAATGGGCATTGAGATAAACAGAGCATACACTAGTACTAAACCTGAAAAAAGAACAACACAAGAGGAACGTGATCGTATGATGAAAGAATTTCTTGCTAAAGGTGGCAAAATTGAAAAAATACCCTACAAAGTAACAAAAGAAATGTTGAAGCGTGGGAAACTTTAGGAGTGAAAAAAAATATAATGGCTACAAAATTAATAAACAATCCACTTAATAGAATATTTTGCTTTGGTTGTAGCTTTACACAATACTTGTGGACTACATGGGCTAATATTTTAGGTACTGAATTTCATGAAGCTGAGTTTTATAACTTTGGTAAATCTGGTGCTGGCAATCATTATATCTACAATTCATTAATGCAGGCTGACGCGGCTTATAATTTTAATCACTATGATTTAATAATAGTACAATGGACTAATGTTAGTAGAGAAGATAGATTCTTTGAACCGGGTCGCGAAACGCACGACAGTAAGCACGGAAAAAAGTATGGTACTTGGGTAACTCCAGGAAATATTTATACACAAAATATATATGATGAAGAATGGAGAGACAAGTATTTTAGTGAGTACGGAGCAATTGTTAGAGATTTAGCTTTTATTAAAGGTGCTCATGAAATGCTTAAACATAAAGCACAATGGCATTTCATACAAATGAATAACTTAATTGAATTTGCAAACCAATGGGACGTTACTCAGAAAATTGATGACAGACCTAAAAAATTTGGTAATTCGAGACTTGATCAATTTAAACAAATGTATCTAGATACAACGGCTCATTTAAAACCTAGTTTTTATGATGTACTTTTTAATAATAACTGGATGCAAAAATTTGAGTCTGATCGAAGATTAATTAATAAAGTTTTTCAAGACGGACATCCACATCCATTAGAACACTATGATTACTTAAAAAGAACTTTTAAACATGATTGGAGTGATCGTACTGATAAAGCAGTTGGAGAAGTTCAAAATAAATGGATTAAGCATATGAATGACATCTCTAGAGGGCAAAAGAAGTTTAGTATTTACGATCAACCTGTAGACTGGTTAAATAGGATGAGACATGATCTACTAACACGTAAACCTGCTAATAACGATCACCGAATGCATCTTTAAGTTCAGGAAATGTTTTACTAAAAGATCTATTTCTTATTTTATCATAACGTAGTGTAGTTGATATAAAATTAATTTGTGCCATTTGATCGAATTTTGAATCATTAATATAATCTAACACACCTTGTAATTGCATAGACATTCCTTTATTATGGACTGTTTGTGCATGAGCTACAATCTTTTGATATGCTAGTTGTTTTAAATTAGCAGGTAAAACATTTATATGATAATGTGCTGGATGAACAAGATTATATAATACACCATGATTAGTTTTAAAGCCATTATTTTCCATATAAGTTAAAAAATCTGTAATTGTTAAAATATTAAAAACACTTATAACACTATTGAACGTCATATTTACGTGTGGTGAATCTTTTTTTACACGATTTAAATTGTCCATTATTACAGGCCATTCTGTTCCTTCACGAATATATTCAGCTCTGTCTCCCCAACTATCTAAACTTGCCGCTACTTTAACATCAGAAAATTTATTCCATAATTCTGTAACACATTTTTTCTTATAAAACAAATTACTAAGATTTGAATTGTATTGTAATGAAACATCTGTATTATTAGTTTCAATTAAGTGTTCTAAAATATCATAATGCTTATCAGTAACTAACGGTTCACCGCCAGCAAAATAAAAAACTTTTACATCTTTAAAATGTGGTTTAAATTGTTCGTATAACGAATCGTTATCTTTGCCGCCAGCAAAAATAAAGACATCTTTCTTATCACCGCATTCATTATCTTCTTGAGCCCAAGTAGAACTAAATGACGCACTACAAGTTCTACATTTAAAATTACAAATATTACTCCAACGTACATCCATATAACGTAGTTTCATTTCATCTAAACTACCATCACTATTAGTTTTTTCTATTAACGGTAAATCTTCTTTAAACATTTTATTTTTATTATAACGACTACTTTCACCTCCTGCTTCTTCGTGTTTCCAGCATTGATTACAGGCTGATGGTTTCTCGTTATTAAGCATTTGCAGACGTAATTTTTTATATTGCGGACTATTCCAAATCTCTTTTATGCTATTTTTATGCGTACTACCTAAAGGCTGTTTATAATCACCTATACAACAAGGTAAAACGTTTCCATCTGCACCTACATACATATGAACCCACGGAAGCATACAAAGAGTTTTACCTTCCATGGTTGCCATAAAACAATCATCATAAAATACTTCGAATTCAGGAAACGTTTTAACTAAATTAGTGCTTTTTCTTTTATCAAATTCTGTAAACCAATTATAAAAGTCTTTATGAGCTTGTTTAAGTTTGACTGGTGTGTAATGTGTTGTACGCATATAGTCAACTACACGTCTAAACTTTTCTACTTCTAATGAACTAAATTTATTCCTATCTTTATCATCTTGATGTTCAATCATAGATTGTAAGTTCTTTTCCATATATGGCATAAACTCATCTTTAGGTAATATATTCATATCATATATACTAGGTTCTTTTAAATGAGGCGTATCAAATTGTACTTTTTGCCATCTTACTTGATTAGCTACAATTCCATTATACCTAGAACGCCATTCTAATATTTTTTCTAATAATAAATTAAAACTTGTAACACTAAAGATATTAAATGTAATCATAAAAATAACAGAGAAAGGAGTATTCCTTAAAAAGTAATCTAAGTTCTTTTCCCACAATTCTAAATCTAATCCTGTACGAATATATTCAGCTTTAGGTCCCCACGTATCAATACTTGTGTATAATTTAAAACTTTTAATACAATTTTTTGCTTTAAGTCTTAATACTATTTTTGTTAGTTTCTCAACTAACGAATGCTTAACACCCATATTACTATTAACTTCAATTTGAATATGTGGCTTTGGATCTGCTTCTAGTTTTTCGAATAAGTCCCAAAGACTTTTGTGCATTAAAGGTTCACCACCAGTAATACGCAAAATGTTTAATGTTTTACTAACTTCGGGCCACCATTCCCACCATGCTTTTACATATGGATTCTCTTCTTCATTTTGATAAACTTTAAACCAATCAATATCTTGTCTATGTGTACTTGATTTACTATAAGGACCATGGTCTTCTATCTCTTTCCAGTACCTACTACTAGCTTTAGGGTGACAATATCCACACTTAAAATTACATTCATTTGAAAAACTAATTTCTATGTATTCAGGATTAACATTAAAGTCTTTTCCTTTCTCTTTTATTTCTGCAACTCGTTCTGGTGTGTATATACTTGCTGTTTTAATATGTCTATCACTTACATAGTCTTTACCCATAGCTTCAATTTTCCAACAATAACTACAACCATCTGGCTTTTCGCCACATAGCATTTTATTACGTTGGTCTTTCTTTTCTATAGTATTATGTAAAGCACTTGGATTGTCTTTAAGTTCTTCTAAAGGTATTTTGTGTGGAGCAGGATGATAACAACTATGCGTTTCACCTGTTGCTAGATAGATAGTAGTATGATGCCATTTGGCTAAACAAAAAGTAGGACTAATTTCTGCATCAGTGATAGGTAATATTCTTTTAATTTTATCTAATTCTTTTTCCATTAGCCTACCCAATTCAAGTTTTTAGCATAATCGTCTCTTTGAATTTTTTCTGAACGTCTAACTTGCGGATATTTTAATATAAACAATATAGCTTTTCTTTCATCTTTAAATCTTACATACAAATGACAATGAAGCATATCAAAGTCGCTAGGCACACTTCTTTCTTCCATTACTTCCCCGCCATAAAGAAATGCATCACTTAATATGTCACCCATTTGTTCTGTCATAATTGTATCATGCCATATATCAGAACTTTCATCATCTTTCATACGAAATGTTCCTATATAGTATCTACAATTTTTCATTTTCTACGTATCACTCTATCTGTATTAATGTAAACAGTTTTAAAGAACTTACTTTGATCTGCTGACAATGGTTTTTGATCCATTGGTAATCCTAGTTCATTTAAACGCCAACCAAGTTCACCTATTTTATGATACAGTTCATTTGAGTGTTTTATTTTGCTATATTTTTCATCCCACATTTTGTTAAGAATAGTAAAATCTCTTGTTTGCGAAACGTCCCAATCAGTAAGTGCAAGATGGCATCCTTCTCTAGCACCATAAATTGCCCATAACCCGTTCTCTACATCTGTACCAACATTCATCCATATTAACAATCTATGATAATTTTGCCACCAAATATCTTTTGCTAAATCAGTAACTCTAGCACCTCTGTTAAGACTCATCTTAACACCTTCTCTAAACCCTGCTCTAAAGGCTTGGGCTTTAGTTGAATTAATAATACTTTCACTATAATTGTCATTTAACTGATAGTAATTGTCAAAATAACAAAATTCAATCATAGTATCATCGTTACCATCTGTGTTTTCATGTGTACGCATATTCTTAACAAAGTCTTTAGTCCACATTTTCAAACTACCATTACCATACATTAGTCCATTGATGTTAACTTTACCGCACCAACTAAATTGATAGTCATCATCTACACCTAATTCATCTAAGTTTAATACTACATCTAAAAACTTTTGATTAATAATTGTATCACCATCTACAGTAACAAAATGTTTAGTTTCAGATAACTCTGCACACGCCTTGTGAGCGGCATCTGAACCTTCTACTCCATGAACACGCTTTGCCCACGGCACTTTTTGTACTAGATCAACATAATTCTTTTCAGCATTAGGTTCATCGTAACTTAAAAAGATAATATCTTGCTCTGCAATTTTAATATTGCTCATTTTTTATACTTTCGCCATCCTAATGGTATGTACCAAACAATCATAATCATAGCAACTACTATGATTGCATATAAATTGTACTTGCTATTATAAGCCCAAATCATACCAATAACACAACTAATATCAATAATACTATGAACAACTATAAATCTTGTATGTGTCATTCGGTCAATAATACGTTGTCTAAGATCACGTAGATAAGGACTATAATGTCTCATCATACTGAATCCGTCATTTAATAAAAATAATAATAAAAAGAAATAAAACATTAAATCACCTCCAAAGAATATTTGTCAAATTTTTTCATTGTGTAAATTGAAACAGGCTCACCCCTGAATTCAAAGTCTTCTGTAAATGGAATAATAACATATTTGTTATTTTCTAAATTAGCAAAATTTAATTCTAGAGTTTTATAAAGAATATTAGGATCATTAACTCTAGTAATACTAAAACTTACTATATAATTTGAACTAACCTTTTGTGCTAAAATACTAGCTTTAAGATCTCCATCTACTTTAATCTTCCAACAAGTGTCTTTAGTATTTTGTGTTATAGTTACATCTGCATTAGCTTTTTTCCGCTTTGGGATTTCATAAATTAAGTCATTGACGTTATAGCTATCTATATTATTGTTTAATCGTAGTCTTAACTCATACTTTTTTGTAAGTTTAGAAAAATGCACGTAATAATACGACATAGGTTCATGACCTGATAAAATACCTTTAATGTCTTGGGTATCTACTGCAATATAACTTCCAGATTCTGGTTTATAATTAGGTAATGATAATACCTCGCCTGTGTCAGGATTAAAAACAGCGTAACGTTCCATTATATTGTACCTTGTTCCCTTAATAACTTTAAATCTTTTCTAATTCCGCGATTATATTTTAAAACTTCTGCTAATATCGTTAAAGCTTCTGGATCTGTATTAAGTAATGCTTCAACATCTTTCGGTAAACAACGCCCGCCAAACCCTTGCACACCATCATCACCAGGAACTGCTGTATGACTATGTCCTATACGTTTATCAACAGCAATTAAACTATTAACTGTATTATAATCCAACTCATGTTCCTTACAATAATCATATATTTGATTAAAGAAATTTACTTTAGTGGCTAAAAAAGCATTTCTAAATAATTTTGCAATTATTAATGCTCTTGGATTTTCTACAGTTACAGTAAAATACGGATCAAACACCTTTCTCCAAAACTTTGTATGGCCGCCTCCTATATACATCATACCTTGCTTCTGAAAATCTTCAAGTGGATTTGCGGCAGTAAGAAATTCAGGACTAAAAGTTATAGGCTTATTACCAAACATTGTTATTAATGTTTCCCACCCACGTAAACTTATTGTGCTTTTTATTAAAATAGGTATTCTATTAGGTACTTGCTTTACAACATCAATAACATTTTTCATTTGACAAACACCTTGAAACGTTGGAGTACCTACACATATGATTACTCCACCTGGTTTATTCCACCAAGATGATATTGACTCTTTATTATACTTAGGATCTACAATTTTTGCGTTAGTTAAAACACTATGAACTGCTTTACCTACGTATCCATATCCTGCTATCGTAATTTGAGGTTTCATACGCCTAACCACTTCCTATATTTCTTAATTTTGTCATGTGTAACAAAATCTTTCTCAGTATAATGAAAAATTCCTTGTTGCATATGGTTCCCTACTTTTAATTTTAGGTCTGGAGTCAAATAACTACCTACACGATTCTGCCATTTGCTACTACTGTTTTCCCAGCCTTGTACATAAGTCTTCATATGTGTGAAACTAGGAAATAAACTCTTATTATTTGTAATCTTCTTATCACAGTCAAGTATTTTAGCAACTATTGCCGCACTTAAATCAACACTTACCCTTTTTTGGTACAATTCTTTAGCATACTTGCCATAAAACAGTTCCCAATTATTCATTACTAATTCTAACCAAGTATAAAACTCTTTTGCAAACTCTGATTTTTTAAAATAATGAAACCCTGCATATAAGTTAGGTAGATTATTTGCAGTAAATGTTTTACGGTAATAATCACTTGTTATTAATTCTCCCCTGTATGTATAAACACGGTTAACAAAAAATAAATCATAATTTTTTAAGAATGACCACCAGTTTGTTAAGTCTTGTAATACCAACATATCTGTATCAAGTACAATTGTTTCATCATACGGTGATGCATGATATAGTTTCCAACGATTATCTACTTTCCACTCTTTATCTTTTGCACTATCATTCCATGGAATTTCTTTAATGACGTCAAATAGCTTTTTATACTTTGCTGGAACATCATCATTAGTAATTAAACAAATATTACAATCTTCCTGAGTTGCTTTTAAGCTCATGGCTAATAAACACGCTTGTAAAACATAATCGTCTTCACTATTTTGTGCTAAAAATACAAACCCTTTACTCATTATCTATTACCCTATTAAGACTAAACTTGTTTATTACATGAACACTACTACCTCTAATTTTTAAAGGCGTATATTCACCTAAGAATTTCTCTTTTTGTATTAAAAAGAAAAACTGATCGTCTTTTATTTCCCAACAAATATCCAGGCCGCTTGTATAGTATAATTTACTAGGTAATGAGTGTGAAAAATCTCCTCGTTGATAACCATTCATTATATGTACTGCAATACTAAACACCCAGTCGTTACGAAAGGTACGTTTATTAATTTGAAAAATACTATTATAGTGTTGCCAGTTTTCTTGTATATGCTTTGTTAGGTCAAAAAATATTTTATTAGTTTCTGTTTTTCTAAAAAATACACAAGTTGCCCAGTAAAAATCAACACTAGTATCACTAATATGAACAAATTCTGGAAAATCTCTATGATCACATAAATCGTATGCATCTTTATAAATTAAAAAATCATGGTCTTGTGTAAAACAATGTTTAAATAAACTATTACTTACAATGTAATCACTATCTAATAGTAATGTTTCTTCATATGGTGTTAAATCGTATGCACTAGTTCTTAAATCGTTCCTAAATTCTAACTGTTTATATACATTCGCACCATCATAATAGCGTTTGCTACTGGGAGCTTTAGTATACGGTACCTCAATAATCTGGTCAAATACAGTTTTATAATCTGTATAGGTTTCATGTAGATACTTTATGCTATCCGTAACTATAGATGTGGGAAGATTTAAATATTCCTTAACACGCTTTGCTAAAAAGTGAGCTTGTTTTATGTAATCAATTTGAGCATTGTTTCTAGCAAAAATTAAAATACCTTGCTTATGACTGCTCATACTGGACTAACCCATCAACTGTTCGTTTAGTTCTAATTTTTTCATACTCAGTTTGATATTCATTAGTAGCTGTAAAATATATGTCCAATATATCGTCAAAGAATTTAACTAAATCTTGAATTTTAATTGGAGTATCATTATCATCAAGTAATACTACATCAGAATCATTACCTTTGCTAATAAGCATACTAACAAACGTAATCAGCTCTTTAGTTACTGAAAATTGGCCACCATTAAAGTAATGAACTGCACTTTCATAATATTTTTCTTTTAAAATACGCTTTTGATTATTAAGCGTAACCATATAATTAGAAAAATCTAATGCTTTGGCTAACCGTTCATCCATAACTGTCTCCTATACTAGTAGTATATTTACAGTAAAAATGTTTTGGAGAGTTTAAATTAGGTTAAGTTACTGCCCGCATCATTGGCATAAGTAGGCGTTGGAACTTCAACGTTTACACCAGTTGCACGGAATTGACTAACAATGCTTGTAAGAGTACCTTTAACTGTTTCATCAGTTGGAGTACCTGGATCTGTAGGATCATCATCGTTAAAATTAAGTCTAAATGTTACAATATCAGGATAGGGTACAGTATTTCCTTTTACTTCAACAACATAAGAGTTTTCTGTATAATCACCTGTACCTTGTTTAGTGAAAAGTGTTTGGTAGGACGTAGTAAGCTGGAAATAACCTTTTAAAGCTTCACCCGATCCTGTCCCAGTAGCTAACGTACTAGAAGCCCCAAACTGAATTTGTGCCATATTTGCTAAAATATTCATCCAATCAACAGTTTTCTCTTCTGTCCCAACATAAGCAATATTGGCATTTAAGCGGACTTGTCCACCTGAGTTGAAAAAGTGTCTTGCATGGTCTGAACCTGTAAATGTTACATTAACAATATGATCAAGTTGACCATTCCAAGGAGTAGTATATTGGCCTTGAATACCTGATTCAGCACTAGCTTGGTTTACATCAATATTGTTTTTTTCAGTTTCAAGTTCACCAGTTCTGTTCTCGTATTGGGCAACACCCTTTTTATTAACTGTATTACTATCTTCAATTAGATCTGCACCTGAAATAAGTGCAATATTGCTAGGTGTTATATTTGTTTGGTGGATTCTACCAGCTACAATATCATTAAACAATAACGCCATATGAGTAGCTGTTACTTTGTCGGTAACTCCTACTTGCGAACTATTTAAAGTCTGGCCGTAGCCATCGTCAGCTGAGCCGACGCCCATAATAGTTGCAACTCTACTTTGAAGATTATTATACCTTGCGGCTGTAATTATATCGCCAACTGCCATTTTCTATACCTTTAATATACATTCTACTAATTTCTCAGCGGACGAAGTATTTGTTTCTAGGGCAACCCCTACTATTAGAGCCCCATTTTCAATTGACGTAGTAGCTGTTCCATTCAAGCCTGCATAAACGGCATTACCTTTGTTTACTGGGCCTAATACTCTTACTGGAACTCGTCCTTTAAGTGCAATATTTTGACCGTCTGCATCTGAATTCATTAAATAAGCTGGGCTTTCACTAACAACACCAACTGGTGCTGGAGCAACAAACCCTAAAGTGTGTTGTTCATTTGTTACATCACATTTTGTAAGTTCTTTTGATGCACCTTCGCTAACTGCAACCACTGTACCAAAGTCATATTCTGTATCAGTTGTATATTTCTCTGCCAAGTCAGCATATTGTGCCTGTGTAGCTGTACCTGTAAATAAATTTGCAGTTAAATTACCACTACCATCTCTAACTGCTACAGTATTATTAGTTGCGGCAGTATCTGCTGATCTAAAATTAGCACCAACTTTCATTGTTTCGGCTTGTGAAGCTAATCCAGTAAATGCAGTTGAGTGAATATTTGCAAATTTAAATGAAGTTGTACCCAACTCAAACGTATTATCTGTTGGTGGATACATTCCTTCAGCTGTTATTGTAAGAGGTTCTTTAACAATACCTCCGGAATCATCTACTTTAAATTTAATTTTTGTACCAACCTGATTTTGTATTACACCTTCATTATCATTTTCGATGTAAACTTTCATGTCATTGGAGTCACCAATGGCAATACCAGCGTCGGAGAACGTTGCTAATGAAGTAAATGCTCCTGATCCTGCAAGAGCAAATTCTGAAGCACCATAACCTTCTAATTTTAATGAGTTACTTGCAGTTCCCCAGTAATAATCTGTTGTACTAGTTACACCGCCTGTTGCATTTATTGTATTACGTAGGGTAGTACCCTTCTTAATACTATCGAATCCTGTAATAGCGTTAGTTGGATCAGTTGAATCTATTGTAAATGCTACTGAGCTAATAATAAAGATTACTTCATCATTAACAGTAGCCGCAATAATAACTCTGTTTACACTAGTTGTATCACGAACAGTTTTTGATACCATTTGTGAAACAGTAGTACCAACACCTTGTGGGCCTACTAAAATATAACCTGATCCGTTAAAAGCATATAATTGCTCATTTGCAGAATCCCACCATAAATCACCAGTGGCTAGTCCTGCTGGAGCAGTAGCGGCAACTTCAGCACCGCCTGTAGTTCTAAATTTAGAACCATCATAAAATTTTAATTTACTAGACGTAGCGTCAAACCAAATTTGTCCTGAAATGGCTTTTGGTGGTTGCGCCGCACCACTAAAATTCTCTAGTAAGTGTAAGAAATTTTCATTTTGAATTTCGCCGTATCCAGCATAATTTTTACCTACTAATTTAATGTCAGTAGTTTGATCAACTGTACCATCTTCTACGACTACTAGTGTTACACCACTATATCTATCTATTGTATATGCCATATTAGTTTTAACCCCTATTAACTATATTTATCATTTCCTACCACAATGGCGGTACATGGGTAGAATTAATGTTACTCTCAAACTGCCAAACAAGTGATCCAGGTGAACCAACTGTTTGAAACCGTTTCAAACCACGTTGAATCGTTATATTTACAGTACCGCTTGCCGCCGTAAATGCAATATCTTGTAATACACTCTCATTTTGTACACCATTTGAATCAACTGCTATAAGTGATTTAGTTAAAACTGGTGTATCTACATTAATTCCGCTTACAGTTGCTCCCGTTAATGATGAAGTAATTATATAAGCATACGACCCTGGTCTTTTGTTATTAGCTGGATATATATCTTCAATAATTGAAGCAATTTCAGTAGAACTTAACCCAGTTACGTCTAAATTCATAATAACAGGCTCTAGATTTATTTGATCATCTACATAATACTTGGTTGCAACTGATGAATTAGTTGTGGGCTCAGCTACCCCTGTAATTTCTTGAGCAGTATCAAGTTCAATAGCACCTGCACTCTTAATTCGTAATCCAATATCTATAGATTGAATAGTATTTGCTCCAGCACCACCAGAAGCAGGATCACCACAAAACCTTAATTTATCAACATTTAGTGTTGCAAGTGTTCCAACACTTGTTAAAGATGACTTTAATACTTGGCCTCCTAATTCATTGTGCTCTAATACCTTCACCCCATCAATCATATAATGTTTATTTGAGGCTAAATCAATATTCTCTGAACTAGTCCACGATTGTGAATCGGCGTCGCCTGCATTATTTTTCCATACCCATTCTTTATCTACATTTAAACTGGCTTGATTGGCTTTAAGTATAATACCTCCGCCATCTACTCCAGCATTATCAAGTACAGTACTATCACTTGTTATTGCTAATTCAATATTCTTATCTTGCACTCTTAAATTTGTTGTTTCTACAAAAAGTGAAGTACCACCTACTATAAAGTCGCCTTCAACTTTCATATCACCGCCTACATGAAGTGCGTGTTGCGGGTCTGATTTAAAAATTCCGAAATGCTCTTCTGATGTATCAACTACAAGAGCATCAATAAATCCTGTTGGCTTTCTAACTCTAACTTTCCAATCATGATTTGATAACTGGTTTTCAGTAACAAAAGATGTACCTACTACTTTTAAAATATTATTTTGTGCTAGACCAATTGTAAGTCCGCCGGTATTTTGTACTGTTAATGAACCTGTTGTAGTTGCGTCGGCGTCTGCAGGTAAAAATTTCTCTGCTGATTTAACAATGCCACCTGAGGTTCTTAATGCACTAGCTTCATCGGCAATACCACGCCATCTAAAATCATCAAGACTAACTGGTGTGAATCCTTTTTTAATAGATCCAGTTATTCCTGAAATTGTAAATCCAACTGCTGGTATAAATTCTGTATTACTCCATACACCTACTATAGTACCAGCAACAAAATATTTCATTACTATTTGACTATTATTAAATGTATCTATAAGTGTAGAAACTTCAAATCCACTTTTACCTTGAGCTTTAGTATAAAGTGGTCCTGCTAATTCTAAATCAGTACCATCATAAAAATGTAATTGATTATTTAAACTATCAATCCAAAGATCGCCAGCAACTAATGTAGCTGGTTGTTGCGAGTCTACTGCCGGTGCACCACTTGTTCTAAAGCCAACACCGTCATATACTTTTACTCGTTGAGTTGTTGTATCATACCATAATTGACCAATTAAAGGATTGCTAGGAGCAGATGCTTTAGAAAAATTCTCCAGCATTTTAATTAAATTTTCATTTAATGATTCACCAAACCCTGTATAATTTTTTCCAATTAAAGAAATATCAGTTGTAGTTGTATCTAACTGCCCGTCAACTAAATCAACTAATAAACTTCCGTCTGTTTTATTTAATTTATAACTCATTAGCTTTCTACTGCCTCACCTGCATATATGATATAATTAATTGTCATATATGGATTCATAATATCTACTGCTTGTCCTAATGTTTGTCCTGTTAATACTCCACCACTTGTTGGCATAGCCTGACCGCCAGTTGCTCCTTCTAATGCACCATATACTATATTTCCTAAATCATTAGGATTGCCTGCAACTTTTCTATAAGAATAAAATTGATCTCCACTATCACCTCTTAAATCATGTTCGTGTTCTGGTAAATTTGTAACAGCAACTTGTTGGTCTTGTTGACCGCTATGTGTTCCTATATTATCTGCCGCCGCACTTGTAACTGTATTAGCACTTTCGCCGCCCATGTTATCTGCACCTAATGGAAATCTACCTCTTAAATCTGGTAAAGCAAACGACCCTGCTGTAACAAGTGTAATATCTTTAAAATTATATTGAATAGCAGTAAATAAATTCTGATATAATGCAATTAGAATTTCAGTACCGTCACACATTAACCAACCATTTGGTGGTACTAAACCGCCATACATTGTAATAGCCCCAATTGGATATGTTGGCATAGCACTAAACAAGTTAGTTCTATTAACTTTATATACACCAGTAGTTCCGCTTACTCTATTAATTAAAAATTCATCATCAACTTGAGTTGTAGCACTTTCGTCTTTATTAGCAATAAAACTATTTGCAATAGATGTTGTAAATGTTTTAGTACTTTCGTCTTGTCCATCAAAACTAAACGACGGTGCTGAAACATCTCCAGTCAGTTGGAATGTTGTTGGACTCGCAAGTTTATCTGCTGAGCCTGAACGTCCACTAACTGTACCTGTGATATTTCCTGTTAAGTTACCTATAAAATTTTGTGCATATACGTTTAGCCATTGTTCATTTACAGTTCCTATATTACGTGCATTCGTTACGTTTGGAATAATATTTTGTGTTGTAAGTAGTCCTGCAATATTACTATCACCACCTACAAATAATTTTTTAGCAATTCCTACGCCACCTTTAGTTGTAATACTACCTGTACTAATAGTTGACGAATCTGTAGTTCCTTCAACTAGTAACAAATTACTAGTTTGAATATTACCTGTAACATCTAACGCTTGATCTGGTGATAAATTATTAATACCTACTCTAGCTTCTGAATCAATTCTAATAACTGTTTTAATTTCGCCAGCATCATTAACTCTTATATCAATATTAGATCCTGATGTTTGGTGGGCAATAATACCTGCTTGGCCTTCAACGCCAATTGACATGGCACTATCCGCTCCAACAATAATACCAGAATTATTTTTAACTTTAAGTGCAAATAAACTTGTACTTGTTACATCATTTCTTAAAAAGCTAGATGCTGGTACTGTTTGACTTCCAACAATTAAGTTCTCTGCCTTTTCTGCAACTCCATAATATTTTCCTGCACCATCACCTGTAATGTCTGCTGTACTTAAATTATATCCTGGATTAACTGTAGTAAATCCTGTAATAACAATTTTTGGAGTAAATGTATCTGCTGAAATAATTGCGGCTACTTTTGCTTTTATTTCTACTTGTAAAACTGTATAAGAAACATTATCTGTTCCTACAATAATTGTTGGCTTTACGCCAGTTGACAATCCATCACTAAATGTCGGTCCGACTAAAATCCAACCTGATCCTGTATAAAGATAAAGTTGTTGATTATCTGTATCAACCCAAAGGTCACCTACTACTGATTGATTTGCGGCAGGTTCGTTTGTTGCTTTTTTTAATCCACTTGCAGAAATCCAGTTTGTACCATCATAAATTTTTAATTGGTCAGCGCCTACAGTAGTATCATACCATAGTTGACCTTCGACAGGATTTCTTGGTGATGTATTAAAAGCAAAATTTTCTAGTAAGTGTAAAAAGTTATCAGCAATTGCTGTACCATAAGCAGTAGTATTACGTCCTGGAATATCCAAACTTGTAGTTTGGTTGATAGTATTATCTTCAACTGTAATAGTACCTTTGTTAGCAAGGTCTGTATGTGATACTATATATGCCATTTACTTACGCCTCATTAAAGCCGGTTAAACTTTGCACCCTTACGGTGTAATCAATTTGAACTAATCTGTTCAAGCTCTTTTGTACTGGATGGAAAATTACGTGTGTTAGTAATCGTCCTGTTCCTGATGTTGCATAACTAACAAGTCCAAGCTCATCAAATACGTAAAGGCTGTCACTTCCTGTTGCATTATCAATAGCATCTTGTCCGCCAGGTTCGCCATAGTCTAGTAAACAAGTTGCTAGAATATCTGTATAATTTGTACCACTAACGTGACGAGTTTCTAGTTTATTTCGTGTAGGATCTGTATTGTTAATTGAATTATCATCAATTACTTTAGTATAAGTTTGACTATATAAACTAGCGTTTGTGCCCGTTGAATTTGGTGACAAATACGTAATAATTCCAGTAGGATCAACAGAAGTACCACCATTACCAAATACCATGCTATTAATAAAGCCATAGCCTTGGTTTGCCAGACTGTCTGCTAATGCAAGACTCATGTTTTCGTAGTGTATTGCATTTCGCTTATCTACGAAGATTTCACCAGTCTCTGGATTAAAAATCTTGATGTATCCTTGTAAGAGTACACCGTTTTGTTCTTTAAAATTGTCTATCATATTAATATCCTACAAGTGTATTTATTTAGGTAACGCAACCTCTTTGCTTCTTAAGAAACGCCCTATGTTGTTTTCCTGTCTATGCAACGGAGTACCTAGATCAGTCCAAGTTCTTCCGAGCTTTCTCACCACTATAATTTTACTATTAATAGCTGGTGTATTTAATAATGTCACCGTTGATGTTGTACCATCTACACTAAATTCAGGTGGTAACGTAACATCTCCTTCAGGACTATCTAAATTAAGCGTTACATCGAATGAACTAATTGCATTTTTACGTAATCGCTTACCTGCTACAAATACTTCAAATTCATTAACAGTTTTTGGAATAAAATCAACTGTAATAGCCGCTGTAGACCCATCTGCTTCAAATACCTGCGTTTTTGTCTCATCAGTATATGGTATTGTTTGCGTTCCGCTCTGATCAATTAACTCTGATCCAGCTTTATGTAACTCTGCAATACCTGTACCTAACGTGCCTCTACGTAACTGCCTAATAGCTCCACCTTCCTTCAAATAATACTCAATACGTTCGCTGTTTATAAAAATTATTCCTGGAATACCTTTATCCTTGTTAGGAAGAGGTAAACGATCATAATTTGTTACATAAATTCTGCTATCATACCAATGTAAATCTTCTGCTAATGTATATTTATTATCATCTCCAAGTCGTTTATAATGTGTTCTATTCAACATATCTTTGAAAATTCTAAATCCAAATTTTGGAACAATAATAGGATTAGTAAAATGAATTACTTCTATCTTATCATTAGGATCGATATCAACTACAATTTTGATATGTTTTTTATCATCTGTAACATAATAATCAATGCTTGGAGTTAATAAGTCTTGATTTAATGTAACCCACACATATTCAGCATCAAAGGCTTCTTCACGTAATCTAATTATTCCTTTAGTTAATTGATGATACTCTGTATAACCATCAGTACCAACTGTAACGTCATTTCTTGCTACAACATCAAATACTTCTCTCTCAATTTTTCTAATATCATGCTTACTAAATTGATAGATTGTTAGTATATCACCATTAGCTGGAACAACATCTAAATAAACTTTATTAGGTGTTTTAACAAATAAAGATGTTCCACTATCAAAGTATCCTAATTGATAATCTCCACTATCAAGTACAAACACTTCTAAGTTATCACCTATGGTTCCTGTAGTATCAAATAATACTGCTGTTCCATTATATGTGTCCCAACGCCATTCTATTCCTATTTCTAACTGAACACCATTTAAGAAAACATACACATTTTCAGAACTAATAGTTGCTGTTGAAATTTGCCATTGTCTTAATTGATATTCACGTCCTGCAACAACTGTAAATTGTTGATTATATCCTGCACTTAAAATCTTATTATTTAATTTAACTATAATGTTATGACTAGTTGGTTCACTAGTAAATGGTACTTGACTTAATGTGAATGATGCGTCAACTCCATTGCCAGTAAATGCTTCTGTTGATAGTTGGCTAAATGCTTTACTAACACTATCATAAATTACATATTGAATTACTGCATCAGAGTTAGGTACAGTTCCTAATTTAAAAACAACCCTACCTGGTACTTCATATGTAGCATCGGTTTCATCTAGATCAGTTTGTACTGTTTCGCCATCTACTGTTAATGTATATGACAATCCTGTTTTATAAATAACCGACGTAACAAACTGTGATGTTGAACCGTCGCCAACAAATGAATCAAAGTCTATAATTTTTTCACCATTGTTTGACATTGTTGAAATGTGTACTTGCTCGTCAAGTCCTGGTGCGTTAGTAATCACAACTTGTTTAGTTTGATAATTTACAGTATATTGAGTAGCATCTAAAATTATTCCATTTACTTTTACAAATAAATCTGTTTGACTTGCTGGTATGTTAGTAATAGGAAATGCAGTTTTAGATCCATCCCCAAAATAATTATGACTACTAATAATACTTGATCCATCTGTAGATCTATCATAAACTTTAAAATCAACTGTATCAAGAACTTGTCCTGGAATTAATTCTTCTGGACCTTTTGATGTTAATTCTGTAACAAAGCCATCACCATCAACAACAATTTCTTCCGATGCAAGACCCCTTGCTGATGTATATGCCATATCGCCACCTTGTAATAATGTATCATATGCATCTGGATCTGGAATAAAACTTCCATCGCTTGAAGACTTTCTAATAATAATTACATCGCCATCAACTGTTGGAATTAATTCTTCATTAAGTTGAACAGTTTGTGTTGTACCATCACCTGTAATAGATTGCATAACTGCACTAGGATTACCCGGTACAGTACTACCATCATATTCTGGATCGTCTACTCTAACACCATTTTTATAAACATTATAAATTACGCCATCTTCTAATGGTTTTGCAAGAGCAAAAACATTTGTACTGCCATCTAATGTAAAGACTTCGTCTTCATACGTATTATCATACGTATCCCAAGTTGATGTATACCAAGGCTCTGAACTCCAACCTGCGCCTCCACCAAAATCAAAACTTCTAACTTCTACACCACCGTAATCAATACCATCCATTAATTGTGCTATATCATTTCCTAGCATTCCGTCTGTTGGTTTATAAAATAAACTAATACGGTCTTGTGCTTGAAGCATATTAATTGATTTACTATACTTGACCACAATAGCGGCATTATTAGCTGGCGGATTAGTAAATGTTATACGACCTTTATATCTTGTATAAGTCTTAGTTTCATCTGCAACATTAGAGTATGTGTACTCACTGTTTAATGATTCAATGTTTGCAACTGTAACTTCAATTTGTGAAGGCCTTAAGTCCATTGGCCATGTTAAATCAAAATTAATTTCACTTGCATTACCTGTAAAGTTTTGTGTTTCTGTTAATGTTGTAATTAAAAATGTTCCTGTAACTCTATCATACTTTGATATAATATGACTATTACGAACTTTTCCATTGCCTAGTTTAGCTGAAACACTTGCTTCCTTACCATCATCTGATTGTGTACCATTAATAATAACTGTTGGTGCAGATAAGTATCCTGACCCAACATTTGTCATCATAATTGCAGTAATTTTTCCACCGGTACCAATATATGCTCTAGCTTTGGCTCCTGTTCCGCCACCGCCACTAAATGTAATTACTGGAACCTCAAGATATCCTGTTCCACCATCTTTAATTTGTATTTCTACAACGTCATATCCTAAATTTTCTTTCCAATGTTTATTTGGATAAGTTACTAACCCTGGATCTACTCCATATACTGCATCGTCTTTTATTTTTAAAGCAGACGGAACAATTTTACCATCTTGTACATTATAAGCTGGTGGTAAATCGAAATCAGTTACTGACGAATTTGTAGGATCTGTTTTTGTATACGAAGTTAAGTATTCTCTAATTTTTGTTTTATACGGTTTTGCTTCTGCTACAAAATCTTCATAACTAGAAAGATTATCGTTTTGGAAAGTAATTTTTTGTTTAAGATCTCCTATGTTATGTTTTGCTTTCATGAAGCTTGTTTTAAATGCCCAGTCAACATATTTTTGTTCTGAAAATGCATAACGTACACTTGAAAAGAATAACTTATTATATTCTACTGCAAGATCATCTATTAAAATATCATCACGTAGTGCTTGTAATATTAATCTAAGTTCATGTACTGGTTGATTATCATAATCACTAGTATCATAACTTAAAGCATCATAACCAATATGTGAAGCTGGATAATTATATAACTTTGAAGATAATTCAAGGGTTCCGTTTGCTCTACCAATTGTTTTATAATTAGTAGTATAATCTACAGCAGGCGCATCAGATGTTTTCTCTAATAGTAACCAACCACCTGAACCAACTGTTTTAATTTTAATTATATCACCAATACTATCATCTAAAGCTGTTAATTGATAACTTTCGTCTATTAGATAATCAACATCTGTAAACTGAGTATACCCCATAGCATACCAATTAGCATAAGACCAAAACTTAGGTACATTATAACTTTGACTTGCAGTTCTTTCCCACGTTTTTGAAGTTGCATTATATCCGTAAATAGCCCATTTATTTTGGACTGTTTCGTCTGTTTTAATAAGTGTGCTAAACTTTCTAACTTCAATAGAAGTAGTACTTGGATAATCTTTACCTTCATATTTAATAACTGCTGAAGTAATTTTTCCTAAAGTATCAATTGTTAAAGTTATAACAGCACCACTACCATTACCAATATTAGCAAAGTCATATGTAGGTGGTACTTTATATCCACGCCCAGGATTAGTAATTTTTACATCTGTTAACTTACCATTAACCCAAGTTGGCGTTAAGATAGCTTGTTCAACTTTAGCCGTACCAACATAAACTATTTCAGCATACGTATCAACAACTGCATCATACGTTCCAGAATTTAATGTAGGTAATGGATCAACTAAATTAAATTTACTAATATCATATTCATCAATAATTATGTTTTGCTTAAAAACTAAATTAACTCGTTCAACAAATTGTTTAACACCTTCAAGTCTATTAACAAACATACTTTGTCTTGGACGATTTAAAATACCATATCGTTGTTTTACACTTAATGCATGATCTGGAACAGATCTCATTTTTGTATCCCAACCAATTAAACTATCAAACCATTTACGTTCTAATTCCTGTTTAGGTCTACTTGTACCCAAGCCATCACTTAAAATTTGATATTCATTATGGATATTTGTTGGTGTTTCAATATTCCAATAACGGAAGTTAATTGCAGAATTATCTCCTGAAAGTAAATTTGCACAATTATACAAAGCAAATCTATTGTTTGAAAGTGGTGCTATAAATTGATATCCTTGTGCTTGTGGATCTGCAATTAATTGTGCAACATCATATGCACTAGTTTTTCTATCTATTATTCCTGGAATAATTTTTCTATTTTTAATCCAGTAGTAATACTTGTTAGAAAAAGACTGTCCTTGTTTATCAAATACTCTTCCTGTCACTAAAGTATTATCATCATATTTAGGTGTTCCACTAATTCCTTTAGTTAATCCTTCTTCTGTATCTGCTTGTTCTAACCACTCTGAAGGTTTAAGTGTAGTTTCAACCCACTCGTAAATATCAGCACTTGCGCCTGTAAATAAACGACCCCAGTTAGCAGTTTGATAAATTATGTCGCCTTGGTAAGGATTATGAAATTTTATAGTACTTAAATCCCACCAAAGTTTTCCAACATATTTTTCACCCCAGTATCCTCCAGAATCAACCACAGCTGGAGCTTCTCCAGTTGTATAAACTGCTGGGTCATATGGTGTTTTATATGATAATTCTTCTTCAGCCGTACCAGCAATCTTTCCTTGGATAGGATCAATATAATCTATTTGTTTAGTTAACGAATTATCTCTTGTGTCGTAAATAAACACACCTCTATATTTTTCTATATCAATTTGATCAATAGGTGTACGTAAAGTAGTCCATGATAGTGTAACTCTATCACGTCTAAAGTCAAGTATAGTGCCCATCTCGTTATCAGTTGTTGATATTGTTAATTCAGGCATTGAAACATAAACATGATTATCTCTGAATAATAAATTTTCACCAAACCTACGAGTTGCAGGATTATTATAAACAAATCTTTCGCTATAAATTAATGTATTATTAAATCTTTGGAATACAAGAACTTGTCCACTATCTTCGTTTGCTGTTTTAAACTGAGTAAGATTATTATCAAGTGTAGTAGCAACTACAGTATTAGCATCAAATGTTGTAGTTGAAATAAGGTCGCCACCTCTAGATGATACAATTAAATTATTTTTATCAAAGTCTAATGATGCCCCAAATCTTTCTGCTACATCATCTTCCGGACTATAAAGTGTTTGTGACCATATAAAGCTACCAGAAACTAGTCTGTAAACATAAACAGCACCATTGTTATCGTTAACCTCATCTTGTAATGGGGCTCCGACTGCAACTAATGTTCCATCATCTGAAACTGCAATTGCTTGACCAAATCCTATATCTGCATTAGGTGTTACAATAACTTGACTAAATTCATAATGACCGTTGTTTAATCTATAAATTAAAATTTTAGGATTAGTATCAGTATATTCTGCTACAACAACTAAAACACTTCCGTCTTTACTTTCAGCAAACGGTTGAGCAAAATTCTTTATTGTACTTTGATCTGCAATATTTTCGCCATCAACTGTTAAACCAGAATCATTAGGAATATGTCCTACATAATCTATATGCGTGGATAATTCTGTCCACAAAGATGTCTGAAAGGCTCCAGCCGCTAAATTAGTTTTACTTTGATAAAACTTACTTGTATATAAAACTATATCATTTTCAAAGTATGTTTGACTGTTACTAAATGTTCCTTTATAATATTTGTCCTTACCTAATGCATAACTATATTCATTTGCATCAGCGTCAGTACCATGTTTAACAAAATAAATTCTACCAGCATTACCTACTGTATTAAGGTCTCCTGTACTAACATAAAGATAATGTAACTTATTATCTGTTGCAAATTCTAATTGCTTTCCTACATACTTGTTATTACCTCTGTCTGGTATTATGTAACCATAATTTAATGAATACTCTCTTGAATCTGTTTTTGCATAAGCTAGATACATTCCTTCATTAGTATACGAACCTGCTACACCCTCAGTATGAGCTGGAATATTATAATATTGTAACCAATCTTTATTCAGTGGTGTAGGATAACTCGGTGTTTGAGCAATTCCGCTAACTGTACTGCTGGAATAAAAATGTACTTCTAACTCGTTTTGAAAAGTCGACGAAGTAACCGGAAACTGAGTTGAATCCGTGTTTTTAACAACAACCATTTCACCTGTAGTCGCACTATCCATATCCGCATGATCTAATCTCCCCGATAGTCTATTAACACCAAGGCTAATAGCATCTTTAATACTAATGGTACTAGTTTCACCATTATTAACTCCGAACCTAAATGTTCCTACTCTACTTTTTAAATATAATCTACACGTTAATAATTGTTCTTGCAAATATGATACTTCAGCTTCAGCGCCTGTAGTATCATCAATAACAGTATCACCTTCTTGTGGAATATAAGGATTCCCAAAACCATCAAAGTTTGTAAATGTTACATCAATAAAGCCTGACCATAAGTCATGAATTGTATGTGTTGTATCGTTCAAGTAACTAAATGTTAAACCTAGCGTTGCTGGGTCAAATACTGAGATAGGTTCAACACCACCTCTAATAGTATTAACCCAAATATTTAATGGGTCTGTTGGATTAGCTGGATCTGTAAAAACTTTAGGAGCTCTTATAAACCAAAGTTCACTTAAATTAGGTAATCCATTTTTATCATAATAACTTAAATGACCTAAACGACCACCTCTGGTTGGATCAGTAATTAAACTTAATGCACGAACGTCATCCATTGTGTTACCAAATACAACAGGTGAACGTGATTCAGATTGTAATATAAAATCTTGGAGCACAAAGTTTGGTGTTTGAATATTTTGTGCTGAAGTAAGTGTTGTAGTAAACGGTGTAAATCCATCTATCTTCCACCAGCCAGCAAATGTACTTGCTCCGCCTTCTGGTTGAATTAATGTATAAGTTCCGCAACTTACTGCATTTAAGAAAATTTCGTCAGTAGCAGAAAACTGTCCACTAACATCTTTCATATAAATTATTGCTTGACTAACATTTTCAATTCGAATGTATGCTACTTCTCCTAGTGCCGCTGATGATGAAAGTGAATCTCCAACATTAGGAACACGTATTAAGTTGTCAACATATAAAACAGCATCAATCTTAGCCGCAATAATTTTGCTTCCTTCAAATGCCGCTACACCAGGACCTGTTGATCCCCATGGTAAAATTCCTGTTGGATAATTTTGTGAAAATTCATTCCAATTAAGAACTAATTTATCATTAGGTGCAGATCCATTATATTGACTGGTTGGTGCTCTAACTAATATATGATCTGTTGTAACATCTAAATTATAATCACCTCTTATAGCAAACACTATAGTAGGATACGAATTGGCTCCTGCATCATAATGAGATTCTTGTATTTTAGAAGTTGAAGCAAAACTAGGAAATGTTAATGCCCCAGTTGCTGGTGCAACAGGCCATTGAGCTTCCCAGAATGTTTCAAGATGCTTAACAAGTTCTCCCGCAACATAAGACGTTGCAGTATCAAAGTTACCTTTAAATTTTGTCTTTATATTACTAGCTTCAGGCACACCAATAACTAAATGCTCACCGTCATCAGTTAATGCAACACTACTACCAAATTTTCCATTACCTGTATAAAGTCCTGTTGGTGCATCAATCTCTTGTGCTAGTGCATAAGGCGTACCTTCAGTAGTTCGTAAAAATACATAAACTTTTTCTAGTCCTGGAGCTGATGCAATTAAAATAGTATTTCTATCATCTGACGCAATAACTTTACCAAATTCATGATCTATTCCTGACTCAGGATTAGTAACTAACGAATGTGAAGTAAAAGCAGGTTTATTTTCTAAGACAATCCAACGACTTGAATCATCATCGTCAATCCAAAATAATTCACCTACTTTTAATGAACTATTAATAGCTTTAGTATTTGCTTCAGTTAAACTAGCAACTCTTGAAGAAGTAAATGTTGTAACAAATCCCGTTGCTACCTCTACATCTTCTGTAGTACCATTTGCATAACAAATAACAGTATCTAATGATACACTTTTAACTTTAAAAAATTTCTCAGCATCAGTTACATCAAGAATACCTATAATTTCATTTGCTTCATATCTAGCTTGTGTATTAAGTTTTATTGTAGTTGTACCAGCATCAGTGTCTGAAGTTATAGCTGTAACTCTATCAGTTGTACTAATATATTTGACAACATCCCAAGTTGTTCCTCGTGTCCCGGCCCATACGTAATCACCAACATTTAAAGTTTTAATATCTTGAGTTAAAATATCATCATAGGTAGCAACTGTTAACTTAACATCACTTTCATTAACAAAGCCTGCTGTTGGTATATAATCCGTTGCTTTATATTTCGTTGGAAACGGCTTATGATCATAATTATTAGGTTTAAGATAAACTTCAAATGGTCTTTGTCTATAAATTAAATCGGTTTCTGTTCCTAAAATAGTATCAACTAACTCTAATGGTTGCGGACTTAACTTAAATTTTGCTTCATCTAATTTAAATTCAATTTCGTCAAACGCTTCTGCTGATCCATATTGGCCTAATTTAATACCCCATTCTTCATAAAACTCAATACTATCTTTATCTGCATTACTTAAAGCATCGAATAATTTTGTTAAACTATTTTGTGTACCTTTATCTTGAATAAATCCTTGATAAAATTTATACTGACTAACATCATCATTGATAATGTTTGAAAGGTAATTTCTTTTTTGATATCCAATAAGATGCTGTGACATCCTTTGTTGTTCTGTATCAAAGTTATCAGTATCTAAATCATAAAAATCTTTAAATTGTTTTGCTTTATAATCTAAATTAGGAATTAGTTCGGACGTTGGTTTTTCGTCTAAGCGTACCCAGTTTTCAGCTTCGAAACTTTCAGTCCCAGGTATTTTTATTTTAGCAACATAATAAAATTCTTTGTAACGTACAGTATCACCAATAGCATAATCTTGATATTGTATCCAATCAGTACAGATAGCATTATCATATATAAATCCAGGAATATTTAAATTACCAGTCCAGTCATCTGTTCTGTAACCTAAAACTTTAATTCTTTCTTGTCTATATCCTGGTTCTAAATCATAAACAATATCATTAAAAACTGTATGATTATCTAATAGAACAACGTGCTCCTTTTGTATTAGCGGTAATTTAACTGCATATACTCCGTCAGCACTATTTTTAGTTGTTATTTGGAATTCATTATTAACACTTCTATAAACATTAACAAATTCAGGTAATAATTTTTTACCATCTGCTTTCAAGAGTGTATAATCATAAAAACTATCAAAGATATTATCTGATACATAAAAGTCTTTTCTAAACTTAAATTTGTTAGCGGCAGGACTTAATGTTATAACACTATCTGCATTCCAGTTTTGTGTAGTCCAGAATAAAAATTCTTTAGCACTTAAAGTCCAGTTTTCAACTGAATTAATATCTTTATTAAACCAATTAAAATCAAAGCCTTTCCACTCTAGCCATGCTCCATAACCTAATAAGAAATCAACCACTTCCTGAACAGTTCTAAATAAATGTCCATATGATAATTCTAATGTACTATTAATAAACGGTGGTTCAGTATCAAACTCGCGTCTAAAATATGCTGACACTCCGCCTGATATTGGTAATTCAACTAATTTTGCAAAAAAGCTAGAATTAAAATCACCAGTACTAATATGCCCTTCTTTAACTCTATAATATTCGTTAGTAAATTCTACAGTTTGTCCTTCAACATACGTTTGGTTTGATTTCCATATAACAAAACTATCAGTAACTCCACCAACTCTTTCAACTGGATCATTTGCTCTTTCACGTACCGCAAAATACTTAAAGTAAGGATTAGCTTTATCATATCCTTTTACAATAAATCCTGCAGGTTGTTTTTCAATAATAACTCCACTATAACTTACTAAATCAACAACAGAACTTGAATTTAAAAATACTTTATAGTTTTCATCAGGAACAAAAACATTCCCTTCATTATATGGAGTTCTACTATCTAACAATAATTTAAATTTAGCTTTATTTGTAAACCCTGCAACTTTAAATCCTAGTTGATTAGTTAATGTTGTTAAATTTTTCTTATAAGCATCATAAGATACTAATGTTCGTGAACCAATATAATCAAAAATGTAATTAACAAGTCCGGATGTACTAACCCTAACTGTATCCATATGTGTATTCGGAAAAACTAAATCTTTTAATCTAAGTCTTTTACTAGTCTCACTATATACAATTTCTTTAGCTGGGTTTCTAATAATTCGTGATCTATCAAACCCTAGTCCTACAATTTTACTTGGTTGATTAAGAATCCAACTTACAATAAATGCAAACGGATACTCACTACTTCTACGCCAAGCAGTTTCTGTTGGAGCTTCATCTCCAAACTCAAAAGGACCTTCTGTTAATGCAAGAACATAATTTTTAGCATAGTTACTATCTAGTGGACTTAATAATTTTCCAACATCATCAACTGGAATATGTTTTGTAATATCTTTTCTAGCATAAGCAGGAAGATATGTTAATGATTTACCAGGTTCTCTAATTACTCCATCTTCAATGTCTTGCCATAAAATTTTATTTTCACTTGTATAAGGCGCTGGACCGTATACAGTTTTCCACCATGTCGGCTCAAGTGTATATCCTAATGTTTCCCAAGGATGTGTATGTGGGCGATCAGTATCGTATGCTTCTTTATAAATGCCTCGCCAGTAACCAGGTAATTTAGCACCTTTTGGAGATGTCATACTACCATAGTTAAATGTAAAACTATTTGTTCTTTGATAAAAACCATAATCACTATAATCTAAATCACCAACATTAGATAACCATGCTGTAAAATCAGTAATTAATGCTCTGTCTCGTTGCCATTTAGTAAATCCTGTATCTCTTGATTCACCACCAACGAACTCATGAATGTCAATAATTGTTTTATCATATGCACATTTTATATTATTATAAATTCTTTTTTCTAATTCTAATAATAAGTCATCTCTAAAATCGCCATAGCAAACAAAAATATTACCATCATGTCCTTGAATAACTTCTGTAGGTACTTGATACGTATCATCAAGAAATTTATATGGTTTATATGCAGGATATAATCCTAACTTACTCGGTGTTGGTGGAATATAACTTCCATCACTTGTTTCATATTCATAAACATCAAGTACATCGCCTATAACTTTAGTTCCAGTAATAGCAACAAACCCTGGTTGATCTTCTTCAGGAAAATAATAATCTACACCATGAACAAGTTGAACTCCGTTTTTATAAACATAAACTGCTCTTGATGATAAGTCTGATAAACCAAAATCTTGTGCTAGGGCATAAAATACTGTATCTATATCTTCAACTGTATGCGTTGTTTTAGTAGACGTTCCTATACCAATCATATCACTAAAGTAATATGGCATATCATTTGTTTTACTTCTAACAACTTTCTTCATTACACGGTCAAAGTGTTCTTTTGTTTCTCCATCAAATCCTAATTGGTTTGCTTCCTGAAGAAATAAACGTCTAAACTTTCCGTATTCTTTACTAGCGTGTCTAATTGCATGAATAATATTTGATTCTTGATCTGTTATACTGAACAATGCAAGATTTATTGGCCCACTATGTTGAACAAATCGTCTACCATATGGAGCAAGATCTCCTAAATCTCTTAAATTAGTATTACCAGGAAATGTCCCAGTAGTATCATCACGATATTCAGTCATACTTTGTACGTGATCTGTTACTTCACCCAAAGTAAAAGTAAGAACATTGTTGTTTAATGGATTTCTTTCTAAATTTAATGGCATTTCATAATAGCCATTAACGTTTTTCTTTGTAGCACTATTAGTTTTAATTAATAATACATCATCTTCTTTTAATTTTTTTACAAAAGTAACAAAGGCTGTACCATTAATTCTATTAAGTACATAATCTACTCCGTTATATTGTCTTACATTATTAACATAAACTCTGTCCCATAGATCATTTAGGTCACCACTACGGTCATAAACATCAATAGCAAAATCATTAAATTTTGTAGTTACAACATACTGTCTTATAACGTGTTGACGACTATTAGCTTTCGCTTTAATCCATCCTGAAGTATATGTAAATGTATTAATAGCAGTATAAACTCGTAACAATCCTATATCTGTATTTTTTGTTAAAACTGCATTGTCTTTTTGGTATGCAAAATTGTCACTTAACAAATTAAAATCAAATAAAATATCACCAGTGTTTTCTAGTGCTCTATAACTTAAAGAAAATCCTAACTCTGCATCATTGACAGTTCCTGCACCAACTTTATAACTAAAAACTTTATTTCCTTTAAATGTTGATGCCGCATAATAAGTGTTATTTGCAAAACTATATCCTACACTATCATATAATTCAAATAACGGTGTCTGATTTATAATAGTTTTATCTTGACCTGCTTTCCAATCGGTGCCATTATAAAACCACATTTTACCTTTATAAGTTTCACCATTTCTAACTAATACTGTTTCATTTTCGATTGGATTTGTATCTGTTTCTTCAATAAGACTAATTTGTCTTACAAGGTTATGTGTAATAAACTTTACTTTAAAAATTTTTCCTTTTACTCTACTATCTGGATCAGCAGTAAATAATATTCTCATATTATCAACAATATCTAAACCATCAATATTATATCCTGTTGCTCCTTCTATATCTGAAAAAACATCTTTAGTAAATGTATCAAGTAAATCAATATCATCTTTAGCACTAGTACCAAAATTATATAACTTTAATCCTGCTTCAAATTCTATAATAGGACGTTTTGCTCTATAATCTTGATCTATTTCTGTTGGTGTGCCGTTAATAGTTGCAACTGTTTCAATAACATCTCTATGAAACCATCTGTTATACCTTGTCCATGGACTTCTACTTCTAGATGCTCTATTAATTACAAGATAATCTTTAACGCCTGCAAAACTATTAGCATTACTATAAGGCAGTCTATCAAATCCTTCAGTATCAAATGGTACAGGTTTATTTGTTGAATACGTAGCAGGAATTTCTAAATCTTTTTCGTGAACTAATTTAATTTCATTTCCTACACCTTCAACATACCATTCACCTGTAGCATACTTTGTTGGTGTTACATTCCCTTGGAAGTAAACTTTCATACCATTAGACAATGAATAACCATTTGTCATTGTATAAGTCTTTTTACCAACGATTTCGTTTTCTACATCAATTGAAGAATTTTCAATTGCATCTGCAATTTGAATTAATCCACTTGCATTAATATCATTTCCGTTTACATAATATAATGTATCAGGTGCTGAATTATCAATAGTCCAAGTAATTGTTCCTACATCAACAGTCTGAGTACTATCATCTAATCCTTTAGAATATAATAAACTAGGATCTAATGAACGTGCAGTTCTAAAAGTTAGTGGCATTCCTAATGCATCAATTTCAAAGATGTAGGTTTGCCCTCTATATAATTTTAATGTTGGATTTTGTGTTAATCCGTCTGGAGTAAAAACATAACCATTGTTATCTAAGTTATCTTTTTTAGTTACTTTATAAGTGCTTATAATATTATCGGCTTGACCAACAATACCAATACCAATTGGGCCTCCTGGTAACCAGTAATATTCTCTAAAGTTAGTAAATTTATCCCAATCAATATTAGGATTCCAAGCATAATATTCTTGGCTATTTAATTTATCATGGTTATCAACTGTACCGCCAAATGCTCTTGTCTGATTAATATAATCTAAATAATCTTTATAAAAAGTTACATTATTTAAATCATCTTTAATTACTGCGGCTGGTTCTAATTGATAATTTTCTCTATCACTATTATTTTCAGCAATATAAGTATCGCCGGCTTCATATGCTTTAGCCGTACGACGTCCGAAATATCCACTTAATTTTTCAGCTACACCTGGTTGGTTTAGTTGATCTAAAGTTGCATTTAGAAACTTCTTATTATGTTGAGTTCTAAAATATCTTGGAAGTAATTCAGCACTTTCTCTTTTTGGGGGTTTTTTACCTGACCCTGGAAGTGGATACTCATGCTGGTCATCAGTAAATGGCATTAGATTTTAGTCCCCCCAGAGCTTGATGTAATAGTACCCGATGTATATGTCCCAGCACTTTGCAGACCTGCATTTGTGCTAGATGCAACTGTTAAAACTTTACCAGATGCTTTAAGTCTACTTGCTGTAACAGAATCTATAACTTCAATATTGTCAACTGTTGCACCACTAATAAAAATTTCATCTGATTCAGACTTAACTTCAAATAAACTACCAAACCCTTGCAACTCTTGATTAGGAACAATTACAATTGTTACTAAATCTGGTGCAACGGTAGCCATAATATAAGTACTCAACTCTGAGAAGTAAAATGTATCTCCAAAATCCCAATTATCTAAAGCAAAAAATTGATTAATTGATGAAATAACAGATGCCTTAAGTGCATTAGTATTAACAACTTGATCAGGATTCTTAACTATTTTAAAAGTAGCTTGTAAATCAAGGTCAGCAGTTGCTCCAAATAAAACTTTATATTTTACAGGATGGTAAATGACTTCGTCACTAATTGACTTAATTTTGTTAATTTCTGAACCATAATTATTATACAAGTTATCACTACTTGGCGGCAACGGTTTTGAAGTTAGTGTACCATCTAAATATTCTCTAAACGAATTATCATACTGTTTTGTTAATAGGTACGTATCAATAATATTACTGCTACTAGGATCAATTCTGTTATCATCATCTGCCGCATGAATATATTGAAATTTAAGTCCGCTTCTTCCGACATATGATTTATAGTCAGTTGTTAATGCTAGTGCTCCATCTGTATACTTTTTAAATACGTCTTCTGTAGCTAGATAGAATACTTGTCCAGCAGTATACTGACTTAATGCTCCTATTGAACTTTCATTTTGTTTTGTTAAAATACTTTCTTCTTCAGTACTTACAAAACTATAATCTTCTGTTCCATCAGTAGTAATATATTTCTTTTGAAAAATGTATTTCGTTAATGGATTAGTTGTTTCATTAACTACTTTAATAAATGTTTCTGGATCGTCTACTACTCCGTCTTCATCATCATCATAAAAACTAATTTCAATTTTTTTACTATCAACATATCCATCAGCATCACGGTATGCATCACTAATTTCCCAATCATGGTTACCATTAAATGGCGTAAGTAAATCAGGCTTTAAGTTAATAGATAAGACTGAAATTTTATCTTTAATAATTTGTCCTGTTTTATTGTCGAATACTTTATCGCTACTATCAAAATAGAATCTAATCTCTGCGGCACTTTCAAAAATATACCTTAAAGAACGATATGTAATTGTATACTTTTCACCGTCAGTTTCAAATAGTAATAACCAACTTGCATCTAATTGTTGATTAGTAGTATCTCCTGTTTTACCTGTACTAAAATCTCCTAGAATGCTTAAATTGTTTTCAGAAATTACACGCCATTGTCTTAAATTAATGTCGTAACGTAAACCAAATGTTTTAGTTGCGTAAATTTGATCAATAATTTGTGTTTGTACAGCTGACTCTATTGACTTAGAAAACTTTGGTACAACTTCATTTAATACAGCCGTTGCAGGAATTACATCATTAAGTATAATCGGTCCTGATCCATCAGCATTATCGGCAGTTCCGTCGCCAACAACACTAATAACTTTTACCCACTTATACTCAAGTGCATCAACATGATCAGCGGCACCAGTCATTAGTGTACCATCTTTCATAAAATGATATCCAGCCGGTGCTGTAAATTTTATTAATGTACCTGGTTCAATAAATCTTAAAGCACTACCTGTATAAGTACCTACTTGATATTTTGTTCCATCTGAATCTTCAAAATGTCCAGTTGTTAAATTAGTACCTGTTGTTGTTTGAACCCAAAGAGCTCCTAAATCTGAAACGATTGTTTTAGGAAAATGTGTTAAGTAATAATTTAATAATTGTTTTTCGGCTAATATAGGCTCAATAGTGTTTACTATTGTTCCTTCAATATCAATTTTTGTTACAAACGTAAAATTTTTATATTTGGTTAATGTTTCTTTATATAATACACCATCATTACCAAATAAATTTGTGCTTGAATATTTTCCTGTACTATCTAGTAAATCAAAGTAACGTGAAATACCGCTAGACGCTCTATTAACACTTTTAACTTTAATAATTTCTTGACTAATACCTAATGGTGAAACTTGATAATCTTCTCCAGTAACCATTCTATTTTGCGTATAGTACGTAGCTGGTGCATTTTCACGAATACTTACATTAGTTTCTGAAGTGCTACTATTGTCTACAGTATATTTTAATGCTAGTGTTAAGTTAAGTGTTTCTTGATTTCCAACAGCAGAAGTATAAGGTATTGATACTCCAATAGCTGTCATATCTTCAGGAACAATATTGTACGCTTGATTAATACTTGTTCTATAATAAACTCTAAAATCACCTTTAGGTAAATTTCCAAACGTACCATCTGAAAAAATTAAATTAATTTTATCTTGTGCTTTAGTAAGTACACCATAAACATTTCTAATCTTTTTACGTACACTATTATAAACAATATTATTACCTTCAACTGCATCAACTTTAGTCCACAATTCTGATTCTGCTCCAATTGAATTTAATTTATAAAGCCAAACATCTGTATTATTAACATTAGTGGCGTCAACAGCAATTGATTGATTAGTACTTGGTGCATCAACTGTAAAGCCGCCTTGGTCGATTGTTCCTTGACGGAAATGACAAAAATAACCTGTATTACTACTTCCAGGCCCTCGTCCATCATCTCTATATAAAAATGCTAAACTGTTACCTGGTAACGGTGCTTCTTCAGATATAACTCCATCAGTAACATCTGTTGAAACTATTTGAAACTGTATATTTCTTCCATCTATGTTTTTAGCAAAACTATAAACAGGAACATCAGTATTACTTGATTTATATCTATATTGATGTGTTATTATACCTTCTACAATATCTTTTTTAACTGGTTTTCCAACAATAGAATTAATTGGCAATGCCGCATTAAGAACTTTTTCAAACTGTTCTTTCCAGTCTGGATTAGCCGGGTCATTCCATACAATTGTTTGATTAGCTAAATTAGTACCATTAGAGTCTACTACTTCTTCTGATGTAGAAACAGCATCAAATTTTATTAGTCCATTAGCTGTTTGATTACGCTTTGGATTATATGATAATAGTCGTGCTAAACGTAATACTGAATCTCTGCGTTCAGCTAATTCAAGAAAATTTTCCCTAGAATTAAGATCAATACGGTAAGCAATATTTTGTCCTAAAAATGCAATAAGATCGACTAAAGCTAGATATTCACTAGAGTCAATATAATCATTAAAATCTTCAGGATAATTTTCCCTTATATACGCAATCATCGTACGGCGTAAACTATCGAAGTCATAAGACTTGAAATCTGCGTTTCTAAAACTTTGATATACTCGTTTCCAATCCTCTGAAAGAAGTAATCTATTTTGTCTATTGGTTACTGACATTATCTTTCCCTATTAATTATATTTATTTGATTTCATTAAATGCATACTTAATTATCCACCTAAGATGGTATCGCACCCTCATCAAATTTTAATCTCATTTGCTCCGAAATATTGTACGGTAGATACGTTAATGTACAATCAATTATAATTCCACTTTCATATGAATCAATAAGAATACTCTCTGCTACTACCCGTGGATCTGAATTAACAATATCTGTAACATTAGTTGCAATTGTTTCTTTTAATCCCTCTGTTAAAGGCTCATATATGGCGTCCCAAATAATAGTTCCAAACTCTGGATTTTCTAACTTCTCTCCTTGGCGTATATGGAAATGATTTATAATATCTTGTTTAATTAATTGAATATCATATAGTATATGACTATTGTTAGCAGGGTCAACAGTACTCAACCCTCGATACGCTCTACTCTTAACAGGAGAAGGTGCTTTCTTACCAGTCTCTACTACTATTTGTTTGTATAATTCTCTATTTGAAACGCTCATAATGTATATTTAACCTCTATTTTATCCCTTCCTTCTTAAATGGGTCAGGCGTTGGAGGAACAACCTCAGGTGTAATTACTGTTAGTATATTGTCTCTATCTGTTAACGCGATTTTAAATTTTGTTGGATCTAAATTCTCATGATGCGACCACGGTTCATGCATAGGTGCTCTTTGTCCTATAGTACCTAATAAACTACCTGTTGGCGTACCTGGTAAAATATGCTTACTGAGAGGTGTAACTATCTGTGCGGCCGATGCCGCTGGACCATTCATATGAATTTGTGGAGCAGTTTCTATATGATTACCGCCCGACTTAATATGTGATTGTCCACCCGATGTAATTTTAGTTTCACCATTAGTTTTAGCTTCATAATTTCCTAGCGTAGTAACCCAATGATTTCCACCAACATACATTTTAGTATTTGCCGCTGATTCTATTTGTATTCTACCCTTAATAAGTTTAGGATCTTCAGTACTAAGATAAGATCCACTTGCTTTTATTGATATATTTGCACCAGCTTCCATTGTAATATCTCTATCTGCTGTTAAATTAAAGTCATTTTCAGTATGCACACTCATACTATCTTTTGCATAAATGTCTATTTTTCCGTCTGCTGTTAACTCAACCCAAGCACTACCTTTTGCATTAGCAATATAAATTAAATCTTCTGTATTATGTAATAATACTTGATGGCCTGTTCTAGTTCTTAATCTAACTAATTCATTATGTGGCAATGTTCTATTACCATTAGTTTCATTAAGCATAACATTTGCATATTCTGGTGGAGCCATAGTTGCAGGATTTTTTCTTAAAAGTTTATCATTACCATCATCCATTACAAATGATGATCCACCAAGTCTACTTCTATGCACAAGAGCTTGAGCATCTGTAGTTCCAACTTTACCTTTTGGTGCTCCGACTCTTTTATCTAAAGGTCCTGGAGTACTAATACCAAATACTGTACTAGGAACTTCACGTCTAGCACTAGAAGTTGTTATACCCCTAGTTTCATCTTCTAATAATCCTTGTGTTACTAAACTATCTGTAAATTCTTTTTGATACGGTTTTAAAAATTGTGTTGGGTCTTGCCCTTGTGCGGTTTCTAGTGCTTTATTATATTCAGCTACAGGAAGTTTTTTACCTTTTAACTCTTCTGGTGTGCCATCAGTTGTATACGTAGTTGCCGCGATTCCTGGTGTAGCAAAGTTCATATACTCATCTTGAATACAACCTATCCAAAAACACTCATTAATATTACCTTCTGCAAATATTACTAATACAAGTGTTCCTGGATCAGGTGGAACCATCCACATACCATAACTTTGTTGACTATCTCTATACGTGTCATTTTTTGATGCTGACCAAATTGGTGTTTGTCCTCCAAAGGGTGACAAATATTTTGCGGCAAAAACCTGTCCTGATGCTGAATCTTGATTACCAGTAGCAGTTTGTTTTAATAACTGTACAGTAAGATTCCCCATAAACTTTGAATCAACATGACTGATAACTTTAGCCAAGAACGGCCCATTAGCCGGTGCTTCGGTTTGTTTATCTCTTGTGATTCCTTCTATTCGTTTTGACATTAGCCCACCCGCCTGTTGTCGGCGCCGCCAGCTAAACTGGCATTATTACCAGTGAAACCTCTTCTAGACGGAGGTACAGAATTCCCTGCTAATCCAACCACTCCAGTCTGATTATTTGTATTTTTATGTGGATTAGGATGGACTGGAGTCTCATCAGTTGCATTTGGTTTACCAGTCTGATTATTCATTCTTAGAAGTGTTAATGTTTGTCTAAAACTTCCTTTACTAAAATTAGATGTAACTCTAATTGGCTGATAAAGACCACTAAAGTGTTCTAATCTTTTTCCACCAACTGTTGGAAAAGCCAGGCGGCCGTCTTTATCATAATCAAATGGTGTTCTAAAATTTAAATTAATATAAATGGATTTGTTTTGCCAATGCATCATTCCATGTTCATCAACATATTCTTCGAAATTACCTTTACTGTTATAGTTTCCCATTCCACTATCAGATATAAAATACGGGTCTCCCCATATTTCTAAATTAGCTCTCATTAAATCAACATTATGATTAACAGTAGCTTCATGAAAATCTCTAGCTATCTGGTCTGCTTCGCCGGCAGGAACAGCTCGTATTCCTGATTTAGATATATTAACTAAAGGCATTTCTCTAAGAGACTTCCAACCTGTTTTTATTTTTTCTTCTTCTTTAACTGGTAGGTGAGGGCCGAATACTTGAGTTTTATTTTGATGTTCGCCTTCTGCAATAGATTGTTCTCGTCTAATTAAATTTGCTTCATGTGTTGTAGCAAATTGTCCAGGGTTTTGTCTATCTTTTGTTGTAGCACCATGATCTGCAGATACTTGAGTTATAAATCTATATTCAAAATTTAAATCAAAGTCAATAACATCTTTATTTTCACCTGTGTAAATATACTCATAATTTTTAACAACTCTCTTTTTTATTTCTTTAACACCTTTAGCTGTAGCTGTTGGTGATGTCCAAACTCCAGAATGCTTATGATATGGTACAACTCTAAAAACATATAGCTTCGGAAAACGACCTTTTGTAGCTTCTACTTCATAAACAGGTATATTATATGTTTGTGTTTCAATTTTAAACCATTCCTTAGTGCCGTCTTTACTAGCCGCTTCTCTAAGCTGTCTACCATAGTTACTTTGAATAACTATTTCTTCAATAATATTATTAATTTTAGTATTTTTTGTAAATCTAAAAGCTCGACCATTTTTAGGAATTTGCATATTTCTTAATACATATACTTCTTTCTTTTCATCATATACAAATCCATCAGGTAAATTTTTAGTATTACCACCTTGTAAGAATGAAAATTGAACTTCTGATTTTCCTATCTTATTAATATTAGCATCTTCTTGTAATGAATCTTTAAACGACTCATGTTTTTTGTCTCTTGTTACTGATATACCTAAATTCTTTTTAGTCCAGGCTTCGAAATCCATTTGGTTGGCTTCTAATGCTTTGTTTAATTGTTCTTCGTTTGTACCATTAGGGTTTAGATTATATTGTTTACGTGCTTCTTCTACGGCTTTAATTGTTCCTAAATCTTTTATTGCACCTTCATCGTTACCTTCATCAAATTCATCTTCACTTCCTAGTTTTGTAGGGAATAAAATTACATATTCATCTGCAAACTTAAATTTATTATCAGCATCACGCTTTAATAAAACTTCATTAATTTTAGTTGTTAAACTATTAACACCTGTTTGTAATACTTTAGCTACAGTATCACCTTCTATTTCTATATCACCTGGAATTTGTTGAACAACATCAGAAAGTGCCATGTCATTAAAGGCAACAGCATTTATTTCATATTCTGATCCACCAGCATTTACACGCATTCCTGATTTAAGTAATTTTAAAGGCAAAAAACGTTTTCTATGTTTGCCAACAGGCCCATTGGATGGTCTATAATCAAAATCACCTAATCTAGCTGTTTGGCCGTTTTCAAGATGTCCTACCCAGTCTAGCATTAAAATAAATGGTGCACCAATATAATTTTGATGGCCTGCTCGACGAGCCCCAATTGCAAGAGCTTCTAAAAATTGTCCCATACTATATGGCTCTAGAACTTTAAAACTAAACTTATTAATAGTAGCCATACGTGTACTTGCATTAGGTGTAATAACTGACTCTATCTGTAAATCTTCTATAAAAAATTCAACTCTGTTTTCGTTTTTGATTTCACTAGGTGGACCTTTTGCGGCTCTTTCAAAAGAAGTCATTACTTTTTTCGAACCTAAACTTTGTGAACCACCACCTGATTTAATAATCATTGTTTCAGGTTCGCCATTTTTATAATATGTGTCATTAGGTCTTTCTAATTCTCTATTTGATAATACACCTAATGAAATTACGTAATTAGAACTAACAAAATTTTCTAATACGTTTGGCTGAAGACTAGGTAACTCTTTTTTTATACCTTTTTTAAAATTTCTAATTTCTTGACCAACTTGCTGACCGATAATTTGGACTTCTTTGGTTATTTTTTGACCTTGTTTCGAATCTAAAAAACTTTTTACTGCATCTGAGGCATCTTTTTGGCCGCCGCCTGTAATTTCATTAATAACATTACCAGCACTATTAAGTTTACTTGTAACTTCGCCGGCAACAGAATGTAATTTGTTAGCAACTATATCAGTAGCTTCACTAAATTGGTCGCTTTTAACAAAATCAGTAGCTCTATTACTAAAGTCGTCAAACTGATCAACCAATGCACCACCCGCCTGTGAACTTTCAAAATTAGCTACTAAATTTTCTGCTTCTTGGCTAACTGTTGCACCACCAGTCACTATTGCTTCTTTGGCTTTATCGATCGTAGCGGCCAAACTTGTTTTTTTTAAAGTTTCTGGAAGTATATTGAATAACATATTTTTATCCTAATAGATCTTTTACGGCACTTGCATTTAAAACTAAAATTTCAACTCCTGATTCAAAATCATATATTGGATCTTCAAGTATGTCCATATTACGTTGAGTAAATATCCACCAAAGTTTCGGACTACCATATAAATCGTATGCAAGAAGATCTGGTCTATGATTATATTGAGGATCAATTGTATAAGGTTGATCATCTGGTGATGCGGGAACAGGTCTAATTCTAAAATAACCTAATGTGTCTCCGGTATTAGAATATCCTGTAGTATACCAAGGGCTTGATGATGAATATGCTGGCATTAAATAAATCCTGATTTATTACCAATGTATGCGCCGTTAACAAAGTTCTCAAGACTGAATTTTTCAACTTGCGTTCTGCTGTAAAGCGGTTGACAAGTTATAGCTACCATACTTTGTGACGGTGCCCAACTATGATGTTTTGGATTAGTTTGAGCATCACCATAGAATTGATTTGCCGCGGCTTCTGGTGCTACATTATCTGTTGGATCTCTTTTAACAGAATTAAAATGTGTACCTGAACCAGCATTAACTTCAGTTGCAATATAGTCAACTGAGTCTGGCATATCAATTGTAAACGTAGTTATAACAACTGGTACATGATCAAAAATATAATCTCCATACCCGTCTAAGAAAACTACTGGCGGTGGTGCTCCTTGCGTTTCGGTTGTACCACCATAAAACATTTTTGTTACACTTCTTAAATAATGCAACGCCGCAACCCAATATTGGGCTTCTAATCCATTTTGTACAAAAAAGTCGCCTGTAATAACTAACTGGTCCACTTGTGATTGTGAGTACACTTGGAACGGATAATTACTATGTGTAGGCTGTAATGCATTATAGCTGGCACTATGAGAAATTAATACCGTAGGAGTATACGGAAAAACTAAACCGTTAGTCGCACGTAACGGCTGTAAAATGTGCGAGTCTGTTCTAAAAGGTTCAATATTGGGAATACTTAATTTAACACGCCAATCTTTTTCAGTTGCTTCTGGAAATCGAGCCTGTTCGACACCATTTCTTGCAGGGTTCTTTTCATTTTTAATTATGTTCGGTAATTGGTCTGAAGCATTGGTTCGAATTAACTTACCAACTCCTGCCGCTGGACCATTTTCTAAAAGTGGTGCAAAACCTTGTCTTGCTGAATTGACTATACCACCAACAGTTGACCTAGCATTTGATGCCAATCGATCTATAAAATTTTCGTCTGATGCCGCCATTTGGTTATACTCCTACAAGTATTTAGTTGACTTTATTAAGTACATAGTTTATAATAAGAGCTTACATGGAGAATTTAATGAGAAAGGTGAATTATTTGAACAATCGAGATCTTTTAGCGGAGATCCACAAATCAAAAAACACATTTACAAGTTACACAGAAGATACATTTAACCAATTCGATATAATCTTACCAAGTTTAGATAAGATTAATATACGCACAACCGCTGAAGCAAAGCGGAATAAAGCCAAACGTTTAGGTCAAAAAGACTATGAAGAACGTAAAGCTAACGGTGAAAAAGTAAAACAAGCAGACTGCGAAATTGATTATAAAAAAATAAACAAAACAGACGTTATTTTTAGAATAATGATGTTTGATCATATACCCGACGATAAAGGGCGTAAACGTAAGCCAAAAACTATAGCTGATACTAAAGAAAAGCTAAACTTCCCACCATTTCAACATTATAAGTTTAACGACGAAGGTGAATTAGTATGCGTTGGCAAAAGCCATTGGGTTGGAGGTATGGAAAACGGCTATTATGATAAAGGTTGTGGACAAGCAACTGAAAAACTTGCAATGATGTGGATGAAACTATGTGAGCGATATGCAACTCGAGGCAATGTTAGAGGATATACGTATAATGACGAAATGAAAGGTCAAGCAATTTTACAACTTGCACAAATAGGCTTACAATTTGACGAATCTAAATCAAACAATCCATTTGCATACTATACTGCCGCAGTTACAAACTCATTTGTTAGAATTATTAACATTGAAAAACGCAATCAAAACATTAGGGACGATATTTTAGAAATGAATCATATGAACCCATCATTTACTCGACAAAATCAAGGAGCGTGGGAACGTGAAATGAAAGAACATAATAAAAACTGGAAACCTGCAGAAAAAAAGGTAAAAGAAAAGTAAATGTTTAAAAAGGCCGCCGTCTTTACGGATATACACTTTGGATTAAAATCAAACAGTAAAGTACACAATGACGACTGTGAAGAATTTATAGATTGGTATATTGACCAAGCTAAAAAGCATAATTGTGAAACCGGTATCTTTATGGGTGACTGGCATCACAATAGAAACAGTCTAAATATTACTACCATGGACGCTACTTTACGAAGTTTGGAAAAACTTGGTAAAGCATTTAAAAACTTTTACTTCTTTCCTGGCAATCATGACCTATATTATAAAGACAAACGTGATATTCATTCTGTAGAGTTTGGAAAACACATTCCTGGCATTACTATTATCAACAAAATTACAACAAAAGGTGATACTACTTTAATACCTTGGCTTGTGGGCGACGAATGGAAACAGATTCCGAAGATTAAAAGCAAATATGTATTTGGTCACTTTGAACTTCCAACGTTTTATATGAACGCTATGGTACAAATGCCTGACACAGGTGAGCTCCAACCTGATCATTTTAAAAATCAAGAGTATGTGTTCTCTGGACACTTCCATAAAAGACAAGTTAAAGGCTGTATTAATTATATAGGTAATGCATTACCTCATAACTATGCTGATGCTTGGGACGATGAACGCGGTATGATGATATTAGAGCACGGCGGCGCTCCTGAATATCTTAACTGGTGGAATTGTCCCAAGTATCGTACAGTTAAATTATCACGCTTATTAGATGAAAAAGATACATTACTTAAACCAAAGATGTATTTGCGAGTTACATTAGACTTACCTATATCATATGAAGAAGCAAGTTTCATTAAAGAAACATTTATTAATGAATATGAGTGTAGAGAGATTACACTTATACCAAATAATAAAGACGAAGAGATTAATACTGACATTGATATTACAAAATTCGAAAGTGTTGACCAAATTGTTGCTAAAGAAATTCAAGCTATTGAGTCTGATAATTATGATAAGACAAAACTACTTGACATTTATAACAAGTTAGGAGAAGATCGTGATTAAAATACAAGACCTAACTGTTAAAAACTTCATGAGTGTGGGTAATACTACACAAGCAATTAACTTTAATAGAGATCAGTTAACACTTGTACTTGGTGAAAACTTAGATCAAGGTGGTGATGATGCTGGATCACGTAATGGTACTGGTAAAACAACAATAATCAATGCGTTAAGTTATGCATTGTATGGAATGGCTCTTACAAACATTAGACGTGACAATTTAGTAAACAAAACTAACAACAAAGGTATGTTAGTTACTTTAAGTTTTGAAAAAAATGGAGAAAGATACCACATTGAAAGGGGCAGAAAGCCTAATTTACTAAAATTTTCTATTAATAATGAAGATCAGGAAATAACTGACGAAAGTCAAGGCGATTCTCGTAAAACACAACAAGATATTAATACATTACTAGGTATGAGCCATGATATGTTTAAGCATATACTCGCTTTAAACACATATACACTACCGTTCTTAGCAATGAAGAACAACGATCAACGTGCTATTATAGAACAACTATTAGGTATTACTATACTATCTGAAAAAGCAGACTTGTTACGTGAGCAAATACGTATTAATAGAGATAAAACTACTCACGAGAATGCAAGACTAACTGCGGTTCAAGATAGTAATGAAAAGATTAAAGAAAATATTGAGAAACTACAAAGTAGACGTAAGGCTTGGATAGCACAAAATAAAGAGACTTGTGTTAAACTGCAAAAAGGAATTCGTGAACTAGAACAATTAGATATTGACAGTGAATTAGAAGATCACGAAAGACTATCTGAATGGACTGATCTTAATAAGCATCATAAGAACCTTACAAAAGAATTAGCAACTGTTGAACGTGCATTAGAACAAGCAGATAAAAACGTACAAAAGGTAGGTGCTGATCTTGATAACCTCGAACACGCAATATGTTATGCTTGTGGTCAAGAATTACATACCGATAAACTTGAAGAAATGAAAAACTCAATTCAAGCAGACTATGGTGATGCACATACATATATGATTGAAATTGCTGAGAAGCAAGAAAAAGTACAAAAGAAATTAGAAAGCATTGGTGATATAAGTAGAAAGCCTAATACATTTTATGAAACAGCTAAAGAAGCCTATGAACATAGAGGTAATGTTGAAAACTTGAAAAAGGTATTAACTGAAAAAGAAGAAGAAACTGATCCTTACCAAGAACAAATTGATGATTTAAAACATACAGCATTACAAGAAGTTAATTGGGACACTATTAATGCGTTAAACTCTGAAAAAGAACACCAAGAATTTTTATATAAACTATTAACTAATAAAGATAGTTTCATAAGAAAGAAAATTATTGATCAAAATCTTAACTATTTAAATAATAGACTTACTTTCTATCTTGATAGAGTTGGCTTACCACACTCTGTTAAATTCTTAAATGACTTAAATGTGGAAATTACACAACTTGGTCAAGACTTAGACTTTGATAACTTATCAAGAGGTGAACGTAATAGATTAATCCTAGGATTAAGTTTTTCATTTAGAGATGTTTGGGAAAGTTTATATCAACACGTTAACTTATTGTTTGTTGATGAGCTAATAGATAGTGGTATGGATACAGCTGGTGTTGAATCAGCATTAAGCATTCTAAAGAAAATGGGTAGAGAGCGTAATAAAAACATCTATCTTATTTCACATAAAGATGAATTGATGGGTAGAGTAACTAACGTATTAAAAGTTATTAAAGAAAACGGTTTCACTTCTTATGATAATGATGTAGAGATTATGCAATGACAGATGATACACACGATTTACTAACAAAAGCATACCTAGAATACTTTAAGGCTAACGAAAACTTTGAAAAACGTAAAAGCGAAAGTACAAAACGTGCCGCTAGGCGATGGTTAAGTGAAATAAGACGCTTATGCTCTGCACGTAGAGTAGAAATCATGGACGCACATACTGACTTCCACCAGAAACGGAAGGCTGAATTATAATCTTAGTTAAGTATCTACATGGAGTGGACTTACCTAGGAAAAATCATTAAAGAATTACCGAAGGATTGTGTTGGATTTGTGTACCTTATTACAAATACAACCAACAAACGCAAATACGTCGGTAAAAAACTAGCTAGATTCAGAAAGACTAGGCCACCACTCAAGGGTAGGATAAACAAAAGAAGAAGTACAGTAGAAAGTGACTGGAGAGACTATTGGGGGTCCAGTGACTGGTTGCTAGAAGATGTTGAAAAGCTAGGAAAAAACAAATTCACAAGAGAAATACTACATTACTGTCCAAGTAAAGGCGTAACAAGTTATCTAGAGGCAAGAGAACAGTTTGAACGCAGAGTTCTAGAGACTGACGAATACTATAACGGTATTATTAATGTACGAGTAGGCGGATCTAAGGTTCTTAAAGAAGCTCTTAAAGGCAAATAATAAAATATAGCAACATTGTTTGGTCGGGATAGCTCGACCCACCTTGAAGGTGTACATTATGACACTTAGACTCTGGTGCGTTGCAAGGCTAGACTAACTTTAGGTCTAAAAGATGCTGGCTCTGAGTAAAAAGCAACCAGCACGGTAGAAAATCCCGCTTGATAGGGATTAATACTGTCCGTAACTATGCGAAGGCTGAAGTAGGAGGATGTCGGGTTACCGCCTCCGTGCATTATGCAATCTTCTTTATCAAGATGGTACGCTCATCTCACATGATGGCTATTAAATGCTTCGTCCGGGTACGGGCGAAGTATGGCTCAACTATCTACATGATGCAAAAGTGCTAAAGCACTTAATCAAACAGTTGAAAGAATAATGTGTTAGAGCGATAGCGAAAACACAGATCAACGCAGTTGATCTTAATGCAGTTCCGGATCACGTCCGTAACGAAAGGCTTCTTTATCATATACTACAACTTCTTCTATAGTATATTGTGACTCAGGATTAGCTTCAACTAATTGTCCCATTACTTCAAACGCTTCCGCTTCACTAGAACAATCCATTAACTCTTGTTTCTGAGTAACCTTCTCTATAACCCTATATACAGTTCGAGGCATAAGATTATTTAATGGTGTATGTCTAAGGATTATAGCTAAATATAATTGAACAGGGAGTGTAACTATGAAAGTACATCAAATTATAAGCGAATCAGACGTTAACGAAGCTCCTGGTGGTGGTATTATTGGTAATTTAGCCAAGAAGGCTGGGGCAAAAATAGCTGGCGCTGTCGGCATGAAAGGTACCCAAGCTGGATTACAAGGCAAATTAGACGCCAACTCAAGAGCTAAAGAACTATACCAGGCATTCAGAGCATATATGGGTCAAACAGGTGGCGATCCTAAAAAGCCTACAGCAGATCAACTGAAAGACTTTATGGCTACACAAAAAATGCCAACAGGTAGATTGAATAACTTGTCTGGCGTTTTAGGTAAGAAACAAGTAGACGATATATTACAAGGTGCGGCACAAGATACTTTTAAAGGTGCGGCTGGCCAAGCGGCAGTAGGTGCAGAACCAGAACCAGAGCAACCTTTAGGACAAAAATTTGGAGCACAAGCAGGTGCACCTGAAACACCTAGAGCAAGTGGCGGACCAGGAGTAACACCAACAGCAGGTGCTGGCGCTAAAGCAGGCGGAGGTAAAATTCCACCTAAACTACAAAAACAAATTGATGCGTTAAACCCGCAACAAAAACAAGAACTAGTTAAGTTGCTATAGGATAAGCAAAATGAAACTGCAAGAAGTCTTTGCCTACAATTTAAAAACCCAACACATATTAACTGAAGGTTGGGATACACTTACAGAAAGCCAACGTATCTATCTTGGCAAAGCTGAACGTGAGCTATGGCCATTAATGGAACAGCTTACAAAAGTGTTTGAAGCAGAACTTACAACAGATCAAATCCAAACAATATTCAAAGGCGCTGAAGACCATGCAATGGCTTCAGGTTCAAATAAAACTGCATTAGGTAAAGCAGGCCAGGTAGCAAAACTTCCTGTCGATGTCATGAAAGCCGTTAACGCAAAAATTAACGAGCTTGGTAAGATGGCACAAAATACTGGTCCTGTTAAAAACATGGATGCAAAGTTTGAAGAGCTAAAAAAGAAAATTGGAACCAGTGATGGAAAAATTGTTCAAGGTGTTAAAGCAGTTAGCGACTGGGCAAAAGAAAATCCCGGCAAGGCAAGTTTAGCAGTAGCTATACTTACAGCCGCGGCGGCGTTTGCTGGAGGACCAGTTGGCGGTGCGGCAGTAGGTTTCTTATTACGTTCAAGTAAAGATTTATTACAAGGTGAAAAACTTTCGACAGCGGCAGGTAAAGCGGCTAAAACAGCGGCAGTTGGTGCTCTTGCAGGTATGGCATTTAATGCCATTGGCGATGCTGTTGTTGATAATATTGAAGCAAATGGAATGGCGGCAATTGATGCAACGGCCAAATCACTTGAAAATGCCAACGTCGTTGATGCTGTAGCAGATGTAACAGCTGAATACGGTGATGTAGTTAATACACTAAATGATGGTTACACTCAACTATCAATGTCAGGAAGTATTAATAATTATTTTTACGACTTCAATGTTATTATGACAGGTGATGAAATTCAACAGTATCAAACATTATCAGATGCAGTATCGGCCGCAAAAGATGCCAGCGGTAGTTTTTCTGAACAGGCACTTGGTGCAACTGCAAAATTACATGACTTCTTAGGAACAGTTCAAGCAAGTGATAGTCAAGATACAATGAGAGCGGCAATAGACGCTCTAAGACACGCAAAAGAAACTGGATTAACTAGTGTTCAATTAGAAGAGCTAGTTGGACAAGTAGATAATTTAGAAGCATTCGTTGATAGTGCCACAGAAAAGATACCTGGTGCGGCCGCAGTAATTCAAGGTGCAACACAACAAGCAAACGATTTTGAGAAAGAAGCTATTAAGGCTAAACCACCTAAAAAAGAACCAGAACAAATGGAACTTCCTTTAGAAGAACCAGCAGAAGCAATTGATTATAAAGATTACTTACGTGATAAATTAGCAGAGGTTGGTCCTGATAACTTATGGATGGATGATCCTAAGTATGCAGATCCTAGTAAGCAAAAAGGTGCACAACAAGAATTACCATTAGATAATCCTAACACACTAGCCGCTAAAGCAAAAAGAGGCTTAGGTAATGTTGCAAGTAAAGTTGGCTCAGCCGCCAAAGGCGCGGCAACATCGGCAGGTAAAGCCGTGGCAGGAGCCGCTTCAAGTGCCGCTTCTGGTGTTAAACAAGGTATGAAAGATGTAGGAAATAAAGTTACAGCTAACAAACTTACTAAAGATTGGAAAAAAATGGGCTCACCAACAGATACAGGATCTGTTGTTAATGTATTAGCTAATGCAGGATTAAGTAATGATGATATAGCGGCAATTGGAACAGGTGCTAAAGTTGATTTACCAGTAACAAAGACAACTACTGATGCAGAACCAGAAGCAGGTGCAGAACCAGAAGCAGGTGCAGAACCAACAGCAACACCAGGTGAAGAACCAACAGAAAAACAACCAGGTGCTGATGCTGAAGAAACACCTGGTGCAAAGGCTTCACAACAAACAGCAAACAAACTTGAAAAAGGAACTAAAGCAGATGGTCCCGACGGAGATCCTTACACTTGGAAAGGTGGACAATGGGTTAATGATAAAACTGGTAGAGTAGCAAAAAGAGATGTAGGAAAACAATTAACTTCTAATGCTACGGAGCCAGAAGATGCAGAAGCAGTTCCATCAGATACTCCAGGAGCAGAACCAGGTGCAGAACCAACAGCAACACCAACAACACCGACAGCAACACCAACAGCTAAACCAACAGCAACACCAACAACACCAACAGCAACACCAACAGCAGGCACAGATAAAACTGTAAGCAATCTAGCAAACGCAATTACAAAAGCAGGTGTTGGTGGAGAAGTTAAATCACAATTACAAGGTGGTGGAGCAGGTACAGGTGGTGGAGCAGGTGGTGAAGCAAATTTACCACAACTAGCGTCTGATCTTTCTGACGCCGGTGTACAACATATAGCACGTGATCAATTAGTAAAACAGCAGACCGCTGATTACATGAATTAAAAGAAATCTCTTCCAGTCTTTTTAGTAGTTTCCATATTTTCTTTGATAACTTTAGACATACATTCACGGTCTTCATGAGACGTTGCCCACATTTCATCTAGCGTAACACCTCCACGCATATACCAACACATCTGGCTTAAATGAAATTTAAAGTTTTTTACCTCGTTATCAATGTCTGCAACAAGTCTTAGGATTTCCTCAAGAGGTAGTGCTGAAATCCTTAACCGAAAAAAGCTGATTGATCAAAGACTATTGGAACTGAATAAGTCTCTGGAGCTCCTCGTCCTATCTCTTCCTCTGTGGATTGTACCTTGATTGGTTCAAGTTGAAACTGTTTACGTTGTTCTGAAACATGATCAGTAATTGCTGTATAAAAATTCTTATCAGCTTTATCAATAAACTCATCAATATGATTTCTATCACTAACAACGTTATCACCAGCTTGGATTGATACTATACAATTTTTTACAATATCAAGAGTAATTGCTGTTAATTTAGAAAACGACTCATTAAACCGCTCTAGTTTTTGATCATCACTTAACTCAGAATTATTAATTGTCTGATATATACGTTGTTCTTCAAACGTCTTCATCGCAGTTCGTGTAAACTCACGATAATTTTGAGGACGTATTGTTATTTTTACATCTTCGTGTTCTACTAAACTTTTGTAATCTGCTTGACCAAACTTGTCAAGAATCATTCTTAAGTCTACGTCGAATCTTTTTTCGTCTTTAGTTACTGGTTGCTCAGATTTAATTTCTAATTTTTCTCCATACGTTGCCATTCTAATAGCAACTAATACAGAATCTAAATCAATAGTAGGTAATTGCCATGGATCTTTAATTCCCGGGCAACAACTTTTAATAACATCAACAGTTGATTGTCCATTTAACAATGCATCTGGTGTTTTAAATGTTACTTCATCTCTAGCTGTCATAGGATATACTGCAAGTTCGCCTGTTGCGTTTAAATCAATATCTCCTTCTGGATACCAATTTCCGTGGCTAGGTAATTCTACATATAATTTAGGTTGCCTAAAGTATTTTTCTAAGGGATTAGGCGTCTTTACCTTTCCAGGATTAACATTAGGAGTTATTTGCCCCATAGGAATGTTTCCCGGCGCTTTTTGATCTACCATGTTTTTCTCCGGATAAATATATTAAAGTTCATACAAATATTTATGATGAACTATTAACTTGGGTTTTAATTATGGTAGAAGTCGTATATCGTGGAGCAGGAATGGATGGTGTTACTAGTAATGCCGCCTCTGAAGCTACCCTTTTAAAATTACTCCAAAACTTTAGTAAAGGTGGTGGAGACTCTGGAAAACTCCAAAAATTGCATGATGCGGCTACTACAGCCGACACTAAAGCTACCAAAAAAGGCACTAAGGCCACAGAAGAAGATACATCAAAGACAAAAGAACATTCTTTAGCAGTAAGAGCCGCGGCAGGAGTTATAAAAGAATTAGCGGCAGGTCTAAGTTCATTGGGTTCTATGATGTGGAATGCAATAGGTAATGTAGTCGAAAAAATAGCTGACATGGGTATGGAACTAGTTGCAGGTGGAACTAGATTAAGCGATTTCTCATCACACTTATCAGGATTAGCTAAAACAATTCCATTAGTTGGAGGTTTACTCGGTGGTGCCCTGGATATGCTCATGGGTATCGTCGATAAAAATGTTGATGTTTTTAGAAGTATGGCTGATTCAGGTATAACTTTAGGTACTTCAATGTTTGATGTTTATAGCTCAGCCGCTAAAGCAGGTATGAACATAGATTTATACTCAGGATTACTTACAGAACACTCGCAAAAACTTACACTAGCATTTGGTAGTGCGGCAGGCGGTGCAAAAATGTATACTGAGGTATTAAAAGAAATAAAACCACTTGCTAAAGACTTTACTGCTTTAGGTATTACACTTGAAGAGTATGGTGATATGACTGCTGACTTTATTGAACTACAAAGAATTCAAGGTAGACTTGATAGAATGGATTCAAGAGATCTTGCTAAAGGTACAGCAAACTATATTCAAGAATTAGATCGATTAGCAAAAGTTACAGGTATGACAAGGAAGCAAGCCGCTGAAGCGTTGCAGGCTGGTACAGCGGATCCAAGATTACAAGCATTTTATTCAACATTAGATGAAGAATCCGCACTTAGAATTAAATCTACATTAGCTCAGCTTAATGCGGCTAATAAAGATATTGGTAGTGCAGTTACAGATATTATAGCAACAGGTGGTGTACCAGTTACTGATTTTGGTAAGTCATTAATGATGATAACAAACGGTGAAGTTGCCGACTGGGCGTTGGCGTTAAAAACTGGTAAGATGACCCAGGATGAATTTAATGCGAAGATTAATGGTGCGGCGGAAAAAGCTGATGAATATGTTAAGAAAAATGCACACCTTATTGGTACAATGGGTGCATTGAATGATCCTATTTTACAAGCGGCACTTGAACTACAAAAATTAAAAGGATACGGTGAAGGAGCCAACCAAGCTCTATGGGAACAACAAGAAGCATTAAGAAAACGTAAAGAAACAAACGAAGCGGCCTTATTAGATTTTGAACGTGCTATCGAAAATGTTAGATCTCAAATTATGAATAAGCTAGTTGACACAGGTGTATTTGAAAAACTTGGTGATGCTATTGGATACCTTACTGATTGGATAGAAGGTTCCGGATTTGATCTAGCATTGATAGATATGGGAATATGGTTAGATACCTTAATAGAAGATTTTAAAACTTTAAGTATCTCTGAAATGCTTGACAAATATTTATGGCAACCATTAAAGACTGCAATATTTGGCGGAGGGCCAGAGAAAACAGAAGCAGACTTGGCAAAATCTAGAGATGCTCGTCTGGCGGCAGTACAGGCAGAATGGGACGCCTTATCAGCCAATGAACAAGATAGTGCCGCGAATATACAGAAATTTTCAGAGATGCGTAACCAAATTGAAGCTGACTTTCAAACTTCTGTGGCTGAAGTTCAAGCCGCGGCAAAAAATGACGGAGAAAGTAATAAAGGTTTACTTGGAGAAATGTTTAGCGGAATTTTAGATTATCTACCAAGTATGGAAACATTAGGTTGGGGATTAGGACTTGTTACTGCCGCTGTTATTGCCATGGGCGTTGCCGGTGTTGCGGCTTCACCAGGATTATTATTAATTGGTGCGGCATTTTTAAGTATTGGCGCGGCTGGTGCCGGTGTAGGTTATATGGTAGAAAAAATTGCCGAAGCTGTTACATCATTACGAGAAGACATAGAATTATTTTCTGACATGAATACAGAAAAATTATCAGAAGTTGGTAATGCAATGACTCCTCTTACTGATAGCATACTAACCCTTGCTAAAGCTGGGTTTGTTGCTAATTTTATAAACGATGGTTCATTTAAAAAACTAGCAGACGGCATTAAAGAATTTGAAGGTATTAAAGCCAATGAAATAGCAAATATTGGACCAGCAATGGTAGCCTTGCAAAAAGGTATGGCCGCATTTACAGGTGACGGCGTAATGGAATCAGTAGGAAAAGTATTTTCAAGTTGGATAAGTGGTAAAGGCGATAGTGGCGGCCAAATGAAAGAAATGGCTGATAATCTAAAAGTTTTTGGAGACATTGATGCTAACGGACTTGTTGCTGTTGGTGGTGCAATGGAAGGTATAGCTAATTTTATTGAAGTAATGGATGATACTAATATTAAAAACGTAGCCGAAGCTGTTGATGAATTAACAGCCGCTATGGTAAGGTATAGTGAACAAGGTAATAAGCTAACAGCTGATATGCAGGGTAGTTTTACTACAGCCGTTACAGCAATTGGAGGAGCCAGCAAGGGCTCGTCAGAACAACTAGTCATGGTAAATAATACATTAACTCAATTGCTAGATGCTACAGTTTCAGGAAACAGAACAAGAGTAGCTACAAAAGAAGCAGTTGAAGATAACGTAGGTTAAAAAAATAATGAGTTGGAAACGATATTTTACACCAGCAACAGTAAAAGTAGGAGGCGAAGGGGCATATAGTCCTTTAGCAGGTCCTGGTAATACTGGATTGGGTCCAGCACAAGCAAACTATAGTTCTTATCTTCCAGATGTATATGTTGGCTCTCCAAATCGTATTGAACGATATGGACAATATAATACTATGGATATGGACTCTGAAGTAAATGCCGCTTTAGATATTCTTGCAGAATTTTGTACGCAAAAAAATAGACAAAACAATACTCCATTTCAAATGGACTTTAAACAAAAAGCAACTAACTCAGAAATTACAGTACTCCAACAATACTTACAACAATGGACTAAATTAGAAAATTTTGAAACACGAATGTTTAGAATCATTCGTAACGTTTTCAAATATGGCGATGCATTTTTTATTAGAGATCCTGAAACTAAAAAATGGTTTCATGTTGATCCTGCAAAAGTGGCACGTATAATTGTAAACGAATCAGAAGGTAAACATCCTGAACAATATGTTATTAGAGATGTAAACTTAAACTTTAGAGAAATGGTTGCTACAACTCCATACCAAACAACAGGTAATGTTACTGGTGGTGGTGATGGATACTTACAAGGTGGAGTACGTGGTATGGTTGGTGCTCCTAATCAACAAATGAGTGGAGGCAGGTTTCAAAAAGATGTAAAAGAAACTACAATCAATGCTGAAAATGTTGTACACCTTAGTTTATCAGAAGGATTAGATAATAACTTTCCATTTGGTAATTCATTACTAGAAAGTATTTTTAAAGTTTACAAACAAAAAGAATTACTAGAAGACGCAATTATAATTTATAGAGTACAAAGAGCTCCAGAACGTAGAGTATTTTACGTTGATGTGGGTAATATGCCGAGCCACTTGGCTATGCAATTTGTTGAAAGAGTTAAGACTGACATCCACCAAAGAAGGATTCCAAGCCAGACGGGAGGAGGTCAGAACGTTATTGATAGTGCGTATAATCCATTATCAATCAATGAAGATTATTTCTTTCCACAGACTGCAGAAGGTAGAGGGTCTAAAGTTGAGACACTACCGGGTGGCACCAACTTGGGTGAGATAGATGACTTAAAATATTTCACTAATAAACTTGTACGTGGTTTACGTATTCCAAGTTCATACTTACCAACAGGTCCAGATGATGGACAAAGCAACTACCAAGACGGTAGAGTTGGTACAGCATATATTCAAGAGTTACGTTTTAATAATTATTGTGAACGTTTACAAAATTTAATTACAGAAAATTTTAATCAAGAATTCAAACGTTATCTTTTAGAAAAAGGTGTTAACATTGATACAGCTATGTTTGACCTTAAAATGCAACCACCACAAAACTTTGCAAGTTATAGACAAAGTGAACTTGACAATGCTCGTGTACCAACGTATACACAAATGAGTGCTATTCCTTATATTTCAAATAGATTTGCATTAAAACGTTTCTTAGGAATGACAGAAGAAGAACTTGCTGAAAACGAACGTTTATGGAAAGAAGAAAACGACGAACAACTAACACCAATACCAACTGACGCGGCAGGTGAAATGAGAACTGCTGGAATTAGTGGTGCAGGTATAGGCGCTGACATGGGCGGTATGGAAGATGAAGATCTTGAAGCTGATGTACCTCCAGTAGATGGCGGAGCGGCACCCCCACCAGATACAGCAACAGGAGGAGCACCAGGCGGTGGAGCACCAGGCGGTGGCACACCCCCTCCCGCATAAATACTAATATGACAACGCTACGAGAAATATTTTACTTCGATAAAGAAACTTTAGAACCCGTGGATAATAAAGAATATGATCCTGTTGATGATGAGTCTATTGTTCAACGAGACGACACTCGTAAAACACGATTAACTCTGCGTCAAATTAATAAAACTCGTAAAGCGGCAGAACTACACAAAGAAGAGCAGGAAAAAGAGTTGCACTTCGTACGCCAAATGTACGGATTAGCGGCTAACGCCGAAGAAGCAGTTTAACACAATGTCCAGATCCGGTCTGGCATTTGTTATTGGAAACGGCAAAAGTCGAAAACCCATTAATCTCCATAAATTAAAACCACTCGGTACAATATACGGCTGTAATGCTTTATATAGAGAGTTTGACCCTGACTATCTAGTAGCTGTTGATACTAAAATGGTTACTGAAATTAATCATGTTGGATGGCAACTTACTCATGAAGTATGGACAAATCCTAATAGAGCATATAAAGATTATAATAAGTTTAATTACTTTGACCCTAGTTTAGGTTGGAGTACTGGCCCTACAGCATTAAATTTAGCTAGTCAAGAAGATCATAATAATCAGGATATCTATATTTTAGGTTTTGATTACGAAGGTACTGAAGGTAAAGTTAACAATTTATATGCAGATACAAAAAATTATAAACCTTCTTCTGCTTCAGCAACATATCACGGTAACTGGGCACGACAAACAGGTATCGTAATCCAAAAAAATCCTCATAAGAGATATATAAGAGTAGCAAGTGAAAATTCTTTCTTGCCAGACAATTTAAAGGTTTGGGGTAACTTAAACCATATGACCGTTGAGAAATTTATAGATCATTTCAAGATTCTATAATCTTAATGTAAAACGGCTCATTTTCGGCCGATAACCACGTAGTTTTCTTCAAAAACAGTAAATACTATACGACAGCCTTACACTATCTAAACAACAGGAGGAGAATCCAATGGCCGACAAGAACAAATTTGAGCAAATGTTAGAAAAGCTCATTGCAGAAGACCGTGCTGGTGCGGAAGAACTATTTCACGAAATAGTTGTCGAAAAATCCAGAAACATTTATGAAAAACTTTTAGACGATGATACGCCGGAAGTCGAAGTAGACGAAGCGAAATCGGATGAAAAAGAAGCTAAAGAAGACGAAAAAGTCGACGAAAAATCAGACGAAAAAGCTGATGAAGGCGACAAAGAAGTCGACGAAAAAGCTGACGAAAAAGCTGACGAAGATGAAAAAGAAGTTAAAGAAGAACTTGTTGACATCACGCCAGTAGAAGAGGTTCCTACAGAAGCACCTGATATGGGCGGAGACCCAGCAGATGCTATGATCGGTGATATTGAAACCGGTGATGAAGTAGGTGATGAAGAAGGCGACGATGCGGGCGACGATGAAGATCTTGAAGACCGTGTAGTTGACTTGGAAGATGCACTAGACGACCTTAAAGCTGAATTTGATGCCATGATGGGCGACAATGACGGCGACGGCGACGATGCTGGCGACGATGCAGAAATTCCTGCAGACGACGAAGGCGGAGACGACGATGGCGACGACGATGCAGAGGAAGAGGCAGTTGATGCTCCTTCCGATCTTGAAGCAGAACAGCCTAGATTTGAAGGGAAAGAAGCGAAAGCAGAAGCTCCTAAAGATCAGACTGAGCTAATGAGAGAGTATGTAACTAAAGTAACAGCTGGACACGGCGCTGAAACAAAAGGTGCTGGTGAAACAGGTGGTACTAATACAAAGTCTACAGTAGCAAGTAAAAATGACATGGGTGGCGAAGCTAAAAATATCGCAACTGGTGGCGAAGGTGGTGGTTCAAATTCTGGACTAACTAGCAACGACGCTAAAGAAGATTCAGCTGGTAACGTAAATGTTCCAGGTGGAAAAGCTTCTAAGTCATTAAAATCTGATTCAAAAGGCCACGGTACCGAGAAAAAGGGAAAAGGCGAAGAAGGCGGAACGAATACTGATTCAGTAATCGGTTCGTAATGATAAGGAACAAAGTGTTGCTCAATTTACGTGAGAACTTGACATTCGACCAGGCTAAAATGGTCATAGAGACTACCGAGAACGACAAAGGCGGCAAAGACCTTTATCTTAAAGGAATTTGCATTCAAGGTGGGGTGAAAAACGCTAATCAACGAGTTTACCCTGTTACTGAGATTGGTAGGGCTGTCAACACACTCAACGACCAAATAACTGGTGGATATTCAGTTCTAGGCGAAGTTGATCATCCTGAGGGACTTAACATTAACTTAGACCGTGTAAGCCATATGATCACAGAAATGTGGATGGATGGACCAAACGGTTACGGGAAACTTAAAGTATTACCTACGCCGATGGGACAACTAGTTTCGACAATGCTGGAAAGCGGAGTCAAACTAGGCGTTTCATCACGTGGTAGCGGAAACGTCACAGAAGACGGATCCGGACAAGTAAGTGACTATGAAATCATAACGGTGGATGTAGTTGCTCAACCCAGTGCTCCAGGGGCATACCCAACCCCAATATACGAGCATTTATTAAATACTCGTGGGGGGTATAAGGCTATGAACTTGGCACGTGAGCTAGAAGGCGACACAAAGGCGCAAGGATATTTAAAGAATTCCTTGATTAATATAATCAAGGGGCTCCAGTAATAAGGAGAATATAATGTTGGACGCACTGAAATCACTCTTTGAAAACAATGTAATTTCTGAAGAGATCAGAGCTGAAATTCAAGAAGCATGGGACAAGAAAATTTCGGAAACGAAATTAGAAGTCACTGCTGAACTTCGAGAGGAGTTCGCTTCTAAATATGAACACGACAAAGCACAAATGGTTGAAGCAATCGACTCTATGGTTAGCGATAAATTAGCGGAAGAAATTTCCGAATTTACTGATGATCGTAAACAATTAGCAGAAGCAAGAGCAAAATATGTTGTTGCTATGCGTGAAAACGCAGGATTGTTAAAACAGTTTGTATTAGAATCGTTGAAAAAAGAAGTAACTGAATTACACGAAGACCAAAAAGTTATGTCAGATAAGTTTGGCAAACTTGAGGAATTTGTTGTAGAAGCTTTGGCAAAAGAAATTGCAGAGTTCCACGAAGATAAGAAAGACTTGGCTGAAACTAAGGTAAAACTTGTACGTGAAGCTAAGAAACATCTTAACAAAGTTAAATCAACATTTGTTGAGAAGAGTGCTAAATTGGTATCCGATGTTGTTGGAAAAGGTCTTACAAAAGAAATTAGCCAACTTAAAGAAGATATCGACTCAGCACGTAAAAATGACTTTGGTCGCAAAATCTTCGAAACATTTGCAAACGAATACAATAACAGTTATTTGAATGAAAAATCAGAAACTGCTAAACTAATGAAAGTTGTTGATCTTAAAGATAAGCAATTTGCAGAAGTTAAAGCATCTGATGACGCAAAAGCAAAAGTTATCGCAGAGAAAGATGCAGAGATCACTAAGATCAATGATGCGACTAAGAGAAAAGACGTCATTGCTGAACTAACTGCTCCATTGAGCAAAGATCAGCGTGAGATTATGAATGACTTACTGGAAAGTGTACAAACTGATAAATTGTCAAAACAATTTAACAAGTACATACCGGCAGTATTAGACGGGAAGACTCCAGAGAAGAAAAAGGCGACATTAACGGAACAAGAGGCAAAAGCAATTACAGGCAATAAAGAAGAATCTAACGTTAGTAGTGTAAGCTCCGAAGCGACAAGTAATATTGTTGATATTCGTAGACTTGCAGGATTGAATTAAGGAGAAAACAATGTCAGAACTACTAGAAAATCGCTGGCAGGATACCAAAACCGCTCTTTTAGAAGGCCTTCAAGGCAACAAAAAAGCAGTAATGGCAAGTACTCTTGAAAACACACGCAAGTGGTTGAATGAGACTGCAGGAGCAGGCGCTACGTCTGCCGGTAATGTTGCAACTCTTAACAGAGTTATCCTACCAGTAATACGACGTGTTATGCCAACCGTTATCGCCAACGAATTAGTTGGGGTACAGCCTATGACAGGTCCAGTGGGTCAAATCCACACATTAAGAGTTCGTTATGCATCAGCATCTGATGGTAATGAAGTCGGTGAAGAAGCACTTTCACCATTTAAGATTGCCGCGGCTTATTCAGGTAACGCCGCTGATGCAACTCCAGCCGGTGCCGCTACAGCGGGACTAGAAGGATTGCCTGGAAACAAATTAAGTATCCAGATCTTAAAGCAAACAGTCGAAGCAAAAACCAGAAAGCTATCAGCTCGCTGGACTTTTGAAGCGGCTCAAGATGCTCAAGCACAGCAAGGAATTGACATCGAAGCAGAAATTATGGCGGCATTAGCCCAAGAAATTACTGCTGAAATTGATCAAGAAGTTCTTGCTTCTTTACGTGCATTAGCAGGTGCGGCTCAGTTGACTTATAGTCAAACTGGCGTATCAGGTACTGCAACATTCGTCGGTGACGAACACGCGGCTTTGGCTGTAATGGTCAACCGTGTTGCAAATACTATTGCTCAACGCACACGTCGTGGCGCAGGTAACTGGGCTGTGGTTTCACCACACGCACTAACTGTACTACAATCAGCAACAACTTCAGCGTTCGCAAGAACAACTGAAGGCACTTTTGAAGCTCCAACAAATACTAAATTTGTAGGAACACTAAATGGTGCAATGAAAGTATATGTTGATTCATATGCGGCTGATACAGGCGTTGCGGCAAGTGATGTGCTTGTTGGTTACAAAGGTACTTCAGAGTCAGATGCACCAGCATTTTACTGCCCATACATCCCATTGATGTCAAGCGGTGTTGTGTTGGATCCAGCATCTTTCGAACCAGTAGTAAGTTTCATGTCAAGATACGGTTATGTTGAGTTAAACAACACAGCATCATCTCTTGGTAATGCGGCTGACTACTTAGGAAGAGTAGCTGTAACAAACGTAACATTCTCTTAATTTTAAGAGATTTTACAAAGCGATTAGGAAGGGGCGGCTTAGGTCGCCCTTTCTTTTCTATTTTGGATAAATTTATCCACAGAAAATTAAAAAAAAGACTTGACTTTATCATATAAGATGTTATTATACATATAATACTTAGACGGTAGCTCTGTTTAAGTAGGAATTGTGCAAGGAAGAGCTTCTTACCAGAGGGGCGAACTTGACTGTACAGGGGTGGTACCCAGGGTGGGTAGCTGAAAGGCGCTTATCCAAATCGACTTACCAGTCGGGTGCAGGTTTTCCGCAACAATAGATAGGTATCTGTGAGGCGGGATTGTAGGTGTAACCAAGTCCTACCTTTTCCACTATAAATTTAATGAGTCGAGCCCAGAATGGCTATTAAACGCTGTTCTGGGCTTTCTCTTGATAAATATACGAGTAATAAGGACGCGATTTTGCGTTTTATGGGGACATAACCCCGTAGACTTAGAACGTTTAAAAGGAGAAAACAAATGGGAAGACCAATAAACAAAAGGTATTTCGCAGATTTAGTTGCTGGACCAACAGCAGGTGATAGTGAAATTAAAGTAAATTTTCATAACGGAACGGCAGTAAAAGAAGGACACATTGTTAGGCAAAAAGGATCTAAAAGATTCATCGTTGCTGAAACTGGTACTCCTGATGTTGAAGTTACGTGTACATTAAAAACTGGCATCTTACCAGCGGCTTTATCAGCTGGTGAAATGACAATTTCTGTAAAAGGTAGCGATGCAGAAACTTATGGAGTATCAAAAATTACAGGACGTAAGGTAGTACTAGCGGCACCAAGTGCTTCTGGATCTAACGCCCTTGATGGTGATGCTGTAGAATGGGTATTAACAGGCGCAGGAACACCAGCGGCTGGCATCGGACGTATGGAAGAAGCAGGCGACGACGATACTGCCGCAGGCACTGATGACGACGACTTTACAGATGATGCATAATAACTAGTTTTTAGGATTGAATTAACTAGTAATGGAAGCCCGGACCTCGGTTCGGGCTTTCTCTTTTCTGATAAATACTAACATAAGCAGGAGTAAAAAATGGGAAGACCAGTTAACAGTAGACATTTTGGAGAAGGAAACGGAAAACTCCAGGTAACACGCCATTTTTTTACCGACAAAGGATCAGAAGCTTCTAATAAGGCTTGGATTGTATCGCAACGTTCTGGAAATAAATTTAGAGTGTCAGATGGTACATATACAGAGATTTTATTATTAGTAAATAAAGCGGCTGGAACATTAGTTGCTGGAGAGATGTCAATTGATGGTGTCCTAGATGATTCGACAGTTGTACAAGTTACTAAAATTTTTAATAACAACTGTCAATATGAAGGTACTACAAGAGGAAAAATGATAATCGGCGGCAGTGATGCAGGTGGTGAAGATGACGGAATCACAAACACCGTAACAGTAGATGGGCAATAACAACTATGTCAAAACACATTAATACAAGCGGAAATTACACAATTAAAGTAGTCGACGACGGAGTTATAACTCTTGACACAGGCAATAATATAGGTCAAGTTAGAGTTACAGGTGATCTTGTTATTACGGGTACGACAACAAATGTTAGTTCAACTGATTTAAACATTAAAGATAATATTATTGTTCTTAACTCAGATGAAACAGGAGCAGGTGTTACAAAAAACAGCGAAGCAGGAATTAGAATTGAACGCGGTAGTTTAGCAGATGTACAATTTCTTTTTAATGAAAATATTTCTTGGAATGATCCAGTTTCTCAAACAACAAAGACAGGTGCTTTTGTTTTAAAAGATGAAAGCGGAAATAACATTGGATTAGAAGTAAGAGCTATTAGTACAGGCGGCGGTGACCTAAATTTAATTAATTCTGGTACAGGTGTAATTGATGTTAGTGGTACTAACAATTATGAAACTCAAGTTGTAGACGATGATCATATACCTAACCTTAAAAAAGTTGTTGAGGTAGTTGACGATAAAACAGCTAACTTAGAAGTTAGTAGAATACTAGATAATAATACTGTAGTTAGAGTTATCGATACAGTAGATGTAGAAAGAGCAGAAGTAGATATTAACGGAACTATAACTTCTACATTTTATAATAACAGAACAGAATTTCACGATTTAAGAATTTATAATAGTACAATTGAAACAACAATTAGTTCAGCTGATTTAACATTATCAGCACCAGGAACAGGATCAGTTGTTATTGATGACCAATTACATATTAAAGCAACACCAAGTCCAGATGATGCTACAGTAGATCCAGCGGCACCAACAGAAGGTTTAAAGCTATATGTTAAGGATCCGGGAGCAGGCAAAACTGGACTATTTTATGTAAATAGTAATAACGTTAGAGACGAAATTTTAAGCAAAAACAGATCATTACTTTTAAGTATGATCTTTTAAGGATAGGAAAAAATGGCACTAGCACAATCACTTTTATCAGGAACTGACGCAGTAATTGTAGAAGTTCCAGCAGGAAAATCATATGCTGTTACAACTATTATGGTGACTAATATAGCAGGATATAATAGTGCTGGAACAAATGATTCATCATTTGATCTACACTTTATAAAAGATACAGAAGCAAAAGCTGATAAAAACAAGGTAGTGATGGAACTACCAGTTCCAGGCGGCGAAACATTTACATTTGATTCTGAAAAGATTATTTTAGAAGCTGGAGATAAAGTTGTAGCAGTTTCTAATTCTCCACACAATTTAGCTCTAACTCTTAGTTACTTGGATGTGTAATGCGTTATCTTAGACAACAGTCCACACTTAATCGTGGTATTTACGGCAATAAAGATATCCGTAGAGATATTAACGGACAAATTGTATTAGATAGCACAGACATGATGATGGTACCAAAAGGTACAGACGCACAAAGATTAACAACTGCGGCAAACGGACATTTTCGTTATAATATTGATTCAAATGTTTTTGAATCTTTTCAAGATGGTTCATGGGCACCTGTTAGACGGTTTGAACCAGCAAGTATTGTTCAACAAGCATTAGGAAACGGCGATGATGTTGAAACAAAATTTGGCCCATTAGTTAACGGCGATACTTATAATCCAAGTCCAGCCGCGGCACAAAATATTATAGTTCTTATTGAAAACGTATTTCAACTAGCAACTACAAACTATGTACTAGAACAAAACCCACCAACATACGCCGCAGGTTGGTACGTAGTATTTGGTACACCAGTTCCAACTGGTAAACCAGTAACAGTTATACATAACTTTGACAAGTAGGAGAAGTTAATGGCCGCAAATGGTATTTCAACACTAGCAAATAAAAAACTTAGACAAGAGGCTAAATTAGCCTTAGCAAAAACAAACCGAGCGGCAAGCGGAAGACGTGATACTCTTAACTTGTCTCAATTACCTACTGTATATAAAGCAGATAATACACTTACCAACAATGCAAACTCAGGTGGACTTGTAACAGGCAGACCCTGGACTTAATAACTTCCGATAAATACAAGTAGAGGGAAGTTATATGGCACAAGTTGCAAGAATCTCAGGTCCGCTACTAGCGGCAAATCTAAAAAGAACTCAAGCTAATTTAGCCTTCGATAATGATCTATTATATGTAGGTCATTTAACAGGTAAAATTGGTATTAGAACAGCTTCCCCTAATGCAGAATTAAACCTTGTAGGACAACATCGTGCTAACGATTACTATGCTGATAGACTTACTAGTGGAAATATAAAAATTGACACAACAGGTATTACGTCTATTACTGGTGATATTATTTTAGATTCCCAAGACGGAATTATTCACGCAGACGAATTAGGTACTGACAACTTAACATTTAATGATAATTATATTGGAAGTAAAAATAATTCTAATATTGTACTAGATCCTAACGGAACAGGTATTGTTAATTTTCCTACTACAAAAATTCAAGGTAACGTTGATGCAACTGGAAATATAACTATTCCAGGAAACATATCTGTTGGCGGTACAATTAATTTAGGTGACGAACCAACAGATACTATTGATTTTGACTTCCTTGATTTTACACAAGATTTAGTTCCAAATACTACAGCAGGATTGCATAGTTTAGGAAGTACAACTAATGTATGGAATAATATAAACACAGCTAAAGCAGTTATAGGTGACATTGAAATAGACAATGATTACATAACAACTTCAACACTTAATAATAACTTAATAATTAGAGCTAACGGTACTGGAAGCATTATTATAGATGACATAACACTTAATGGACATAATATTATATCTGTTGGTGATTTACAAATTACACCAGGTGGTGAAAGTATTTCATTAAATTCTACAAGGGCACTAAAAGTACCAGATGGTACAGAAGCACAAAGAACCAACTTAAATCGCGATGTTAGGTACAATACAACTACTAATTTCTTTGAATTATTTTCAACTGCATATACGCCATTAAGAGGTATATGGAGTGAAAATAGACAAACTTATGTACTAGCAAATGCTGGTAATGATTTTAGCTTTGTTACTGGTGGTGCTACAAATACAACACTATCTAGTGATTCACTCGTAACTAATAAACTGATATCACAAAATACTGTAGAGATAGATGGAAATACTATTTCTTCTGCAACAACAAATGCTGATTTTAATTTAACTGCAACTGGAACTGTTAATATAGCTAACTTTGAGTTTGATACAAATACTATTCACAACTCAATACAATCAGCATTTCAAATTTCTAAAACAGGTAATACTGGATACGTTCATTTTGATACACACTATGGAATTGTTATTCCTGCAGGATCAACTGCACAACGTCCAGCAGGTATTATAGGACAAACACGTTATAACACTGGCTTGGCTTATATGGAAACTTTCGACGGTTCTGACTGGGCCAACATCGCAGGTATTGGCGGTGGTATTACTGAACAGTACATGGAAGAACTAGTTAATATATACACCATTGCACTCGCATAATTTCCAAAAACGATAAATACTATTGTCATAGTACAAGACCAATAAAAGGAGAGAAACCTTTTATGTACTATGGGACATACTGTGGTTAACCGGCAATGATATCTAGGTTAGAGGGACAGGATCCCCGTATTAGGAGAGCAAAGTGGCTGTAGGTCGTATATCAGGTCCGCTACTGAAGGCAAACCTCATCAGGAACGGTGTGGATTTAGCTTTTGAGACGGATTTACTTTATCTGGATGTTAATAACAGCAGAATCGGTATCAAAACCGCAACTCCTCAATACGTACTAGACGTCAACGGAACTACAAGATCAACTGATTTAGTTACAACAGGAACAGCATTTATCGGAGATGTAAGAATTTCTGGTAATACAATTCATACTGTTGGTAACGTATTAAACCTCACAACTGTCGGCACAGACAAAGTTGTTGCATTAAAAACTTTCGAAATAGATGATTTAAGATTTGATACTAACGTAATTTCTACGACTGTATCAAATGCAAATATTGACATTATACCTAACGGAACAGGTGAAGTTGATATTCAAGCAAATACTAATATTACTGGTAATTTAGACGTTACAGGAAATGTTACAGCAGATGGTGATATTACTGTAGGTGGAAATGTACAACTAGGTGATGAAGCTACTGATACTATTAATATTGTAGCTGGAATTACTAGTGATATTAAACCGGCAGAAACAGCAAAATACAATTTAGGAACTGCTGGAAAACGTTGGAATAATTTACATACTGCTAGTGCATATATTGATGATATTAAAATCGACGCTGGAGTTGTTGAAAATACAGTTTCAAACGCAAACCTAGAATTACGTACTAATGGTTCGGGTGCTATTATTATTGATGATTTTATTATAAAAAGTAATCAAATACAAACAGCATCTAGTGATATTACAATGACTCCAGGTAGTGGAATTGTTGATATTAACTCTACAGGAAGTGTTAGAATTCCTTCTGGAACAACAGCTCAAAGACCTTCTGTACCAGCAGTAGGTATGATACGTTATAACACAACTACAGGTAGGTTTGAAGGATATGACGGTAACTGGATTGTATTAACAGGTGTATTTGATTTAGATGCTGATACGTATATTACAGCAGAATTAACACCAGGTGCTAATGATGATACTATTAGATTTTATTCAGCAGGCAGTGAAATTGCAAGTATTACAGCAACTGAATTTAATGTATCAAAACTTAAAATAGATGACATTCAAATTGATGGTAATACTATTAGTACAACTACTTTAAACACAGATTTAAACTTGCTACCAAACGGTACAGGTGGAGTTAATATTGACAATATTAAGATCAGTGGAAGTGAAATAAATAACACAGTAAGCGGTGCGGCTACTAGATTTACTAGTACAGGCACTGGTTATGTAGAAATTGTAGGAACTGACGGAGTAGTACTTCCTGTAGGAACTTCGATACAAAGGCATCCAAGTCCTCCATTAGGAATGACACGTTGGAACACTACAGATGGTAGGTTAGAGATTTATAATGGTACAAGTTGGGAATCAGTTGCAGGAACATCTGGTTCTGTATCAACAACAGATGCTGAAAATATAGCATTAGAAATTGTATTAAGTTTAGGATAATATAGATGGCAACATTTTTTAAAAATAAAGTAGTAAAAAACGTAGGAACGCAACCGGTTGAAATTTTCAATGTACCGACTGCGTCTAAATGTACAGGAATTGGTTTAAGTATTGCTAATCTATTAGATGGAAATACACGAGTTAGTATTACAATTAAAGATGATACTAGTGTTACAGGATATTATGTTAAAGATGTTATGATTGCCCCGAATGCAAGTTTGCGAGCAATTAATGGCGGTGAAAAATTAATTATGCCGGGAGATAATATTTTATATGTTCAGGCAGACCAAGATGACGCAGTTGACGTTATCTTTAGTTTTGTGGAGATTGTATAATGAGTTTTAGTTACGTAGGTTCAGAACCTTTATCAAGACAAACAGGTGAACGTTATTTTTATGCTATGCGTAGAGATGATGATGGACAATTGTTTATATCTAAAATTGATGTAGCATCTCCAACAGACAATATACAAGTTAATAAACCAGGCGGAACCAGCGATAACTTTCCTGATTTCCAAGATGGTGCTGACTTCTTTGAGGGACGAAATCCAAACCATGTTTTAGTTTATGAAAATTTAAACTTTGAACAAATGCGTTGGGATGATAAAAATATTTACTATTTTGTAAATGCTGAAGGTGAATTTGTTTTAAGAATTAATACACCATACACTTATGCAACAGGAACTTCAGATGAATTTAAGGGCGAAGAGTTTATAACAGGATACTAAGATGGCTGAATTTAATATTGCAAGAATAAGATATACATGGAGAGACTATTGGACTGGCTCTACGGTTTATGTCAAGGATGATGTAATTCGTGTAGGCGGTAATACTTATCTTTGTATGATCGGTCATACTTCCGACTCCGCAGATTTTACAACAGATTTAACTTATTCTCCAAAAGCTAGATGGTTACTACACACCGAAGGTTATACATGGCGTGGTGATTGGTTAGCAAGTACAAGATATGTAAGAAATGATTTATTAAAGTATGGATCAGTAATTTATAGAGTTTTAACTGAACACGTTTCAGGCGCAACTAGTATTAGTGGTGACGAAGCTAAACTTATTGCATATTATAAAACACCAAACTGGCGTAACGAATGGCAACCATTAACAAGTTATACAATTGATGATGTTATTCGTTATGGTGGTTATGTTTATCAATGTATAGAAGAACATACTTCTTCAACTACACTCGGTGGTTTAGAAACAGATCAAACAAAATGGAAAATTAAATGGCGTGGAGACGCTTGGGAAAAAGATTGGACAATTTCTACAAGATATAGAAAAGACGATGTTATTCGTTACGGTGGTATTGTTTATCGTTGTGTAATAGGACACTCGTCTGCAGGAACATACATTTTAGGTTTAGAAGAAGATCAAGCAAAGTGGGAAAAAGTAATTGATGGTGTTGACTACAAAGGAACATGGCAGAGCTCCGACGATTCAAGTGGTACACGTTATAAAGTAGGAGATATTGTAAAATATGGTCCAACACTATGGCGTTGTAAAGGCGAACACACATCGACAAATGCATTTCTTGAAGCAAATTTTGATATATGGATGCCTGGATTAGGCTACGAAGCATTATGGGATAGTACTGTTACATACCAACCAGGTGATATAGTTAGCTACGGCGGATATACTTATACCGCAATGAAAATTAATAGTAGTTCACCTCCAAGTGTTACAGGTGTGTTTTATGACGGAGAAAGTTTACAAGGATTATACGATTGGGAATTATTAACTACCGGTTGGAATATGAAGACAGAGTGGGATATCACTCTTGCCTATAGAACAGGTGATATTGTTAGACGGCGTGGTTGGATTTATATTGCAGTTAGAGATAATACTGGAATAGAACCTGATTCATTAGATCCAGAACATCGTTCTTATTATGATCCAGGAGAAAGTACTGATCCGAATAGCGTAATAATGTATTGGCAATTAGTATTAACTGGAGATTCTTATAGAGGTGAATGGATCGGAACAACAGGAACAGTTTATTGTTTAGGTGATATTGTTGTACATAAAAGTACTGCATGGGTTTGTAAACAAAGACACGAAAGTGATGATTCAACACTTGTTACACCTGACTTAGATGTAACAAATAGTTATTGGGAAAAACATATTGCAGGATTTGATACTAACGTTCTACAATATAAAGGTGACTTAAGAACTCATGATGGTACAGATACAGTTAGACTACCAATTAGTACTCCAGGAGCAACATTAAAAACTGTTGATGTTGGTGGTGTTAATGAAGCTAGTTGGGAAATGTTTGGTGAAGTAGGAAAAACATATTACGTTTCCACATCAGGCAAAGATAGTGTAGGAAGTGGATTAAGTCTTAGTGCTCCATTTAAAACAATTAAGTATGCTTGTCAATTTATTTTTGCTGACGAGCCAAACAGAGCACCAGGTACAATTTATATTTCTACAGGACAATACGACGAAATTCTACCTATTCAAGTTCCAAAAGGTATAACACTTCATGGTGATGGTAGACGTTCTGTACAAGTTAGACCAGCGGCAGGTTATGAAGGTTCTGATATGTTTTGGCTTAGAGATGCAACAGGTATTAGAGGTTTAACAATGCAAGGTAAAACTGGAACGTTAACCGCAAATGATGTTTATGGAACGCAAAGACCACAAGGCGGATCATACATAGCATTTGATCCTGGTGCAGGGCCGACTGATGAAACAGTATGGATTAAAGAACGATCACCTTATGTAAAAAATATAAGTTCATTTGGTGCTGGAGTTACTGGATTAAGACTAGATGGTTCATTACATAACGGCGGAATGAAAACAGTTCTTGCTAACGATATGACAAACTTTCTTGATGATGGTATTAGTGTATGGCTTTCAGCAGATGCTAGAGCAGAGCTTGTTTCAGTCTTTACATATTATTGCCACATAGGTTACTTATGTACGGATGGTGGAAAAATTAGAGGTACTAATGGAAACTGTTCATACGGAAAATATGGAGCAGTAGCTATTGGAGTACTTGCAACTGAAACACCTATAACTTCAAAAGCACACAATCAATATTATCAAGCAACTGCTCCTGAAGTTTACAATAATGCAGATAATATTTTTGCTATAGGATATACACATACAGGACAAGATTATATTAATGCACAACACAATATAACTGGCTCAGGATTAGATGTTGCTGTTGATAACACATATACCGATGTAAGAAATGGTAGTATTAGTGAAATTAGATTATTAGATCCAGGTGATTCAAGTTTACCTGGTGGTAGAGGACATACAAGTGGAATAAGAAATTCTGCACAAAGTGGTACAACTATTTCAATTACTATTGCTCAATCAGATATTAATACTGCGGCAGAATATGCCGGAAGAGCTTTCTTAACATTTGATACTATTTCGGCGGCTGATCCAAGTAGACCAGAAGGAACATATAATATTGTTCCAGCAACCACAAACGGTCGTGGATATATTCCACAACAAGCATTTCAAATTGTTGTTGATGGTGGTGGTGGAATAAGTTCAATTACACCATTAGACGGAAGTCACAGTCACAGAGTTGGAGATACAATTACAGTTTCTAATGTTAACCTTGGTAATGTTGGCGGCGTACCTAATGTAACGTTTAGAGTTGCAACTGTAACTGAAGGACAAAGAATTTATTTAGAACAAGGTAAAGGTAGAGGACAATACGCTATTGTAGATGAGTATTATCCTGGAACAAAACTTATTAACGTAATTAGAGAAAGTGATGGAAAACGTGGTTGGGATCATATTGTTCCAGGTTGGACAATAGCAACTGTATTAGACGGAACAACAACTTATAGAATTGAACCAAGAGTTAAAGTTGCTAGTCCTGGGTATTCAGTTACTGAACTTAATACTGGACTAACTGCACCAACGTTTAAATGTACATCTGGACACGGAAGTACTTTAGTAGCGTTTCCTAGTACTAGTGAAAATGCAGTTTATTCAAACTTAACAGGTTCTAGTTGGAGTACAGCGACAACTGATGGTAGTTGGATTACTCCAAATTGTGTATTAAAATGTAAAGGTAAATTAAAATATTATATCTCTTTAGGTAATGGTGCAAAAGTAAACTTGTCAACGGCAGGAACAGCATGGGCATCAGCACCATATACTATAACATCAGCAAACTATATTGATATTTGTGAAGGACCACACAATTCTACAAGTCATACAGTGATTGCAATTGCAGATGATTCTGCAACAGTACAAAAAACTACAACAGATGGAACAACTTGGACAGGTATAGCTACTGGCGGTGCTGTAGGATTTAAATGGATTGCTTACGGTAATGGTAAGTGGATGATAGTTAGAGCTAATGGTACTTGTATGCAAAGTGTTGATAACGGAGCAACTTGGGTAGCAGGAAATAATGTTTGTCCATCAACGTATGACGTTACAGGGTTTACTTGGGGTAACAATAAATTTGTAGCCGCTTGTATGCCAAATGGAACATTTTCAGTAGGTGGAGATTTAGATCCTTCAACTACAATGATTAGTGATGGAACATCAACTACAAGTGCAACGTTTGGATTATCATCAACGTTCTTCTTTAGCTTTACAGATTTTTCAACTGGCGCAACTAGTTCAGTATGGTATGAATCAGAAACTCCATCAACTTCATTAACTACTACAGCGTGGTATATTGATTACCAAGACGGAGTATTTCTTGCTGTGAGAGATGGCGGAGATATAGTAACTGGTGAAGGTGGTCATGTATGGGAAGAGCAAACTGATTTACCAAGTGATACATATCATACAAACGTTAGAGGTTATACAACAGAGTCTGGCCCAGGCTGGGGATTAGTTAGTACTTCAGCAGGACCAAACTATCAGAATATAAGATTTGGTGCTGTAGCAAAAATGAGAGCAAATATTGATACAGGTAGAATTGACAAATTCTTAATAACAGAACCCGGCAGTGGATATATTAAAGATACACCTCCAACTGTATATGTTTATGATACACAAAAAACAGAAGACGTAACAATAGATGTAAGAGTTAATAACGGATGTCTAGCACAACCTTCCTTTAAAAATAGAGGTGGTGGTTATACGAAATTTAATGCTGTTACAATTACTGGAGACGGCTTTGCTGATCAGTTCCAAACTGGTTTACATTTTATTGTTAAAGATTTAACTTTATTACCAGGACCAGGTGACAACTTAACATTTGCAAGTATTAATGATGTAATTTATAAAGTTGGTTCTGTAGAAACATTAAGTGGAGTTGCACCAAATATTGTTGCAAAAATTTCTCTTGCACCAACTATGGGAATTCAAGAATCACCAGTAAATGAAGAAGATATGATTATTAGACAAAATTATAGTCAGGTTAGATTAACTGGACACGATTTCTTAGATGTTGGTACTGGTACAACTACTACTTCAAATTATCCTGATTTATATAAAGAAGGATATTCATCAGTTTACCCACCAGAACAGCAAAATGAAACTATGGAATTTAGTGGAGGACGGGTATTTTATACATCAACTGACCAAGACGGTAACTTTAGAGTTGGTGAACTATTTAAAGTTGAACAAAGCACGGGTATTGTAACAATTAATGCTTCACAGTTTGACTTACAAGGATTATCAGAATTACGTTTAGGTGCTATTATTGTAGGTGGTACACAAGCAGTTATTAGAGAATTTTCAAAAGAAATAACATTTGTTGCAAATTCAAATAACATTGTACCAACACAAAGAGCAGTTGCATCTTACATAACAAGTAGAATTAGCGGAGGTGGTTCAAATGTAGCCGCTAACGCCGTTTTAGCAGGTACTATTAAATTGCATAATCTAAATCAAATTGGGAATACGGCTGGATTAGCTATTGATATTCCAGTACTTATGAAATTTACAGGTGGCATAAGCGGAGTTCCATTAGCACAGGCATTTTTTGCTAATGGTATATCAGCAGGTATGTTAGCTAACCAAGAACTATATGAAGACCCCGAAGGATATTACGATGCGATTGCTAACGAGGGTATTGGAAATTAAATATGAAACCAATGATAAATACTAACAATATGCATTTAGGAAGAACAAATGGCTGAATTTAAACTAGGTAGAATAAGATTTGTATGGAAGGGTGCTTGGGTTACAGGTACTGTTTACTATAAAGACGACATCGTTCGTAGCGGTGGACGTACATATATTTGTATATCAGGGCACACATCTTCAGCTCAATTTTATACAGACGCATCAACTAAATGGCAGAAATTTTCAGATGGTACTGAATGGCAAAATGATTGGGTATCAGGCCAAGTTTACAAAGTTAATGACATTGTAAAATACGGCGGATATCTTTATATTTGTAACACAGGACATACATCAGAAACACCAGCAGGAAAATTAGAAACAGATCAAGCAAAATGGGATCTTTTTGCTGAAGGCTTTGACTGGAAAAATTTATGGACACTTAATACTGTTTATAAAATTAACGACATTGTTAAGTATGGTGGCGGACTTTACTTATGTACAGCACCACATACATCAGCATCAACAAACACTACAGATATAGACGGTTTAGATGCTGACATTGACAAATGGGATATTTTTGCAAAAGGTCAAGAATGGAAAACTGACTGGGCAATTAATACAAAATATAAAAAATACGATGAAGTAAAATACGGCGGACAGCTTTATATTTGTAATGAACATCACATTTCCGGGGCAACACTAGCAGAAGGTTTAGAAGCAGACCAAACTAAATGGGATTACTTACATAAAGGTATAGAATATAAATCAGTTCACGCAGGAACAACAAGATATAAAGTTAATGATGTTGTTAAGTATGGTGGCAGTCTTTGGATTTGTAATGATTGGCACACATCAACAACGAACTTGGCCGCTGATATAACAGCAACTGGTAGTATAACAACTGTTGATACAATTAGTGTAGCAGACGTATTAAGAATAGAAGGAACTTATAATGATGTAACAGGAACATCAGCTGGTTCAGGTGACATGGCAACAACAAGATTTAATGTTGCTGTTGACTCTGTAGGCGCTTGTACAGTTACAATAGTTCATGGCGGTACTGGACACTCAGCAACTGATGTAATTTCGATTCCTAATACACAAATTGGTGGATCGGGTGCAACATTAACATTTAATGCCGCAACAGTTCAAGCAGTTACACAATGGTATACATTTGTTCCAGGTTTAGAATTCGAAGACAGTTGGTCTTCAGCAACAAATTATCAACCAGGCGACTTTGTAACCTACGGTGGTTACTCTTACATTTCAAAAACAAATAATAGTAACGTAGTTCCGTTTGGTAATGCAAGTGACTGGGATTTATTTACAACAGGATTTAGTTTACAAGGCGACTATAATAACGCTACAGCTTATAAAGTTGGTGACGTTATTAGACTTGGTGGCTTTACGTATCTTGCTAAAGCAAATACAACAGGTAACAGACCACCTAACTTAACTTACTGGGAACAACTTAACGAAGGAATTAATTGGCGCGATGCTTGGGCTAATGGAACAGACTATGATAAAGGTGATGCTGTAAGAGGTATTGCAGGAACTAACTCATATCTATGTATATTAGAGCATACAGCTGATCAAGTTACTTTACAAAATAGACCAGATCAAGATGTATCAGGCACTAACTGGAAATTATTATCAGGTGGTGTTGAATCAGGAAACTTAACTACTGCTGGTGATTTAGTTTACTACGGTGGATCAGGTCCTGTAAGATTACCAATTGGTACTCCAGGACAAGTATTAAAAGTTAATGCGGCAGGTGATGCTCCGGAATGGGCATACTTTGGTGCAGTTGATCATGTTTATTATGTTGCTCCAGGTGGCGAAGAAGGTCCAGCACCATTAAGCGGTACAACACTAGATAAACCTTGGCATTCAGTTAGATATGGTTTAAACGAAATTAGAAAAGGTCCAAGAAATCCAGAAGGTACAAGTTTATTAAAACGCAATAAAGCATTTATTAGTGAAGAAGCTGGTATACAATATGTTGCTTGGAAAATAGCAAACAACTCAGCACCTTTTAGTACAGGTTATACACATGACGCGGCAAAATGTAGACGTGACATGGGACAAATTATTGATGCATTTATTTGGGATCTTACACATGGTGGTAATGTTCGTACTGTAGAAAGTGCTAAATCATTCTTTTCAAGTGCAGGTACAAGTTATATTACAGGACAAACAACACAAACAGTTGATGTAATTAATTACATGGTATCAATAATTGATACCACTCTTAGAAACTTGGCTCCGGCAATAAATTATCAAACAACAAATGGTATTGCAGGTGGATTACAAGTTATACAAAAAATTGATGGAACACAAAATACTGAAGCAGGATATTATGCAAGAGTTCAAGCACTAGCAAAAATAATTACTGACGCAATTACGGCAGGATCAACTGTAAATGTTCCTGCGGCACAACACGCCTATGATACGCTGTTTGTAAAAACAGGAATATACAAAGAAGTTTTACCAATGATTGTTCCAGAAGGTTGTGCAGTTATTGGTGATGAATTACGTTCGACAGAAATTAATGCTTTAAAGGCAGTTGATGCGATAACTACTCCGACACACATAAAATTATCAATGTATGGTATAGCTCATATTAAAACTATCATTGATAATATTATTCTTAATACTTCAATTACAAAAACACCAGCAGGTGCCCATATGACAATGGATACCTTTAGTGGTGCAGATGCTAGTAGAACATTAGGAACATACACAGGTGTAACAGGAACATCAGGTGGATCAGGTACAGTAGGAACATTTAATATTGTAGTTGGTGCCGGTGGTGCTGTTACAAGTGTTACAGTTGCTACAGGTGGATCAGGTAATTTAGTTAACGACACAATTACAATCACAGATGCTAACTTAGGTGGCGGTGGCGGCGCAAACTTTACAATGGATGTTGCAACTATTGCCGCAGGTAATACTAAAACACAAGACACAGCATTACCAGTAGGTTCAGCGGCGGCAGGAACACAAGCTCAAGCATTACTCCAAAATATGTACGATACAATTAATTGGAAAGTATTTGGAATTGGGGTTGCTCCAGAAACAACAGGTAAGAGTGGTAGAGATACAACTCAAGGTTATGTTGATGCAAGATTAAGAATACTTGAAAACTTAGATTATATTGCTGAAGAAGTTGTTGAATACTTAAAAGCAAATCATACTTTAGATTATTCAGCAACTATTAATACAGCAGGCGAAGAACAATGTTTAAATGATATGAAACATAATCTTGATGCACTTATGTATGACTTAGAAAACTACGGAAACTATAGATCAAATCTATATGCAAGATGGACAGCTAACTCACACTTAGGTTGTATTACTGAAGATATGTATTATTGTCAAAACGCAACAGGAATACGTAACCAAACATTAAGAGGTTTAAGCGGACATTTTCCTAGAGCTAAAATTACAACAGATAATACGCATGGTAGAAAGAAAGGCGACTTTATTACAATAGCCAGTCTTAATGTAAATTGTAGTTATGGATCTAAAGTTTATCCAGTTACAAGTACTCTTACAGCGTTTATAGTTGCTTCGGCTCCAGATGCCACAACTATAACAGTTAATCTCGGAACAAGCTCAATTGCACACACTTACGTTAGTGGTGGAACTGTAGTTGATGTAGGTTCATCAACAAATCATGCAATTTCAAACTTTGTATATAATGAAGGTACAGGAATTGCTACAATTACTTGTGCTACTCATACATTAAGTGCCACTGATGCTATTAAACTGTATGACATAGTAATATCATGTGATTCAGGAACTAAAGTTTATCCACAAATGCCATACTCAGGAATCTTTCCTGTAACAAGCGTAGAAGATGGAAACAGTTTAACATTCTTCCTACCACCAAGTGACATAGTTCATAATTATGTAAATGGTGGAACAATTGATAAAACTGGAGTTGCTAATTCAGGTGGCTCAACAGATATTACTAACTTTACTTACGATAATACTACTGGATATTCAACAGTTACATCAGCAGTACACGGATTAGCTGAAGGTGACTTTGTAAAACTTTCAAGCATAACAGTTTCTTGTAACTACGGTGGATCAACAACAAATAAAGTTTATCCAGATCCAAGTAATTCAACAGGAATATTTAAAGTGTATCGCGTTATTGATGCTAACACTTATGCTTTTGGAATGGACAAGTCAGCGTTTGTACACACTTATATTAGTGGCGGAGTAAGTCAAAAGGTTACAATTACTGCAACAGAAAGTAAAACTGTAAGCGACTTTACATATGATACTAACGGAATTACAAACACTTATGGAACTAAACGTCCATCAGCAGGTGCTTGTGTATCACTAGATCCAGGTTGGGGACCAAATGACTCTGAAGCATGGATTCATTTAAAATCTCCATACATTCAAAACGTTACTACAATTGGTGACAAATGTGTTGGATTAAAAATTGATGGTGATTTACACGCAGGTGGTTATGATTCTTTTGTTGCAAACGACTTTACGCAAATTATGAATCATGGTATTTCTATATGGTGTACTAACTTAGGTAGAGTAGAACTTGTTTCGGTCTTTACATATTATGGACACGTTGGTTACCTTGCAGAAAATGGCGGAAAGA